GGCGGAGCTAAGATGATGAAATTGGGTGGTAAATGCAGAGGAGGTTGCTACTAATATGAAATCAGGTAGACCCAAAAAGGCTCCAAAGGTGCCCAATCCCAGGCCTAATTCTAATTATATGAAGGAAGCTGACACAAAGCTTCGTTTAAAGAGTAAGATGTGGCCTATGAAGGTGAAACGCCTATCAAAATAGTTGTTGTTTTATAGTTGTTTGTTTAATAAGAAAGCCCCTTTTCAGGGGCTTTTCTCATTTCTTGATGATAAGAAGCTTACCACCGTGCTCTTGATAGAAGTTGGAGAACTCATGTCCTTCCTCTTCTAATATCCTTTGTATCTCGCGTATAGTTTCTGTAGCATGCATAAACACAGCATGCATGTCTTCCACAATATAATAGCCATTTGGCTTTAGATGTTTGTAAAACTCTCTGAAGGTGGTGATTACATGTTCTCCATAATGAGAACCATCATCTATAATAATATCCCAATCAGACCCATGTTCCTGAATGCATCTCTGTAGATCTGCAGGCTTGTTCTGGTCTCCAATAAATATAGACACTCCCTCCTGAGCAAACTTAGTGGCTTCAGGATTGATGTCATACCCAACAAATGTTAAGCTTGGGAAATATTGTCTCCACATCTTTGTAGAAGCTCCAGGAAACCTGGGATCTGCCACCCCTATCTCTAGCATACGAACGTGCTGAGGAACCAGGGATTCAAACAATTCATTGTATGTAACTGTATAAGAATGCTTACAGAAGGCTGATGTGCCTTTGTCTGTGCCTAAACTATTGGCAATCTCTGTAAGTCTGTCTGTGGGTGTAGTGATCACATTTGGTGCTTTTATTGTCTGATAGTAGTCATGTTTAAACCTTGGCTTCAGTTCAACAGTGCCTTTTACATTCCCTCCTATTCTATTAAAGGACTCGTCTGCCTGTTGTAAGGCAAGCTCACTGGGTCTATCTCCTCCTCCTGACAGATGAAATGTATTCATTCCCCATCTGTACACCATTGTGGGTATACCACTCTTACTTTCGTATATACTAGCCCCTTGGTGAAAGGTGATTTCAGCATCTTCTCCTATGCTACTATGAGGCCACTTAATCCTGTTAATATACTTCCTGGCGTAAATGTTTCCATTATTGATGCTGCTGACAATTCTTTCAAAGTTGTTATTGACAAAGAAATAGAATCCTGCAGCACGGTAGACATCATAATCAGGATTGTTAACAATATCATCGCATGCAAGCTGTAAACCTGTAGGAGCTAACAAGTCATCATCATCTAACCTGTATACATGGTCATATTTACACTGCTCAAATCCCCATCTCAACTTAGCTGATATAGAGGGAAATCTCTCTTTGTGGTTGATAATCTTCACTTCAGGATGATCAAAAACATAGTCTACATGTTTATTGTCATTAATTACCACCATCTCTTTTGGATAGGATGTTTTCTGTCTCAAGAAAGACTCAATAGCTTCTTCTAGAAGATGATGTCTTTTGTACGTAAGGGTTAGTACGGATATCATTAGTTAACTTTTTGGGTAGATGTAACCATCTCTATATTCTGTGGGTTGGATAATCCACTTATCACAATACATATCATGCCATGTTCCCACAAATCTAGGTCCAAACCACGTCTGAGGAGCTACCACCACCTTGTTTGGATTACGAGATAGGTAGGCACCCCACCAGGAAAACGATGAGTTGGAGATTATAAAGTGGTCACACATGGACATAAGCCACATCTGTTCATGTACAGGCGCTTCTATGTAATGTACGTTTGGTAAATGGCCTAGGTTTTCTTTGCACCAAGGGAAGTCATCACTGAATATGAAATAATGGTTTGCAGGGGGGAGGTGTTTGAGAGCTGCTTCAATGTATTCTTTTGATACAACAGGATGATAGTCACTGTATATTAAATAGTCCCCACGTCTTACACTGATGCAAACCACCGCATTGTTCTTCAGAAAGGGGTATTTGGCTTGAGTTTGCTCAATAAACTCTCTGGTGGGAGAGAATAGTTGTTTTACAGCCTCACTGTGATTTCTAAAATGCTTCTCACTTTGAAAATACCCACCATAAATAGTGGCTCCTGTGTGTTGCAGGTCATCAGGCATGTCTATATAGACATCCAGCTTCCTGAATATATTATCCAGGAAGTCAGCCATGTGACCCACCTGATATCTTGGAACTACCATTTGTCTGTTCTGCTCTAGGGCTCTAGCATAGGCATGGGCAATCATGAACATATTGTTCCCTAATCTCCCAGCTATGCTAGGCACTATGCAGGTGGGACTAATGACCTTACTCATTATACAGCAGTGGCGTTATAAAAGCGTTCAACATCTTCTCCCTCTAGATAAATCTCAGACTGGAAAGTGTTCTTCTGGCGCTTCATTCCCTTCACCTTGTTAGTACGGGGGTCAATATCAGGCACCTCTTGAGCACGCTCATGCAGGTCATCTAATAAGATCATGACACGTCCGTCCTCAATAGCTACAGAGCGAATCACTTTGTTAATGTTAAAGCTGTCACGGAACACATTATACACAGGGTTTTCTGGTGTACCACTCTTTAGTTCCTTACGAGTGTAGAAAAATTGGTTTGACATTCTGTTTGGTTTAAAGTTTTCAAAATCTTGATAGGTTTCCATCGTATTTAGCTTTTAATAGTTCTCGCTGTCTATTAATCTCCTCATATCTGTACATGTCTAGCTCCACTTGTTCATGCTCTTCCAATGTTAGGAGCACAATATTCTCTTCGTCTAGACTAGCCTGAGGATATTTTTCCTTAGGAAGGATGTGATGAAAGAAGACTGTCAAGGGCTCTTTGCCTAACCACCTACCACTAACTTCTGAGTGATGTGATCTCCTACTCCAAATCTGTAAAAAGAACTCTCTTAATTCGGAAATCTGTCGAATTGCCTCTTCAGATTTGTCCAGTTTTTTAGTAAATCCACTGGACATTTTTGGTAGAGGTTTTCTAGGCTTGTGCTGAAAGCACCAATCGCTCTCGCTCTTCTTCCCGCACACTTTGCATGTTCTGGTCATATTTCATTGCATAATGGTAAAGCATAGTTCTGTCTCTGTTGATAAGATTGGCTGCTTCTTTAAGGTTAACATTACCGTCTATCACCTTTCTAGAATAAGCCTCTACAGCCATTCTTTCTCGTGTGTTACCGTTGCAATGTAATCTAGTCTTTCTATCTCTTATCTTTCGTAAGCTAGCTCCAAACTCCTTAACACACTCATCTAGTATAGTTTTAGGATCTAGATAGTAGTTGTTATAGGCTCTATGATAGCGTATAGACATGCCCTTCATAGCCACCCAGTCAATATGGAGCTTTATACCAAACTTCTCTTCAAAGTCTCGTTGGTATTCTTTCACTGCAAATAGTTGGTTTGAGTCCATTATTTTACGCGGTTGTAGGTTTTAAATTTAGATTTAGCATTATACATGTCTATTAGGAAGTTAACATCCTGTTTAGCCTGCTTCAGCTCTTTTTTCTTACGCTTATCCATTCCGTTTATTTCCTCTAGTCTAGCCTCTATCTCATCAGATAGTTCTATAATACTGAGGTATTGCTTGGAATATAAGCTGACATTTTCATCCTCTAGAGATAGTATTAATTTACCCATAGGTTAATTTTTACCAGTTGATCCGAAGCCTCCTTCACCTCTTGCTGTATCAGAAAGTTCATCTGCTTCCTCTATTTCTACATCATTCACCTTCTCAAAATAGATTTGTGCACAGCGCTCTCCTATAGCAAATGGAAGTGCATCATACATAACACTATTGCTAGTCTTAAGGACCATCATCCATTCCCCACGGTAGTCAGCATCAATTATACCCATCGAGTTAGCCAAAAACCAATTGGTCTTACTAATACTACTCCTTGGTACAAGAATGCCTTTAAACCCAGGAGGGATCTCTGTGCTAAAGCCCAGTCCTACAATAATCTTGTCAGGACGCTCTATCTTGATGCTGTGTGCGTATACATCATAGCAAGCAGCGTTCAAGCTACCCTTTACAGGTAGCTTGCTCTGCTCATCTTTTTTCTTGAATTTAATCTTCAACATTTTCTTCGACATTTATATCTGCTTCTTTGATTTTGTTAAGAATAGCGTCTTTGATTTCTGCATAGAACTCAGGGTTATCTAAGAGCATACCCTTAAACTGTTCTAGGTCATATTTAGTGTCATTAAAAGTCATGGTCTTACCATACTTTCTACCCACTTCATACTCATTCATCAGGTCAAGTATTTCACCCACCTTGTCAATACCCTGACCATACACAATCTCAAAGGTAGACATTCTATAAGGAGGATTCATCTTATTCTTTGTAGCCTTCACCTTAGTAAGATTACCATAAGTGACATCACCCTCCTTGGCTAATGACCTGCTCACCTCTATTCTTACGTCTGAATAAAACTTCAGCGCATGTCCTCCCTGTGTTGTGGTGGGATTTCCAAACATTACGCCTATTTTCTCGCGGTATTGACTGATAACTATGACACAAACGTTATTGTTTGCTGCAGCAGTTTTGAGCTTTGGATAGGCATTGCTGTTCAGGACAGCTTTCTTACCGATAGCACTATCACCCACCTCACCATCTAACACCTTCTTAGGAATCAAACTAGAGTCTGAGTCGATAATCACTAAATCAATCTCTCCAGTGTTAATCATCTCCATAGCAATGTTGAAACCCTCTTCGCCACAGGCTGGTTGGGCAATCAACATCTTAGTTGTATCAACACCCAGGGCTTGGAAATAGTTCTTATCTACAGCATGCTCGCCATCTATATACAGTACAGTGCCTCCTGCTCTTTGACATTCAGCTGCTGCGTGACCACAAATAGTTGACTTACCTGTACCCTCCCAACCCATTAGTTCGTACATTCTACCTTTCACAAACCCACCCACACCTAGGGTGATATAATCAAACCCAATAGATCCTGTACTGATGATGTCATAATCACCACCAGATTTGCTGTCTAGTGCAAGCACTGTGCCCACACCATACGTCTTGTTTAACTTGTCTAATGCTTCTTGGAATTTGCTCTTTGATTCAGAGCTTTCTTGTTTTGCTTTTGCCATATGTAGTTGTTGTTTAATGCACAAATATAACAGTTTTCTCTATGAAAACCAAACCTTTTTTCACAAAAATTAGCCCCGAGTGTAGACACACCCAGGGCTTTCGTTAACTGTCGAATCTTTAAGATATTTCACATGCTCCGCCTGCACATGCAGCCACTTGACCAAACTCCACAGTGTCATCTAATTCTGTCACTTTAGTGAGGTCTAGTGTATGTAATGCGTTGAGCCTTGTTGTATATTCTTCTTCTGTGATGTCCTCAAAAGGAGCTTGTTTGTATGTACCGCCCCAGTAAGGGAGAACACTTAATCCGTTATAATGATTTCTGTTATTCCACATCCACTCACCTACTGTAGGCCATTCTTCTTCCTTTAGAGAGATGGTGGCTGATACGTTATGTGTGTTGTCTCCTATTAGGTGACCTTCTTTAATCCACTCGATGGAGAACTTCTTAACACGCTCTAATGTGTCAATAGGGCTCTCTGTTCTGAATATAGATCCTTCAGGTGCCTTAACAGGAATGCGTACACATACAGTATCATGTGGTCTAAGTACATCGTCTTCACACAGTTCAGGGTGATTCACCATCAAATAAGCTGCAATGTCCTCATTCTTACCAAAACGCATTGTGCGTAGGTAATATGGAGCATGCCAAGCGTGTATACCTGATGCTGTTCCCAGAACAAGACTAGTTGTACCAGAAGGCTTGATACATGTTACACGAGCTGCCTCATTAGTGCCTATTTTCTCGCTAATGATAGCATTAGTCATCTTTGCCACGCGGGCTGCAGCAGCTAGGTTGCATTTAAGTATTTCCCCTGATCCAATACCAGTCATGCCTATCCCAAGGAGGGCATCCTTCTGGGTGGTTTTAGACCATATAGGACGTAGATAGTGAAAATCTGTGAATCCAGCCTGCAGAGTTCCAAAGAACGCAGCTGCTGTAACACGGTCATTCAGGTCCTCCTGACTAACAATATCACTTACATTCACCTCACATAGGTTACAGAACTGATAGGGTCTGAGAGCTATCTCACAACAGGGATTGGTGCCCCAGTCTAGGTTATTAGTCCAGTAGATACCAGGCTCCCCAGATCCAGAAGCTTCTATGCGCTTCCAGAGGCTGTCAAACTCCTCTTTCTCAACAGAACCTCTTAGGAGCACAGCAGAGTTGTTAGCTCTTCCACGCTGTTCGTTAGTCTCCCACCAGTTTCCATACTTACAGGTGATCATTTCCTCATCATCATGGCTAAACAGGGCAATCATGGCTGATCTACGAATACCACCAGCCAGCACACTGTTTGCAATATGACACAGAATATCGTGGCACTCTAACGAAGATAGTGATTCTCCTTCCTGCTTCCTGTCTAATACAGCCTGTACATGGGCTAGACATATCTTTAAAGGTTCTGGTCCAGGAGCTTTACCACCAGCTGTAATCAACCTAGCACCCTTCTTACGAATGGCTCTAAAGTCAAATTTAGGTGTAAAACCACCCTCCAGATAGGCTTTCATGAGCACCTTTACAGCGTCTGCCCATCCCATAATGCTGTCCTCAATTAGGTAGTTACGAGCTTTACCAGGCTTTGTGATGGTAGGAAGCTGTGCAACGTGTTGTTTTTGAACACTATAGCCCACTCCTGTACCGCCCAGCAGCAAGAACATAGTCTCACTGAAGCTGTGTATACTATCTATGGGAAGATAGCAACAGTTGTAAATCCTTGAGTTATTCACCTCAGCAGCTGGTCCTGCAAACTGCAGGGCTCTCATGGAAGGAAGCACTTTCTTGTTTAAAATGAACTGAGAAGCCTCTTTAATCTGGTCCTCGAGCTTGGGATACTTCTTGACCATCATGTTCTCATACCTGGCTACAATCTCTTCCCAGGTCTCTCTGCGCTTTAATTCAGGCACATACTTTGCATACTTACTAAAAACTGTTAACTTACTTAGTGCGTCCAATCCTAAATCCATAAATAATTCGTGTTTTAAAGGTGAAAAATAAGGGGTGGCGAAGTTAAATCACCACCCCTTAAATTCCAAGAGAATGGAAAAATTCTAACTAACTAATTTCCTTACAGCTTCACCTAGTTCCTTATTATCAAGATGCTTTATACAGAGGATTCTCATCTCCTGTTCTAACGTAATAAGTTTTTCTAGGTAGAGGGTAGCATCCATAAGCTCCTCCTGAAGGTGTTTTAGGTAGATGTCCCTATTATTCTCCTGCAGTGTGGTGCCATACTTCTGATAACCTCTATCGCTGCGCTCGGTGTATTTACTCACCACTTGTTGTACTATCTTGTCCTTCATTGTTTTTGGTTTCTGAGATGATAATGTTTAATCTTTCATCCAATATACTAAAGGTACGTTCAACAGCAGCTAGTTCTGCTTCCTTTCTAGATGGATAGTATTGTATGTTCTTAACATCTCCAACATCCCATGTAAATCCCTGGTCTGTATGTACAATGTTGATAATCAAATTGTTATCATCAAATACATCAAACAACACTCTGGGATTATCTGAAAGGATCTTTGACAACCTATCGTTTGATATCCCCTGCTGACGCATGTATTCTTTAAATTCAGCTGGTACACTTTGATCTTTGAAAGACTCAATCATCTTTCCCATGAACCATTCCCTTACAGCATCTGTAGCGTAAGGATAGGTTTCTAGTAGTTTATCCATTTTTGTTTAGTTTTTCGTTTCTTGCCACCTCATCTAATTTAGTTTGCCAAAAGTAACGCTCATAGCTCATATCTTCAGACTCATTTAATCTGTTGAGCTCATCTGTTGCAAGCTTGTTTCTGGTCACTTGCATCTCGCAGAATATACGAAACTTTTCGTCTCCATAGGTTTTTCTTAGCACCTCTGCTATTTCATTATCAAACATACTCTTTAAGTTTTTCAATGTTAAGAATCTCATCCTCTAGGATGAATGCATGCCAAACCTCTTGGTCATCGTCAAACTCCACGCCTAGCTTATCCTCCCAAAACTTAATCAAGTCTTCTGTCCTGTTAAAGACACGGTATTGCAAGCTGATTTCATCCTTTTGCAGTCCGTTCTTCTTTATCTTGATTATTTTAGGAAACAATGCCTGGAATTCTTTAGAGGTGCGAGAATACAAACCTTCTTTAATAAGTCCAAAGTCTTTCTTGAACTTGTTATCGAGTTGATAAACAACCACTACAAAACCTTCTTGATAATCATAATCATCAATAATGGCTTTGGTGCGTTCATACTCGTTGTCTAAGAATTCTCTGAACTTATCTAGGTTTTTAGGCTGGAATAGCAGATAGATGCAGTTTTCATACTGCAACTCTCTGCCTCCATCACTTACATAACCATTAACAAACCCATTATCCTGCAGCTCACCTCTTGGTATCTTAAGAGTGGGCACCATAAATATACTCGTAACTGTCTTTTTTACATCAATCATTATCCTCTAATGTTTACAAGTCCGTTATTAATACTGTTTTCTCTACTAATGTTCCAGATGTTGTTCTCCAGAGCCCATTTTAGGTCTGCAATAAGCGTGCCTACACCCGTATATTCTCTATTCTTGTGGGTGAAGCCATTGTATGCATCCTCGAGATCCTTGTCAGAAAGCGTATAAATCAACGGATTGTAGTAGTTGGTGCTGTCACAAACAATAAAACGTGGAGGTTCTACACGATAGCCTCGTACATCCTCCGTGTTATTCATAAAATGAATAGCTGCCTTGTAATACAACAGTGCCTGAATATACGCTCTGCGATAGAGATAATACTCCTCTAGGAAGTTCTCTACAGACCATGTGCACTTCAGGTCATACACCTGAATTGTACATGCTTCGTGATCTACCACCACCTTGTCCATCATGCTCTTAAACTCATGACCATCAAACACATATCCCTCCACCTGCAGCTGATTATACACTGTGTAGCGTGGGCTGCTCACTAGATTAACAACGTTTTTGGTTACAGGATTATTACGCAGCTCTTCTACAATCTTTTCAGCATTAGTGACATCCTCTGTAGTGACAACTGTCAGATTTTGACTTCTCACCTTACGGATTTCATTGTAATAGATTTCTGCATCACTTCCTACAAACTTGCTAATTACAGCGTCATATTTAATCTTGAACCCAGACTCTGCATATGCGTCTTTAGATATGTCTTCAAAGCTTCTGGTTACATTACCATCATCATCTGTGGCTTCTTTAGTAAACTTATACAAGCCTTCTACAAATGCTAGCATCAAAGATGTTGGAGCAGTTGCACAAGCTGACATATAAAACTTCTCATCAAAGAGCTCTGGCTCTAGTAGTAGTGTTTCTACCACTCTACCAATTGTTGCTGCCTGGGTGTCCTTATCCTCTACACTCTCACCCAGGATATACTTACGATAATATTTCTTTCTGTCCATACTGAATTCCTTCAAGCTGGACGAACTATCAATTGCTTTAGCTCGATAGTTTGCTTCTGTTTTTACTTGTCCTTTAATCATTGTCTTTTGGTTTTAAAGATTCACCTGCTGTTGGATTACCATATACACGCAGGTCATTTTGGTCCACGGTTCTAAGTTCCCCTGTGTGATAGAAACGTACGATGAACTGGGGGTTGGAATGTATGCTTCCTGTTATAAGAAACAAAGCCACTCCATACCCCAGCTCTCGCACTTCTACATCAAAGGGATTTAGGATCTCGTGCACTGTCTGCACTATCATCTTTCTGTGTTTGTTTAAAAGCTTCAATAATAGAATTGTACATCACCCTCACCTCTCTGGGTACACGGGCAAAGAACCATCTCACCTCTGGTGCATATTCATTACCTCTTGGGTCTACACCTTGAGGATCAATAAGCCAAAAGTAATGGCGTTCTCCTTTGGATTCTATATAGCCTTCATGCCACACCTCTGTAAAAGAGGGTTCTCTGTTAATGATAATCTGGTTTACTTCTTCTGACATAGTTTTTCTTGTTTAGTTTTTTCATCATGACATTTCTCACACAGCACCTGCAGATTCTCCTTTTCACAGAACAAGCGTTCTACAAATCCTGGGAGGTCTGCTGCACAGTTGAGACTGCCTGCTGGATGAATGTGATCAACATTGATTTTCTTTTCTTGGAACCATTTCTCGCATTGTTTGCATTGGTATTCAAATTTCTGCCTCTTATTAGGACCTTTGTAGGCTCTACGGGCTTCCAGTTTGCATTGCAATATAGGTTTCCACCATCTGCTCTTCTGCCTAAGAGCACTGCGAATAAAGGACCAGAATGCTGATTCAGTCATTGTGCCAGCATTCCTTGGTCTCTCCACCCTAGGTTTCCTAGGCTTTCGTTTCTTCTTGATTGTCATATAGTTATAAATAGGGGAGTGTAACAAATATAAGAAATAAATGTTACACCCCCAAATTTATTAATCAAGAGCAACGATGCGCTTGCTAATCTCGTTCTTCATCTCATCCAAAGATGCAACGATGTTCTCGATGTCTCTTGTGGATATGTGAGGCATGTTGAACTGATGCTTCTTGCTCTCTGCTACAAAGCCATCTTTCACCTTTTCTGTCAGACCCTCTAGCTCACGAACAGCATAGCTATCATCAAGCTGCAGTGTGTCAAAGTCCAGATCATGCAAAATAGATGTTGCTTCTTCAGTAGGAACAGTCATGATAGGAAGATATTCCCAGCATCTGCCCTTGGATTCGCCAATACCCACCACCTTCATTGGGTTAATGAGGACTAACACAGACTGGTCACCACATCCTACATAGTGAATCTCATCAGAAGTGAAGTGTAAACCCTCAGCACCACAATCGTCTGTATTCCAACGACATAGCTTTGGGTCCATGTTTACAGGTCTACCTACACGAATGTCAAAAGTTTTTGTGTGAGCATCTGTAAATCTGTTCTCGCTTCTATTAGGCAGGTCCAGATAGAGCTCTGTCAGATTACCAATAAGTTCACCTAGATCAGTTCTCTTCACTGTTTCTTCTCTTTGATCGTTTTCATCACAGTCATCACAGTTTCCACTATACCAATACTCCTCACCATCCTCATCCATATCATGACAGTCACAATCTACAAGCTCTGTAGTGTATGTATCATCTATATGGATGAAAGAATAAACACCATCCTTAAGGTACACCTCATATTGGTCTGGACTCTTCTTCCATACAGCCTTCACCTTGATGTAGGCATTAGATATAAACTGTACAAGCTCTGGAGAACCATGTAGTGTTACAACGTTTCTGAGCGCTGCAAAGAAGCCCTGCTTGGTAATCTTGAACGCGTTCTTCTTCAGGAAGTTGTACAGCTTGTCTGCCACCTCTGCACGAGGGTTCAGACAGCACCACATAAAGAAGCGCTTCAGAGACTGAAACTCCTCATCATTAGCTAGTGCATAGCGATTGAATTTATTTCTAGATGCAATAACAACAAACTCTTCTACCAATAATTGTGGCAGAGAACGGTCAATACCTGTTAGATAGACAGAACCACCTTTTAGTTCAAAGTCATCTAGTTGTGTAAGCTGTTCAATACCTTGTCTAAGAGCCCTTGTTCTAGCTAGCTCTGCTTCTTCCTTCCTTCTTTCTGCTACAATCTCCTGATTAGCAACCAGGTTGAGTAGTTGTTGCTCTGTGGATGCATTACGAGCATATATAAAGTCATCGTTAGTAGCACCAGGCTTACTGATAATAGACCCGTCATTCAGAACAATAGTGAGCATGTCATTCACCAATTTGATATTCTTGTAAGGCTTAGACAGCTGATTAACTATTGAACTGTAGGGCACATAATTAGAAGATACAGTTACGTTTTGTGGTAATACAGGAACTGGAGGACCATCTAGTCTCTCTAGTTGTCTTTGTAACTCCTTTACTTTGATGTCATGCTTGAGATCATCGATCTCTTGTTGTTTTCTTGATTTGAACCAGTTTAGGCTGAAAATACTCATTTGATTGTTTTTTAAAAGTTTAATAAAAGGGGGAGTTTTAGTCCCCCTTTTTTGTTTAATCTTGTTGTACCAATTGTTCAACAGTTTCCGTTGTTAGCGTGTCCTCCAAAGGGAGATCTTCATTGAAGCGTATTCTGTAGTTCTTCCAATCTATTCTATGCTTGTGGTATTTGAATAGATCCTTGAGAGCTGTGAGTAGTGGTTTATCATCATCCACATCTCCATAATAACGAATGTTGCTCATCATTGCATCTAGGAACGGAAGCTTCTTGCAAATAGTCTCTATTTCTACAACAGTGGAATACATAGATAGATCAAATGCTTTATTCTCTTTTGCATGTTCTATAATGGTGTCTCTTATGTCATCATTCAGGCTTCTGAAATTAACATTTCTATAATTAGCAAGACTTACCACTTTGTCATGCAGATCTGTAGAAATAGGTCGAAGTGCTTCTACATTACGGAATACATATTTGTAATCATCTGTAAGCTTATCAATAAAGCATGCTGTTGCTATCCGTTGGAACTTTTTATTCTTTCCTTCCATAAATTTACTAAATGACATTAGGTTATGTAATTCTATCTTCTCTACGAGCTTGATTTCACGCTCACTAAGAACTGCTAGTTCAATCTTAAGACTTCTTGTAGGCCTGAACCACTTATCCATCTTATCCATATCCTCCTGCTTACCATAGATGAGGAGAAACGGATTCTGGTGGAACTTAGCCATATCATAGGTCTTACTAACCCACTTACAGTTCTTGTTATCTACCCAGCGCTCTAGTTCTGTAGCTTGCTTACATATCATCTCGCCTTTTAGCTTCACTCTACGGGGACCACTAGCAGCACCTGTACCCTTGATTTGACCAGTGGTGATACGCTGTTTCTTCCTAGCATCAATAAAGCTTTGTGGCACATCCATAGTATCAATGTTCACAAATTGGCTGGTATAGCCATTTATGATGGATTGAAACTCCTGAATCCTTTGTCTCCACTCACTCTTTGGATGCTTACCCAGCTTGAGCATAGTGTAATAATTGTCATAATCACCTCTACCATTCTTGCTGCGTAAGGGAAAACTCCTAGATTTTCTTACAATCAGACTGTCTGTATACTTGTCAGGCTGTATGCTTTTCAGATAGTCTTTCTTGAGTCCAGAAATCTTATCTCCTTCATATACATACACTGTGTGGCTGAGCTTTTTGATAGATGTTGCTCCATAATAGCGTTTAGCTTCCCTCATGGTTTTACCATTCACATAGAACTTAGCATCATACTCACCAAGCATATACTCCTGCAGTCTCACCAACTGTTGCATATCAAGTAGATTGATACCCTTGAGTTTAGGAGCTGCAATGTCTATTGTAGCAAACTTAGACAGAGGATTTACGTTCCAACTAGACTTACCCATCTTTAGATAGCGATTATCACTATCAAAATAGTCAATGATAGTCTTCAAATCTGCAGTTTCCTTCACCGTCTCATTGTATTTCTCAATGAAATAGTTAGAAGCTTGTTGTAAACGCTTGAGAATCACAGCCTTGGCCTCTTGTGTATATCGGATGGATTCCCTGTTAGGAGTGGGAAATATACCATCTGTCAAACTAAATCTAAGAGCCACTGGAAGATAAATCGAATCGATGCCCAGTTTATCAAAGTCAATAGGATAATAGACATTATCCAGACAGATATGCAGATAATTATTACTAGCAAGTTCCGAAAATTGGAAGAATTCATGGCGTGTAATTACAAAGTCATTATGTATTTCTGGTACATCAAAGTAAACGCTCTCAAAATATGCAAGCTGCTCTTTAATCTTACGAATAAAGGTGTGCTTGTCATAGGGTTTAAGAGGTACAATCACCTTGACACCATTAGGTTGATCTGTGGGTGCTTCATAAAGAAGGTCAATAGTATTGACATCCTCACCCTCGTACATCATATACTTACGTTCCATTCCATCCTTACGACAGACAAAATAGAAACTGGATGTGTACGCTAGCGGAGCTTTGAAACCTAGCCCCATCATACCTAGTTCTGTAGCGCTGTTACGCTTGGTAGACTTACCATACTTGCTGATAATATTCTTTACGTCTTCAGCATCTAGTCCTGTACCAAAGTCCTCCACGGAGAACTCATAATTATCCTCTTTGTTGATAGATAGAGACACCACAATAGGCTTATCAACACCAGCCCTGCGGTGAGAATCTAGTGCATTAGATGCACACTCCCTGATAGTAGAACCAATATCATCTGAATACAAGTTCTTACTCAACATCTGCATCAAAATCTGTGCTGAGTCTAGGTCAAGGGACATTCCAATCGATTCTTGTGATTCACCCTCTTGGTGAACCATTGATTCTTTCTGTTTTTCTAAAATCATGGTTGTAGGAATTTAATTCTGATTAGTGCTTCTTTAGATTTGTTGTATCTTTCTAGTTGCTCTGGATGTGTAAATAGCTCATCTGGATTACCTGGCTTTAGTATTCTACCTTCATACCAACTGTTAAGGAAGTTCTTGTAAAAGCATTTAGAGGTAAATCCGCCTGCTCTTTTAAACCTCTCAGCTACCCATGATCGTATTGGTTCTCCTTTTTCATACTGCTCATAGTCTTCCAAAGCACTTCCAGGAGCCCATATACTGTAATAATGAAGCGTGGACCCATATCTATTCTGTCCACAATACCATCCATAATCTAAATTACCACCTGAGGCAATCACAATAAAATCACCCATATTTAGGGTGAGGTTTTCTCCAACTTTTAAAGGTTTCATTAGTCTTCTCTTTTAATTAACCAAACGTTTCTGTAATTAAGGTCTACAAACTTCTCAACTGTGTAATTGTCTGAAGCATTGTATTCTTTTTTGGTCCATGTGCGTGTTTTTCCACCCCAGTTTGTAGTGTAAGATGTTTCTTTTACAGCCACCTTACATTTAACAGACTTGTAAAATGTCTTACCTACTATGTGTGTGGGTTGTACCTTTTTAGGCACTACGGGTCTAATCACCTTAGCCCTGGCAATAGTTCCCTGTACAGAATAGAGGAACTCATCTCCTAATTGGAGATCATCTACTGTCATTTCCATAAATAATTGATTTAGTTTACATCTAGCCAGTTAATGTCTAGATTGTTGTTTTGTTTAACTATCTGGCTCACTTTCTTAAACACACCCTCTGTATCCCAGTCAGTATTCTTGTATGATGCGCTGGCGGGGTGTGATACTGTGAATGTCCATGTAAAAGGGGCTACATAGCGCTCATATTTAGCTGCATCTTTCCCAAGGAAGATGATTGGAGCGCCTATTGTATCTAACACATTCTCGAATAGATATTTCATGAATGGTTCCCAAATGGCATTATGTGAGCCTGCTTTATTAGCCTCTACAGTGAGAGCTGCGTTAAGCATTAGAATTCCTTGGTTAGCCAAATAGCTAACATCTGGATTCTTATTCATTTTGAGATTGAGCCCATCGTGGAACTCTTTCTCCAAAGCATCGTAAAACTTATCTAATGAAGGCTGTGGATATCCTGTTGTGGAGCAACCCATTAGCAAACCGTCTGCTACAGGTTCTCCATTCTTGAACGTATGATAGGGACACATGCCCACCATAATAGCCTTGATGTCTGTAAACTTAGTTTCTCTAAACGCTCTAAAAACGTTAGAAGAGAGAGGGGCAATCTTCTTGCCCCTCTTTGCTTCCTTTTTGAGAAACTCATAGATAGTGTCACAAGCTTCACTCTCAATGAATGGTTTCATTTTGATGTGCCAGCTTTCGTCAAACTGGTCTGCGAATTTCTCCCAATTCATATTAAAATTGCATTTCTAATTGTTCTAAGGCTCCTGGTTCAGGCACCTCTACACTAATCTGTGTAGGAGATACAATTATACCAGATGCATTAACAAAGAACGAGTGTGCGTTAATGTGGTTTCTCATCCAAAGACTTGGATGCACTTCCTTCATAGCATACGTGGTGTGCTGATAGAGTTCCCACATGCTGTTAGGTGCACCATAGTCAAAAGATGGAGCTTCTATCTCTCTGCGAATGATGTTGAGCTGTGTGCTTTCAATAACGTTCTCCTCAATAATCATTCTACCAATTAGCTCAGCTGTTGTGCGCTTAGTGAGCTCAATGGTTTTCATTCTCTCACGCTCTTGTTGCATTTTCTGGAAGGCTTCACCTGCTCTTTTGATATACTCAGTGATGGCTGCAGGAGTGAATGTCTGTATTTCCCCTTGATGCTTCTTTCTAAAAGCACCGTAATCTCCTGATACACAACCATTTTGGCAAATGAAGATGCGTGTACCGATAGCAAACTTTAGGCTGAGGCTCTTGTCATAGCTGTTCTGCCAACCAATTTGTAGCTGCATTTCGCTATCTGCTACATTGGTAATGGTATATCTACCGTTTGCTACATTACCATTCTTAGCTGCTGTGTAAGTCTCATCACCCAGTTCAAACCCTGCTTGTTGTATGCTTTCCAGGGTGAGATCCATGAGTTGTTGATGTGTTACAGGCTTGTAAGTCCTGGTTTCTACAGGCACAGATGCCTGTGTCAAAATACTTCTTGCTGATACGTAGGAAGTTTTGTTTTCCATGTTGTTTGTTTTAAAAATCGTGTAATCCTTTTTGTCTTAAATAGTTTTCTACGGGATAATACCCATAGGCTTTTACTAGGTCAGCCCAATCCTTTATTCCTTCAGATAGATACTTACGTGGGACGTTAATATACTCAAAGTTAAACAGTTCTGTAATCTGCTTAGAGTTGTGTACACCCGTCTCATCGCTATCAAAGCTTAGGATTTGTCTATCAGAGTTAGCTTTTAAGAATTCTACATTCCCATCAGAGAAACATCCTAGTCCCTCATTTTGGACAGCACAACAGCAAGGGAACACTTTTTTCATCACCATATAGTCCTTCTTGGACTTGTTGATAAAGGCTATCTTGCAATTGGATATATCCTCTTTGCCATCCATTGTTGTAATAGGGACATTGTTAGGCACCCATTTGCTTTTCTTATCAGCAAACGGACGGTAGATCTTCCAGCACCCATCATAATAGTAACCAAACCTTAGTTCTGTATCCTTCAAAGGAAACAGCTGTTTGTTCAGATAGAGCTTCTTGATAGCATAGACATTGTTAGCTCTTAGATCATCCAGGCTCTGGTGATATTCGTTCCAATAAGCTAGCTCTTCCTGCGTGAACTTACGCGTAACCACCTGAATCAGGGAATAGCGCTTACCCACCTCTTCGGGCTGCTTATATGCCTTGGTAATTACTTTGTAATCACCTGTGGCTGTACTAGGTAGAAATCCCAGTCCAAAGTCTCTATCTATCATCCTCAGGACATCATCCATTGTGGATAGGTTGTGGAGCATCTTTACGAATGTAAAGCAGTCACCACGCTTGCTGGTATCAGCAAAGTCTATAAATGATAGAAACCCCTTCCTATTACCTATCAGGAAGGATGGATTGTTCTCCTGCCTAAATGGAGAGAATGTAGCCTGATTAATCTTCCAGCCTTTTTCAGGCATGTAGAACCTAAATATGTCATACTCTGAAATCTTCTGAAGAACAGCTTGAGGAGTGAGTCTAATCCTTCTTTCTCCTGTAATCATTTGTAGTCAATATACTGTTTTACTTCTTGGATGTCTGAATCTGTAAGCATGTTAATTTTATTCTTGATAGCAAACCGTTCATCGTTTAGATGATAGACAGCTCTAGAAAGTCCTACAAACTCATCACCAAAACTCTTATCCTTTTCCAATCTCCTAATTTTATCTTCCACATCCCAAAGCTGAGTGTTTACCCCTATTAAATCTTCGTAGAGCCTGGCAATTGTATCAATGCCAATAAATGGTCCCACTAAAGGTAAAAGGGCACCCATCTCATGCTGCACCTTTGCAAGCTTATCAGCACTCACCTTAGAACGTTTGATTTGTAGGATGGTGTATTTATCAATCAGCTCACCTACGCTAACAGGAATTGCTATCATAGAATAAAAATAAAGCCCCCACCAGATTGCTCTGATGAGGGCTGTGAAGGGGAATGGAAATTAGAAATCACTACCGTCATCAGAGAGTGCCTTATCAGAAGCTACCAGATTGTCATCTGGGTTATACTCCTGTAAGTCACGCAGAGTGTAATAGTCTTTACAACCATACTCTCCTGTAACGTTCACCACAAAGCGCTCGTGAGGCTTGAGGTCCTTAGACTTCTTACCACGCAAACCACTTTGTACTGTGGGATCATTGTAATCGATAAGACGGAAGTTCTTCAGATAATAGGCAGGCAGGAATGCTTTATTGTAAATGCTCTGATATTCTTTGTTCTCACCATCTTTCTGCTTAACGGTGATGGTGGCAAGAGCTGCTACATTTGTGCAATAAGCACCATTCACTTGTTCTTTAAGCTCCTTAACGTTTCCTTTCATAAGCTTCTTCCACTCTAACGATAAGTCTGCCTTAGGTTGTGAATAATCAAGCTCTAACCATGTACGCATAAAACCATAGAGTTCTTCTTCACCTACAAACGCTACGCGATAGTCACGCTTTGTAAACCAGTCAGCGAGATTGTTTGGATCATCAGCCCAAGCACATCTACCAATATTATCGATATACTGCTTTTTGCTGCCATCTTTGTTCTCACGCTCTTTGTTCTCTAGGAAGAATGTCACTTTGAACTTATCTCCCTTTTTGACTTCTTGCAACCAGATATCTATACGCAGGAAGGTGTTACCATCTCTGCTTGTACCTAGATACTCAGTTGCTTTGCTGTCCTCAGGAAGTTCAATGTTTAACACTTCTTTGAACTCTTCTGTTGTAGGATTGATAGCCACTACACGTGCTTCAAACAATCCCACCTTTTTGCTCACCTCAGGTAATGCTTGTCTTTCTCTTTTGTCTCCTTGAATTGCCATTGTGCTTTGTTTTTATTTGTGATTTAATTATAATACTCTTTTACTCTGTCCACTACCAACTGTAAGTTGTTAGGGATTTTAACCTCTGCAAACATACCATCTGGGCTCTTTGCAGGCATCTTTTTAAACCTGTTGGTGATGAAATGATAGCTAGCTGTGCCATCTTTATTCTCATCAACATACGTGTATAGACACACAGTCATAAGTCCTTCTAGTAACACCTGATTGTCAATCAGCTTACCAGCGGTCTTAATCTTATATCCTACAATATCACCACCATCCTCAATAGTCTCGGGATGAGTGAGGTAGAACACTGTAATGTCTTCACGAAGCTTGCGGGACTCTCTGAATAGGTCCACCATATCTTTTGCCATCAAGCTAAACTTGGTGTAGCCCACTTCTGTGGCCTTAGATACAATGTTGAATCCCATGATGTAATTGCTGTCCTCAATAACGATATTCTTGATGTGAGGAGCTTTGTCTGAGATGGTCCTGAGCAAACGTGTAATTTCGTTTGCATCATCCACCTCCTTGTAATTCTTGTTCTCTGTGTTGTACAGTTTCTCTGAGCCTTTGAACGGGAGTTCTTTCTTTGCTACATTGATGATGTACGTTTCTTTTGGATCTAGGTGTTTAATAGCTGTGGATTTTCCTGTGCCTGTTTGACCTACAATTCCGATTAATTTACTTGCCATGTGCTTTAAGGGTTTATTGTGATTTAATAGCTATAAAGATAAGAAATTCCTTTCAATTAAACAAATTTTATCTTGCTTTTTTCAAAGAATTCTAGCGCTTTTTTGAGCCACTTTGCTTCAACATCCTCATTAGAACACACGATGTATATCTGTGCTTTCTTCTCGGGATTGTTGTACTCCATAGCCATACATCTGTTGATCTTCTGAGCCAGGTTTTCTGCATTGCTGTCAAAATAATTGATAATCACGCGGTTGAGTGGTTTGTATGTCACTCCTGTATTACCAATCTTTACAACAGCTAAATGATTACCCTTACCACTCACAAAATCATCAAATATCTTTTTCTCTTCCTTCTTGCTATGATAGGACGGGATGCCCAGTTGGTCAGCTATCTTGGTGACACCACAGAACACTAATACTCGTTCATCCTTATGCTTTTTGAGTAGTTCTCTAGTCTTTTCCATCTTAGCTATACTGTTCTGGATAACACGCATCCTTGCGAGTCTAAGAAACATGGTGGATTTGCCCTGCGCTTCTAGGCTGTTTATTACATATCCATATGCATCAAACTGTGCCTTCTCAGTGCGCAACTTACCCTTATAGTTATTCTTACGTTTGTTATCTAGAGGAACACGGACCACCGTGATTTCATAATCCACAATTACCCCTTCCTCTATAGCCTTCTCTATTGAATAGGTGGCTACAACAGACAAATCAAGCTCTTCTGCTAGTGTACGCTCTGTCCAGCTAGTTATAGTGCCTGTGAGCCCCAGGACATTGATGTTTATCTCTAGGAGCTCTGCAGCAGCCTCTATTTGAGCCTCAGACAGCAGGTGTATCTCATCGAGCACTACAAGATCATACAGATTCTCTGTGTACTTCTTCAGGCTCAGGTGCGTAGTGTATGTAACACCACTGTCATCAAACCCACGCTTTTCAAAGTCTGTCTTCCAAGAGTCCTTGATTTTGTTGTCTGGATAGGCAATAAGAATGCTCTTTGGCTTCAGCTTCTCAATTATATTGATGGTGGTGTAAATCTTGCCAAATCTAGGGCACAGATTAAGTATACCATGTTTACCGCTGTTTATCCAAATGTTAGCAAACTCCTGTTGTCTCTGATCTCTAATTGTCATTTAAAATAGTTGTTACAGACCAAAATAGCCATTCAACGCTCACTGCATAATATGCTCCATCAAACTCACGGTTCCTTAGGACAGTGATTGTTGGAAATAGCACAACTTGCCAAAACACATCACCTTCCGTGGGAGCTGTGCTAAATAATTTAATACTCATATGTTATTATTTGTTTAGAAAAAAGGACTTGTTCACCACTGACTCATAATCAGCATCTGTCATATCCTTACGCCTGGGCAGTTCTTTGAACATACCTATTTGGCCCATAAAACCTAGGCCTATTCTTACATCATCTTCGCCATAGCTATTCTTTATTAGCCTAAGACTCCTGAAATACTTAGCACCGAATTCATCCTTAAGCTTCTCTAGGTCATAACCACTAGGGTCAGCCACCTTGTAGCGAATAGGATCAAATAGTGCTAGCACAATATCTGAGTCATTTTGGGTGCTAGATGATTCTGCAAAATCCTCGAGCTGAGGCTCTACATCACCGTTCTTTATTCTTATAGGATTACTAATGTCACGATTGAACTGACTCACTACAACAGGTGTATATCCATAAAAGTCACGAGCAAATCTGAGCTCATCTGACATTTTATCTATAGCTTGCTTTTTAGTGGTTTGGTCCTTAGTGGTCTTTAGTAGGCCTATGTGATCAATAACAACAATGGTTATTTCACTTTCATTGTTAGGGAAATAGCGCTTATTAAACTCATCCACTTGCTCAATGCGCCCGTTCTTAAGAGCATGCGCCTTTAGTTCCTTGGCTATACCTACAGGATTCTCTGGTCCATCAATGATGGTGATAACATCATCCATCCTATTCATGTAGTCTTCATACATCAGGAACAAATCATGCTCATCATGATTCATCTTCTCTGTCCAGCCCAATAGCTTAGGAACAGGGATGATGACACCATGGTCTAGAAATATCTTCCTGCCAACCCATTTTGCTAGTTTATACGTTCTAGATCGCTCCATTGAACGATATATGATACGTAGCTTGAGTTTTGGGTCTTTCTGACTGATATACCAGTCAAAAGGATTGAGCACGAATGCATCATCTATGAAGGATGTCTTACCAGAGCCTGTCAAACCACCCACTAGAAAGTACATGCTCTTACGGATGCCAATATACCTATTAAGCCTATCAAAGCCCATAGGAATACCTCCATTTCTGCCATCAAGGCCTAGCTGCACCTCCTGTTTTAGTTGATCAAAGCTCATACAGTGTCTATACGTTTATCTTCCATTCTAATTATAATTCTAGATAACATGCCCATCATTTTCTTCATGTGAGCAGGTGTATACTCCTGATAAGTAATTAATTCTGAAGGGATTTCATAATTAATAAGATCTTCAGGTTTTAAATGAGATATGTCTTTTAAATCTAAACTTGGCTGAGGATCTACTTGGTCAGTTAGATAAGAATAAACAAGTTTTAATACCGCAACATCTGGCAGATAGTCATTTTCTGCTTCATGAGACTCTTTTTCTTCTTCCTCTAGTTGTTCCATTTCTAACACCCAATCTTTCAGCATGCCAACAGGTATAGTTTTCATATCTGTTTTGTCTGCCCAACTAACGATTTGTTTTACTACTGTATTCATATATCGGTTCCTCCTACAATTTTAGGTGCTTGTTCAATTTTAACACCGTCTTTAATTAGTTCAATAAATGGTTCATAGCTACGCTGATTCAGATAGGTGAGACTGTTTTGCATGTAAGTGAGCCTATTGGTCCCACTCTTCACAGAACTTTCTTTCTTCTGTAACACGTCAAACTTTAGTGCTTCTATCATCTCAGCTGCTGTATACTCACCCTCAAGAAGAATCTTATCAAACTTCAGTCTGCATTCATCCTTGTTTTGTCTCAAGCTTCTTGCACCTGTAAAACTCTTACCATTATGCTTGAAGGTATCTGTGCCTGGATATGCTTTCCACCACTCTTCAAACTCTGTGGTTGCAGGCTTCTTCTTTACAATCTTCTTTGGTTCTTTGGTGTCAATAAACTTAATGAGCTCTTGACCAATGGTAGTTAGTTTCTCTTCTGCCTCTGTAATGAGACCTTTTCTCACTAAAGTCTGACGAAGCGCAGCAATCTTTACACTCCCTTCACAGAGAGGTGTGATGTCATGTTGCTCCTCAATCAGCTTTAGTAAGAAAATTAGATCGAGAGAATAACTCTTTTTAATCAGCTCTTCAAAATGGTAGGGTGTTAACTTGAGATTCATCTTGCTTGGGTTCAGGGAGTGGTGTAAGAAGTGTAATCTTTGCAGGCAGGCGATTTTCTTCTTCATTGATCTCCTGCATTATTCTTTGTTGTTCTTCCAGCAAATATACAGAATCTTTCAGTGCTTCCCGCTCAAAGTCCTCAGGAAATTTTTGTTGGTTTGTCATTTGTTTTCTTTCTGTATCCAGGTTTCATAATCATTTTCTCAAATGTTCTTATTTTCCTTCTAGAAAAATAAGCTTTTGCTACAAGCATCTCTCCATAAGTGTACAAAGCAGCGTGATGTTTTCTCACCTCTCTGTGTGGCCAAGGTTCTCCACATATAATTATGTAGTTGTAATAAACCTCTCCTGTCTCATCTGTCAAATGGTAGAGATAATCAGCAGCTTGCCCAACCGTAGAATTCCCATTCTCCTTCTGCTTCATCTTTTGCTTTTTTGTAGGTGATTTTAGCTGTTAGTGGTATTCCTTTGTGAAGCTTCTTCTCTATTCTTACATGTGTCTCTGCTTTTGTGTTCTCTGTATGCTGACGAGCTCTAGCTACAGCTTCTCCTTTTTTCTCAAAAGAGGCTATAAACTTATCGCTCCAGGCTTCATAGACACAATACAATAGCACCCATTTCTTTGTGCCAGCTTCAACAATGTGCTCCACTTGTGTCTTAATCCTGTTAGTATTAGGCTTAGGTTTCTTAATACAAATACACTCAGCACCTTGGAACTTAGTAAGTTTGTCTAGGCGCTCTTCTATGAAGTTATACCTAGGAAGTTTGCTAGCCAAATACTTAGCAGTGGCATCACTAAATCCTGGTGTAGCGTTAATTGCTCCAGAATAGCCTTCTTGATGACCGTGATAGTCATCAGCTTCAGCCACAGCTCTTTCATATGCTTCTTTAGCAGACATACCTCTGCTGATAACGGTGAATTGTTGTGCTCCCATAAAATTGTTTTAAAAGTGACCTTCTGTGTGATTTTTGTTTTCATCATCATCATCCCAACATGTAGTGGTTGGGTCATATATAGAACTATCATCATCCTCTATATTAGGAGCTCGATAAAGCTCATATGCTATTATGCCTGCAAATGTGAGGCCTACAATTAAAATTATCCAGAACATGGGTGTTAGTCTTTTATGCGAAGACCATAGCCTAGATTAAACCAGTCAAATGTATTCTCCGCAGCTCGTTTGTTAAATTTAAATACCTTACGTAACAAAGGAATGGCGTATGCTTTAAATAGTTCAAACTGTTTTGTAGTCATGGTCCACTGGTGATACCAATCTTCCAACTCACGAGCTTGTTCTACTGTTTTGCCTATCATATTGAGTTGATACTCAACTAGATGTTCTGAGATGTTTGTTCTATTGATAGTCACCTTGGGTTGTGGAAAGAATCTGTTCTTGCTAATCTCAGCTAGAAACTCTTTCTTATCCCAGGTCTCCATGTGTGGACGCTCTTCTATGAATGACAGCTTTATGATGTCTCCCTTGATATAGCTAATGAAGCAAGGAGTTCCTATGTAATCCTTGAACTTGTCTCCTTTCTTAATGTTCATGCTATTCTGTTTTTCTGTGTGCATATCTATCTTTATACTCCCAACCAACAAATGATTTTGCTATTGGAGTGTTTCTCTTCTGTTCCCTTTCCTTGAGAAGTTTATATGCTTTTCTTTCATCCTTCCTCATTTCTGTCTTTCTTTTAGGAGGAGGATTGTAATCAGGAAACTTTGCACCCTGTCCTTTAGTCTCTTCCAACTCAGCTAGTATCTTTAGCTTAGGATGATCACTAGATAGTGGTCTTTGTTTCTTATGTGCCATCAGAACAAACTTAACTGATTAGGATTTACAACTACATTGCGGGCTTTACCCTCTGTTTCAATCTTCCTAATGAGCTTCTCAGCACGCTCAATGTAATAGGCATAATTGATGTTGTCCAGAGGATGGTTTTTATCAAGTTTATTGCATACAGTGGCCAGCCACTCACCAGCTTCCACTTGGGAAACAGCTGCAGCACCACTTGTAGAGTCCTCATTCTTGATTTTCAGGAGCTTTTCTCCAGTGTTGGAGATGTAATAACGAATCAGCTTATTGTACACAGTCTTAACACCCGTGGACCTATCTATTCCTTCGTAGTGGAAGTCTTTGGAAGCTTTCTGTCTGAGACAGAAGTCAAAGATAACACTATGACTGCGAATAGTAGTATCAACAGGTATATTACGAACAAAATATTGTTCGAGAGCCATTGGTACAATGCGCGCTGACTTGTTCTTATGTAGCTCAAAATCAGTGAGGAAATCGCCTTTCTTCTTGATTTCACCATCTGTTTTTATCGCAAGATAGTCATTTACCGTGGAAAATATAATCTTTTGATAGTCAGCCCTCTCGAGCTCATATTGTGTTAGCTCACTCCACCAGCTGTTTATCTCGTGCATTTTGTCTATTAGATTCTTTTTAATCCTAATAGTGACACCATCAGTGTTTGCACTTATTACGTTAATACCAGCTAGTTCATAAGCTTCTATGAGCATCATTAGGCTAAGCTCACCCGTTATAGTGGTGAACATAGTGAGCTGTCTATCATAAATCCAGGACTGTATGTCAGAGCTCTTACCATAAACAGAGTTTACAGCAAGCTTTAGAGCCCCTACAATACCCTTGATTTTCTTGTCCTTCTTAGCTAAAGGCTTGAGTTCCAACCTCTTCTCAAACATTGTCTTATAGCCCTGAAGGAATTCTTTACCCAAATGTCTTGGATAGCGATCATTGTTGATGATAATGGCTGGATAATAGCTGGATACATCCCAGTCAATAATCTCGTGCTCCTCATCAGCTTCAAAGATCTTGGGACTGTTCTCTGTATGCAAACCACCCTTCATAAAGGAATACACATTACCATAGAAGTGTAGTTCCTCTTTGAAATCATCCTGCATACCCAAACTCATCTTCCTAATGCGTGATAGGAACTCTTGCAGCTCGAGCGTTTGGAACTTTACATAGTCTGCGATACAGTTCTTTACATGGGTTTTCTTCTCAAACTTACCCTTTTTAGGCAGATCACGATAGTCTATACCCTTCTGTTCACAGTAATACTTTTTAATCATCTCATCTCCAATCTTACTATCAGAATAGTTAAGACAAGGGATGTTGAATTCTTCTTGTATGTCCTGTCTGAGCTGTATTCTATTGTCACCTTTATACAAAGGATGGTCCGTATCACCAATGGTCACCTTGTAGAACTGATAGGTAGCCCACACATCATTGAGACAGTATTCTGTCGTAAGGATGATATCATCTCTAGTCATCCCTACAGTGTCATGATGAATGGGCATCTCTTCAATGTTCTCTAGGTCCATCTCAAACTCAAGCCTCTTCAGACTCACACGTCTATTCTTGTTGTCAAAGTGGTGTATCTTGAATAGATCAATCTGTTTAAGGCTGAGCTCATACTCCCTAAATTCAGGAAACACATCGAAATTAGCGTCATGTATGACATCAGCAGCCTTTTGATGAATCTTAGCAGCTATTTCCAAATTGGAAAGTTCATGCCAATACTCATTGTTGCGTATCACCCACTCTACCACCTGACTATCGAAGCGTAGATTGTTATAACCCACCCAATAATAGTCTCTGTGTTTCTCTGTGAAGTTGATAAACGCATCCAGATTGTTGTCTTCTTGATTCACCTTAAAAACCCTATATGGTTCTTGAGGAATAAGACACACCACTAGAAAATATTCTTTTAAGGTTTCGATATCATAAATGATTACATTCATCATTTCTTCTTTTTAGGAGCTGCTTTCTTTTTAGTTGCAGATTTCTTCTTCTTCTTTTGTTTGTCTTCATCTAAAACAACACGAATAGCTAACGCCATCATCTCACGAAACACATTATCTTCATCTTCATGTGCCATTAGAGAAGCAAGTGCTGCTGTAAGAGTATGTATGTCTCCTTTGATTTTCACTGTAGATTCTTGATTTGAATCACATATGATAGTTAAACGAGCTGTTTCTTTTACCACTGATTTTTTAGTTGCCATTTTAAATGCTTTGATTGTAAATAGTTCTCACCTTGTTGCCTAGTTCTTGATCATTCGGGGTATTATAGATAACGTCCGCAGGAATAAGAATGTGCGTTCGTTTGGTTCCCCTATCATAGCATGCTTTACAGAGCTGTCCAGCTCCTTCAATATACCCATGTCTATAATCTATGTGCAAACTCTCATCATATGGAGTTTCAGCGCCACATAGTACGCATTTGTCTTTTGCCATATAGTTTGGATTTAAAAGGTTCCTACCCTCTTAAATGAGGATAGGAACCGTAGCCCAAATCTACTTAATTTTTCGCATACGAACAACAAATCTTTTGTATTGGTTACTAGGTTTGTAATACATCTTGTTGTTATCAAGAACCAATCTTGTTGTACGTAGCTTGGCTTTCATAAGTCTGTCAATGAATTCATTAACAGCTGCATCATGAGAACCATCACAATAAACTAAGGGTGTTACTGTGCTCCAGGCAGAGCGATAGACGAGTGTAGGCATAAGGATGTGTATTTACATGTTTAGAAATAAATACGGATGTGATCATCATACATAACCACTTTCTTACCTGTCACCTGTGTGGGAACTGTAAGAGTGTTATCTATTCTTCTTCTACGTTGCTTTGGACCAGTCCATTCTGCAATCTTGTACGTGCGTCTAGCTAAGCTGTACAGCTTTATACGCATGCTATTCTCTGATACATTGTACCTTGGAGCAAGTTTTTCTGCCAACATTACAATAGGTTCTCCTGTACGGATTTCTTGCTTCATTTGCTTGATTTGTTCATCTGTGAACATTGATTTTCTTGACATGTGCTTTGATTTTTATTTGTGATTTAATTGGTTACAAGATTTCAAATCCTCCACATTTGCGAAGGAATGTGACAAAGTTTTGTATGTGATAGAGAGGACAACTGTGTGCTGAATAAGCTAATGTGCCATCCTTTGTAACAACACCATTGTATAGGATTGTGCCTCGAGGATACACTTCATTAAGCTCATCCTCAAGTTCTTTAGGCATGAAACGACTATTTGCAGTGGTCCATGAACCAAGACACAGATACATTCTGTCATCCATATCATGCATATTAGCGTTATTAAGCTCTAGATAGAGCTCAATAGCATTAGCTAGGTCATCACACTCTTGCTGTGTCTTTAGACCATATCCATTGTTTTCTCCCCATCCTTTAGTATTAAAAGGAAGCTTTGCAATGTATATAGCAAAGTCACATATAGCGTGAATAGGTATCCAAGCCCATCCACTAGCTCTGAAATAAACACCAGGATTGTGAGCTTCCCAGCTATTTAGTTCATTGTAATACATACTACGTTCATATTCTGTTAGAGAGTCCCAGTTTTCTGGTCTCTCAGGTTTGTCCCCAACTGTTTGAGGAGCAATACCATGTACATCCATTCCCATAGACTATTAGTTTAAATAGATTGCTTTTTTACCACACATCATACCCACCTTAAACTCCTGTTTCCAAGCCCATTCATCTGGCTGGTTAGGTGGATAGGTGGTTTTAAAGCCTGGTTTAATCTGACAGACAGCATCTGCACGCCTGCCAAAGATGAATTCTTTGATTAGTTTCATGAGTGTTTTCATTTTAATCTTCTTTCCATGTGTCATCATCCATATCATCCCAGTCTCCATCTGGATCATCCTCATCATCTTCTTCCTCCTCATCATAAAGACCTGGAATGCATAGCGTGACCTTTTCAATTTTAGTAATAGGATCAGCATTGAGAACAGGATTAGCCTCATCCTCATGAGCAAAATCCCAATCGTCAATCATGATATCAATATACCCGTCGTATTCTTCTAGAATGAGGTTGATGTCTTTGAGCTCTATATCTCTAAGCTCTTCAAACTGTGGACCATCATCCCACCACCCTATTTCATGTGGTTCAGCTAGCACTTGTTCATCATAGATGATATAGGGCTCGACTGGTGCACCATTTTTGGTGATAAATTCTTCTAGGGGTTCTAAAGGAGTTTTGTCAAGCGCCCATATTTCTGTGTATTCTTTTCTAGTGCCAGGATTGAGTTTAGTGATAAACCACATTCCAGGCTCTAATTGCCTAGGCATATAACTCTTAAGCACAAGTTCGACGGTGAAATACATATCACTGCTTGTTTTTGAGGTGTTTTTGAATGTCAGACCCTCTAAATGTACGCTTTTGAGGACTAGCTGCACCCATTGGATCTTGTGTATTATCTACGCGTACACAGCTGTAGATATCATTACCCAAATCAGCCACCACCTTCCAGTCTTGATACATAGACTTACCAGCAGTGCCCATTTCATGTCTTTCTACGTGTTTTCTGAAGATTGTTCCTACCATATTACTGTTTTTTATAGGTTTCGTTGTAATACATTGTTCCTCTACCTCTATTAGGGTCAAATGGGTTTGTTTTCATTCCTTCATAGAATGCTTCAACTATATGCTCCTTCTCCATTTGTAATAACTCAACAGCTTTATCTATTGCTTCTCCGAAAGATAAAATCTTTTGTGGGTGCTTTAGTAACATCTCGTCACCCCAAGCAATAAATGTCTGCATTGCTGTTTGTTGTGCCATATTATTTGTTTTGTGTGTTATTTGGTGGGGGAAGTTGTGGTGTCAGAACTTCCCTGACATCCCTCCATATGTTTCGTTATAGTATGTCTGTCCACAATTAGCTTCGTCTATCATAGGAGATTGATTAGCATATCCATTATGCCAAGACTCTACTATCTGTTCCTCCTCCATTGCTTCGGCTTGTTCTGCATCAATGAGAAAACTATTTATCATTTTTTCTCTTACAATCCCATCAGGTTCTGATTTGATTTTCAAAAGTCTTATCTGCAATTCAGACAATAACCAATTAACTGCTGTTTGTTGTGCCATATTATTTGTTTTTAAAGTGGTCGAATCTGACCACTTTAGGTTTATTCTACGCATGGCGTAGCGTTTAAGATTAGCTATCATTCTGTTTCCTCCGATATTATCATGCTGTATATATCAGCACATTTAGGATATCGTCTTGCCATTATAGTAAAAGCCATCTCATATCTGCCAAGCTGTGTCTCTAAAGGAAACAACTCAACCTCCAATGAGTCAGCTCTTTTTGTTTGTACATCAAGTTTTGTTTGACAGTCTGCAGCAGCTTGTTTAAGCGGTTGTACACTGTTCACTTGTTGATATAAAAAAACTAAACATAATGCTAGAAGGACAATAAAAGCCCTTTCTCTTGGATTTAAAGGTTCCATAATGAGTATTTTAAGCGATAAAATTAGTTCAAGTGAGCGATAAAGTGCATTAGAATGCATATAATAATGCAGAAATGCAGTAAAATGGATGGTGTTGCATATAAATGTGTCATAAAAAGCACTTTATGGTGTATTTTTGTCCTTTTTACGACATGTTAAAAAAGGAACAGCCTGTATTTCAAGGCTGTCCTTTCATCCTTAGTAACCCAACTCGTCAAATCTTACATTGCTTTCCATCTCTTACCAACAGTGCCTGTAGGCTCTTTAGCTCTGCCTTTGCACCCATATCCATTGGTTGCACAAGACATGAGACCACCAATTACTGCCAGAAGGACAATCATTAGTACAACTATTTTTGCTATCTTTTCCATGTTTGTTGATTGAATTAGTTAAAAAATAAAGGGCCCAGCATAGAAATGCAGGCCCGTACGATTGCTTGCTTTTATGAAAACTCTTCATATGCTGATTGTGCCATATAAGCCAGCTCAAGAGCTGATTCATAGTTTAAGGCCCATATTTGACAGCTATTAATAATCCACAGTTTCTTGTCCCCATCCTGAGCTAATGGCAAAGGATAGGTGATGAGTGCTTCATCATGCTCTGAATGATTGAGGCTTAGTGCCATAACCCATAATTTTAATGTTAAACAATTTGTACATAGGCTCTCTAATGATCATTTTCTGATCAAACCACATGATTCTAAATGTGCTGAGATCAAGGTGCCACAGGCAATATAACAATACACCTGGTGCTACAACAAGGAATGCCACTGTCATGAACAGTAGCTTTAACAAATACTTCATGTTAATTAGTTTAAATGATTGATTAATAAGGATTTAGATAAAAATATATGGTTTTGCATCACCAAAAAGCCTCTATTCTATGAAGTAGAACAGATGAACACCTATACATATCCCTCTGCACTCAGTTGTAATACAAGAACTGGCGTTCTTGAAATCGAGGGCTCGCTGGGTTAAAGGCAGCATTGTCCTACTCGCATCTTTACCTCCAATTGGATATTACAACCGCTAGCCCTTGGGAAGCTAGGATGGTGCATTAATGCCTGTCTTCCCAGGCTGCCCACTATCATTCTGGTTATATTGCATAATGGCGATAGATAGTAATAGTTTCCATTACACTCAACTGTCTCCACACCTAGCCCGTAGACTATACAGTGGCTGGTTTGTTAACATACATAGAATGTGACAATAAATTTCTCCCATGTATATGCTAGCTAGGTTAATGCTATATATATTCTTTGTAGACATGCATATTAGCAATGTCTGGTTTTACCCCCTAAAAGGTGCAATGGGTTACACAGCCACTCTCTAACTCACACAAAATCAATACATTGTGCATCGATTATAGTCCCACCCAATCAACATTTCATGTTTACCCACCCATATATATAATGAATAAAAGAAAGTGTCCCCTGATTGAGGACACTTTCGTAAATCATTACACGAGTGAGTTAGCAAGAATGCTGCTGATAGCCTGCTCGCTGAGACCAGCTGTGCTAGCCTTGCTGCGAATGTGCTGCTGTACTGCAAGTTCGATGTCTGAACCAATAGTACGCTCTTCGATTGCACAAGCTTTCAACTCATCGAGGTCTTTGAACACTGAGAGTGCGTTGATGCGAGCAACTTGGACAGGCTTGCCATCTTCTCCAACCGCAGGATTGCCATCCTTGTCAAGCTGACCAATCATGCTTGTGTCTACGACAGCATAGAATGGGAACTTAACTGTAGGATTAGACCATTTCCCACTTTCGTCCTGTTTGTTCTCATAACCCAACTCGGTCATTTGGTTTCTGTGGACGAAGAAAGTTTGGCCATAAGCTGTACGAGCTGTGAAGTTGCCTTTTGCTGACCAAACACCTGATTTAACACGCAGTTCTTGTGACATAAAATTCGACAGTTTTTTACAAGGTGGCTCCTTGTTAACGAATTACACGGGGGGTGGCTCCCACCGCGCACATTGCCCCCCGGTCCTTGGTGTGGAGTAAGCTCCCCCCTCACGGATAGGGGGGTTTTTCCAGGGGGTAAAAAACAGGGGGGATCTGTTTCACGTGGAACCTGGTAGGGGGGAATGTCAAGCTAGAGCTTTACTATAGGGGAGTGTTTGTCAAGGGATAGGTTGACTAAAATTTTGCGCTAGGTAGCGTTTTTCACTACCGTGTGCAAAAAATAAATTTGGAACCTATCTGAAGGATGTTGTAACTTTGGGGTGGAGGGCGGGTTATTATTCTATACATCCTTTAGATATAAAGCTTTTTTATGGCTTCTGGTAGACGGGAATAAGGGAAATAAGACATAATATAGCAATAGCATAAAAGATTGTATTTGACCATGTTATAAATAGTTCCTATCTTTGTACTAACTAAATCTATGAAGAACATTGTATTACAGAAGCTAAGGAAACAAGAAGGGGATAATGTCCTTCTAGCTGAGAGGTATTACACCATTCTGTCTGCTGTGAACGATTTAAAGCTGACACAAAGGGAATTACAGCTCTTAGCCTTTGCTGCTGTAAGGGGCAACATCTCTTATGCCAATATACGCAAGGACTTCTGTGAGAGATATGGCACCACCAATGCCTCCATAAATAACATCATTTCTAGGCTTAAAAAACTGGGGGTGTTGGTGAAGGATGGGACAAAGGTGAAGGTGAATCCACGCATCACATTAAACTTTGACAATGACATCACCCTTGAAATCAGACTTGTTCACGGATAAGCCTATTAGTCTGTCTGTCAAAGACTATCTGATTAGGAAGATGGCTGTAAAGCTTATGATTAGTGAAAAAACCATTGAGGCTGTTGTCAATCACCAGTTCCAAAGCGCTAACGAGGCTACACATCAACACAAGAGCTTGGAAATCAGTGGGTTTGGGAAGTTCTTTTTTAATGATGGGAAGGCAGTGAAAACCATGCAGAAATACTTAAGCCAAAAGGCCCTGTTTGAGAAGAAGGCGGTGGACGAAACATTGCCAGAAGCCAAAAGAAGGGCAGCTGGATTAAAGCTGCAAACAGCGCTGGATAACATAAGAGACTTAAAACCAAAGACATATGATTTCCCAGATTTACGAGGGGTGGAGGAACAACCTGCTGCCGCCCAAAAAGTTGAGGAGCACGATAAAAGAGACGAGTGAACAAAGGTTGACCATCTGTGAGGGGTGTGAATACCACTCCAGAAACAGAAAGAATTATAAAAGCGTCAGACCAGATGCACATTGTACACATTGTGGGTGCACCCTGTCTGCTAAAACCAAATGCCTCTCATGTGCCTGTCCATTAGAAAAGTGGATAGCGTTGGTTACACCAGACCAGGAAGAAGAAATGAAAAGCAATGGAAAATAGACAAGAAATCACCCTTAAGAAGATACCTCTGAAGCTATTCATTGAGGTGCTTACAGACGCTTGGAATAAAGGCGCTGATTTTGTGGATATTATAGGAGTTCCTGACGAGCTGCAAGATAATATAGGAATTGCTATCAAGGAAGACTATTACACCAAGGGTGATAAAGAGGATATTAACTTTGACGTAGAGGTGGAAATTGACCCTTCTAAAAAACTTGATGACGAAGATTTAAACCAATTAATATGAATCCAGTAGTAGAAGCATGGGTGGTTATTGAAAAACTAGGAGCTCTAGTTGCCACACCAGGTATTTCAGATGATGTAAAAACGCTAGCTAATGAAGAAATAGCTAAACTAATCAAGAGTGTTGTTTCACCAGGATTAGATAGGCTATCTGCTGCAAGCGCTGGCTTGATAGTAAAATAAGCTGATGAGAAAGGCAAGTTATTATAGTCAGATACTCACACTTCTCCAACAACTACACACTGCCTATCCCAATTATAATATGGGTAGACACCTAGCCACAGCGCTAGATGAGTATGGAGATATATGGGGGCTGACAGATAAAGAGATACTTTTTGCTCTAGACAAGTATAAGTCACAGCTAGAGCTAGATGTTCCTCATACAGATGACAGTGAACTTGACCAGATTATAAAAGATGGCATGAATCTGGATGACATTTTAAAAGAGCAAGATGGCGAAGACTATTAAGAAAACTACATACATAAATGCTGAGCTCGATTGGGCTGAGCAGCAACTACGAAGCTGGAAGGCTTATGTGGATGCTAATCCTCTGCACGAACTAAAAGACCGTGTAGAGTGGAAACCAACGTCTAAAGGAGGAATGATACCCATGGTGATTGCCTCCATTGAGGCACAGGGTAAGTTCATCCAAGAAACGATGAAAAACTACCTTGCTCTTCTGGAGGTTGTAGAAAAACTGCGTGAGAAAGAAGAAGCTAAGGTGGAGGTGAGAGGTAACGGAGAGTTGAGCTCAATGGCTGAAGACTTTCTTAGAAGCAGACGATGAGTGACATACAAAGCATAGATTACAAAGACTGGTATATAAACCAGGGGCGTATTCCTGACCGTGAGTCTGCAGAATACAAACCCTTTTTTGACTTCCATAGGAATATATGCTTAAACGGTGCTATGATGAACGGGGTGTTTATCAACCCTTTCCTCTACTGGCACCTAAACATATGGCACACAGAGGTGGATGTTATTGATGAACGTGGTAGAATATCACAGAAATATGCCAACCCACTCCTTCGTGATAATGAGTGGATTGTGACAAACGAAATAGAGAGGGCTCAACAAGACAAGAAAGGACTAGTGATACTAGGAATTCGACGTTTTGCCAAGTCTGTACTCGAGGCTTCTTACATAGGGTGGGGCGCTACATTTGATGAGAATTCCCAGAATGTGATCGCTGGGTTGAATGCCCCCGATATAAAGCTGATCACGGATAAGCTGGACAAGGGCCTTAACTTTTTGCCTGAAGCATGGAGATGGCAAAGGGTTGAGGATAACTGGAAAAACCAAGTCACCCTAGGTATTAAGACCAAATCAGGAGAACGTATACCCTTCTCTCAGATTCTCATCCGTAACCTGGATGAGGGTAACAATGAGGAAGCTATTGCTGGTACCAAACCCCGTAAATTAATTATAGATGAGATTGGTAAGGGTAATTTTCTCCGAGGATTTCAGGCAGCTGTGCCAGGTTTTACAACTCCTTATGGATGGGGGTGCTCTCCAATTCTTACTGGGACTGGTGGTGACATGAAGCGATTCATGGATGCCAAGAGCCTCATGTTTGATGTAGACAACTTTAACTTCCTTACGTATAACAATGAGAAGGATGAGAAACGTATTCATGGCCTGTTTATTTCGTATAAATATCGAATGGAGGCTAAGGAAGAAAGTACACTTGGAGCATTCCTAGATCAGCCCAAGGACAGCGACCTACATAATGTAAGGATGCTGGTGAGCAATGAGGATAAGGCTAAAGAAATTACAGAGGGTAATTTAGAACGCCTTAAAAAGGCTGGAGATAGAGTGGCCTACCTAAAAGAGAAGATGTACTACCCACTTGAGGTGGATGACATCTTCCTAAATGAGGACACCAACATATTTGACATAGAAGCAGCTAAACGTCAGAAAGCTAGACTTATTGGTCAAGAACGTACAGGCACCCCTGTTATATTGTTCCATGATGGAGAGAAGATTAGTCATGAGTTTACAGATAAACAACCCATTACCAACTTCCCTCTGAAAAGCAGTGATTTAAAGGATGCCCCTGTAGTGATATATGAGTTTCCTTTAGAAAACCCACCATACGGACTCTATGTAGCAGGAGTTGACCCTTATAGACAAGGACAAGCTGCCTATTCTACATCTTTGGGGTCTGTATATATTTATAAGAGAATGCACGACATCACTGGTGAGAAATACCAAGATATGTTCGTAGCTTCGTATTGTGCAAGACCTGATAAGAAGGAAACCTGGGAAGAACAGGCTAGACTTCTAATCAAGTATTATAACGCACGAACACTGTGTGAAAATGATGACATCTCCTTTATAGAATATATGAAAGCTAAAGGAGATGCACACTACCTTGAGAAACAACCTGAATGGTTGAAAGAAGTGGTGCCTGGTACTACCGTCAAACGTGAGTATGGAGTGCACCGCTCAGCAGATAAGATAAGAGACTATCTGCACAACTGTCTCAAGAAGTATATGGAGGCTGTTGTATATCAGGAAAAGAATGAAGATGGTGACATTATTAAAGAGGTGACAGGTGTGTCTAAGATATTTGATCCTGTTCTGCTGGAAGAGATAATTCAGTATAACGATCAGGGTAACTTTGACCGTATTGTGGCTGCAGAGCTAGCTATTGCACAGGCTCTTAAAATGGACCCCATACTTGGAAAGGTGGGTGGGTCAGGAGATGACAGATTAAAAGCATTCTTTAGACCAAATAAGAAAAACCAGCTATTCACAGAATCAAGAGGATTATTCCCAAGAAAAAAAAGTAAATTGTTCTCATAATGGCAATTATTAGATATACGAAAGATGCTACCATTAGGTATGCCTATCTTAACATATTTCCTGACCAGTTTAAAACGGACAAGGAAAAGCAGGACGAAAGCTGGATAAAGAACACTATGGACTACTTTGCAAACAAGGCTTATGCTGAGTTTGTAAAGAACCGTGACACGTTTGTAAAGAACTATGACCTAATGAAGGGCATCCTGAGGATGGAAGACTTCTATCAAGAACCACAGGTGAGAAGCTTTACAGATGTACTTACAGCTGACCTTCAACTTCCTGCATATGTAAAGATGTATTCCATCATCACCACCCCTGTTAATGAACTAGTGGGTGAAATAAGTAAACGCCCTGATACATTCAGGGTGAAAGCATTTGATGATGATAGTAAGTCTGAAGAGCTCGAGTTCAAAACAGAAATCCTTCAGCAATACGTGATTGGAAGAGCTAGACAACAAATCCTAGCAAATGCTGCTATAAATGGTCAAGAGCTTTCTGATGATGAGGTGCAGCAAATGACAATGGATGAAGTGAAAGAGGTGTTAGACAGTTACACCTCTGTGGCTGAGAAGTGGGCTAACCACGTACTCACTTGTCAGAAAGCTGAATTCAACATGAAGGAAAAGAGTGAAGATGCATTTCGTGACATGTTGATTTCTGGAAGAGAATTCTATCACATATATGAAGACAACTCAAAGCTTGGATTTAATGTTGAGGTGGCTAACCCTAAGAACACTTGGTTTCTTACAACTCCTGATCGTAAGTATATCTCTGATCCTACAGGTAGAGCTCAGGGGGCTTATGCCGCTGGTACAGTGCAAGTTATGGAGCTTTCAGAAATCATTGAAAGTATTCCTGACCTCACTAAAGAAGAAATTGATCACCTTAGGAGCTCACTTCAAGACTATGGACTTATCAATGTACGTGAGTCTAATTTGGGCAATCCAAATGTGGTGCCTGGTATTGACTCAGTAACATACGATACATTTGACCCACTGGTCCTTCAAACGCGTATGATTATTGAATCAGAAATGAAGGAGAATAGTGATGGACTAAAAGACTTCTTAGGGCTAACATCAAACGTTAGTTCATTTGGATATAAATATGTTGTTGTTCGTTGTTATTGGATGAGCAAGAAGAAGATTGGTAAACTCATTTATTTAGATGAACTTGGTAACGAACAATCTGTTCTCGTAGATGAAAATTATAAAAGTGGCACTGTTCCTACACAACAATCACTAGAATGGGGATGGATTAATCAATGGTATCAGGGAACAAAGATTGGTCCAGACATATATCATGTTAAACCATTTAAGCTTCTTAACTACTGCCCTATTATTGGTATCACCTTTGAGGTGAAGAATACAGAAGCTAAATCTCTGGTTGATTTAATGAAGCCTTTCCAAGTGTTGTACAATGTATGTATGAACCAGCTTTATAAGTTACTAGAGAAGGAAGTGGGTAAGGTGTATTTGACATCCATCAGGCACATCCCTGTTCCAAAGGATGGTGATGGTCAAGATGCATTAGACATCTGGGAAATGGAAGCACGCAACCGTGGTGTTGTGTTTATTGATGACTCTCCTGAGAACCTGAAGAGTCCATCTAGCTTCAACCAGTTTAGAGATATTGACCTCACCAGAACACAGGAAATCCAATCTCGTTATACATTAGCCCAACAGCTTAAGAATGAGTGTTGGGAACTCGTAGGGATGAGTAGACAACGTATGGGATCTATTACAGCTAGTGAATCTGCTACAGGTGTAAACACGGCTGTACAACAATCTTATGCTCAGACAGAACCTCTGTTTATAGCACACGAATATGTAATGGGTCAGCTCTATCAAGCAATCATTGATGCAGCTCTGTATGTAGAAAGTAAGAAGCCTCAATCCACACTCAGCTATATTACTAACGAGGGTGAATCAGCTTTTGTTTCTGTTAATGGATCAGACCTTAAGTTTCGTGACCTAAAGGTGTTCTTGACAAATCGTCCTGAGGATACACAAATGTTCAATGAGCTTCGTCAATTGGCCCAACCTTTGATGCAGAATGGTGGATCTCTATATGATGTGATTGAGCTGTACAGCACCAAGTCTATGAGAGCTATGAAGAAAGTGTTCAAAGACTTGCGTGACAGACAACAGGCTATGCAAGAACAACAGTTGCAAATCCAGCAACAACAAGTTGAACAACAAGGTCAGATTGCTCAAGCCCAGATTCAACAAGCTCAAATACAGAAGGAACAAGACATTGCTAACGAAAACTACCAGAACGAGCTTGACCGTATCAACAAGAAAGAGATTGCCCTGATTAATGCTGAAGCTAAATCCATGGGTATGGGGCTCTCTGATGTAGATGAGTCAGGAGTTCCTGATGTGTTGGAAGTCAGTAAGTTAGCTGCAGAAAGAGAAAGAACAGATAAGGATTACCAAATAAAGATGGCAGACATTGGTACAAAGAACAGACTGGCTGCTGAAAAGCTTGCTCTCGAAAGGGAGAAACTGCAAGTGGCTCGTGAGAATCAGAAAAATGATTTGGCCATAGCTAAAGAGAACGCAAAAGGAAGAGCAAAGAAACCTAAGAAAGAATAATGGATATCAACGAGATATTAGATGACACTCTAGAATTTGACCCCACCCCTCATGAAGACATCACAGCCTGCATACAGGCAATGGGTGTTGTTGAGGATATGGACACTGTTTTGCTGTCTGAGGATGAAGCTGAGATGGTGGAAAAGATAAAGAGGATGTCATTACTCATTACTTATCAAGCTCTTAAAGAGATATTTGAGGCAAGTCAATATGGAAATAACAAACCCACACAAAGTTGAACACCGTAAATTAGGTAGAGAAAAGGCTCATGGATTGGCTTGGGATGATAAGAATAAGATAGAATTAGACGTAAGATTGAGTGGGTATAGGTATTTACTCACCGCCTTGCATGAGCATTTCCACCTAAAACACCCTGATTGGAGCGAGACAAAGGTGAGTAAAGAGTCCTCCAAGACAGCCAGATTCCTATGGAAACTGGGTTTCAGATGGGTGGAGTTAAAGTAATTTGGTTAGAGTGAATTACATTAATGCTATATTATCTACGAAAACAGCCTATATAGCCATCTAACTCTTTGTTATTCAATAGGTATTATATACTTTTACTTTTCATAAACCAATCAAAAACAACTACATATGGCTGAGAACCTTGAGACGCCATCATTTGGCAACTTTAGTATTGAGAACACTATGGAGATGGGACCTGGTGGAGCAGAACTTTTGAATGATCTTCTGTCTCCTGAAACCTCTACAAGCAGTCCTGATCAACTTCAGGAGATTGTAAAAGAGGCTACACCCCCTACACCAGATACAAAACCTGATGTTCCAAAAGGTAAAGAGGTTGTTCCCAAAGAAGATGGTAAAGAACTTTCAGGTCAAGACCTGATTTCTAGCTTCCTGGGAGACAACGCTGGGGATGAGGAAGAAGCACAAGAAGCTGATCCTCAACCAGTTAAAAAGAAAGCTCCTGCTGCAGAAGCTAAACCTGCTGCAACAGAAGAAGCTAACTCTGATGAAAATACAGAAGTGGATGAGCAAGTGAGTCAATTCACAGCTCTGTCTCGCGACCTTTTCAAACTAGGTGTTTTCTCACAGGATGAAGATGAAGAAGAAGTGAACATCTCTACTCCTGAAGAGTTTCTGGAAAGATTCCAGAATGAGAAGAAGAAAGGGGCTGTTGAAATGGTACAGAACTTCATTGGTCAATTTGGTGAAGACTATCAACAAGCGTTCGATGCTATATTCGTAAAAGGTGTTAATCCAAAGGAATACTTTGGTGCATATAACAATGTTGTGAGCTTCGCTGATATGGACTTGTCACAGGAGAATAATCAAGTGACAGTAATTAAGCAAGCTCTATCTGATCAAGGGTTTGAGCCTGATGACATCAATACAGAGGTGGAAAGGCTTAAAAACTATGGCGATCTGGAAAGCGTAGCAACAAAGCACCACAAAGTGCTTGTTAAGAAGGAAGCCCAGAAACTTGCCCAAATGGAGCAAAAGGCTGAGCAAGAGCTACAACAGAAACAAGCTGTCAAGAATCAGTATATTAATAACGTTCAGCAAGTCCTTCAGGATAAGCTGAAATCCAAGGAGTTTGACGGGATACCCATCAACCCTAAGTTGGCAAACGAACTACAAGACTTCCTGCTGGTAGATAAGTATAAAACAGCATCAGGAGAAACTCTCACAGATTTTGATCGTACCATCTTAGAGTTGAAAAGACCTGAAAACCATGCAACTAAAGTGAAGGTTGCACTGCTACTGAAGATCTTAGAAAAAGATCCTACACTATCTACCATCCAAAGAACAGGCGTTTCTAAGAAATCAAACGAACTGTTTGGGGAAGTAGCTAGACAAGTGACTAAAGTTAAGTCAGGAACTGGCAGTAGCTCTCAGCCTTCTAAACAAAATTCATGGTTTTTATAATTTTTTCATAAACACAAAAGGATAAAAAATGGCAATTCAAACAATCCCAGGTCTAACTGGCTTCACGTATGCTCGTGTCGCTTCTATGGACAAGCGTGCTGTAGGTAAGCTAACTGACGCTAACCACCTGGAGAGCTTTCACTCAACTGAGCCTGCTGATTACGACAAGAAGATCATCAGCCTCTATACACAGAGCTCTCTGTACAGCAATGACTTTCTTGACATGATCAACAAAAGCACGCCTTATTACATTGATAATAATAGCGATGCTTGGAAATGGCAAGTAGCTGTTCCCTACAAATTCCCCAAAATCATCGATGTACCTAACTCAACTCTTGAGTTGAGCAAGCCTGGTATCGATGGTCAAGAGTTCCAACTCGTAATTGACACAAATGAGTTCTCTAAGAACGCTATCATTTCTGTTGGTACACGTCAGTATGGTCCTCGTTTCTATGTTATCAAGGACCCCGTTCCTTGGAACATGGGATTCTTGTACACCTTCACTTTGGTTACAGACAACCCAACTGTAGATTTCGTAAGCCCCACCTTTTTGCAGGTAGGTATCGAGCTTGAGTTGGTTGATGCTGCAATTGGTGAGTTCGATCAAGATTTGTTAGGTCTTCCTCGTTTGGGTGAGCAAATCACTATGTTTGAATCTTTGGGTTCTGCATATGGTTTCGAGCACAAAATCACTGAGTGGGCTGATGACAAAATGATGCGTGACTCTGCAGGACGTCCTTTGGATATCCTTGTATATGCACCTCAGCGTCGTAACCAACTTCCCTTAACTCGTAACGATGTTAAGTGGGAGCCATTTATTGAGTTCTGGATGCGTAAGTCTATGCTTGAGTTGAAAGTTAAGCGTATGATTTGGTCTCGTCCTGGTACTGTAAAGACCAACGGATCTAAGCAAGAACTTAAGCGTACTTCTGCTGGTGTTTACCACCGCATGCGTAACAACGGTAACCTGGTTCAATACAACCGTGGTGAATTTACTGCCAACCTGATTCGTTCTGTGTTTGGTGACCTGTTCTATCGTCGTGTGGATGTTAAAGACCGTCGTGTTAAAATGTACACTAACGAAGCAGGTTTTGACGTGTTCCAGCAAGCTTTGAAGACAGACGCTTTGAACAGCGGTCTTACCTTCATGGCTGATAGCGGAAACCGTTACATGCAAGGAGAAGGACAACACATCACTTACAACTTTGCATTCGATGCAATGGTAACTCGTGAGACTGGTCGTGTTGAACTGATTCACCTGAAAGAACTTGACCTTCCTCAAACTAACCTGGAGTTTGGACAGAACAAGAAGTCAACCCCTGTATTCATGGTGTTTGACGTAAGTCCTATGTCTGATGGCTCTATGGTTAATAACATCCGTGAGGTGCGTATGAAGGGTGCTCCTTCTATGACTTGGGGATATATCGATGGAACTCGCCACCACTTAGGCTTTGCTAAGTCTCAGGGTATGAGCTCTGCGAACAAATTCCCAGGATACGAAATCTGGATGAAGGATCGTTGTGATGTATTCATTGAAGACCTGTCTCGTACAGTGTTGATTGAAGAAATCCCACAATTCTAATAAGACTACAGCTTAGGCTGTTCTTATAACCTACCGAGAAGGAATGCCCCCCACTTTCAGGGTGGGGGAGCCTTCTCAAACTACAGAGATGGGGATTGGGAAATTCCCAATTGCCATGAGGTTCATACCTCACATCTCTGCAAATAAACCAAATAAATAAACTACATATGGGTAAGTTAGGTAAAATCTCAACACTTAAGAAGGAGTATAACAACTCTCAACTTCAAACAATGCAAGGTGGCCTTTCTTTAAGAGGACTTACACGCATCCCTGGAACAGGGGTGTTTAAGTATCCTTACAAAGAACTTGATGGTAAGTATCGCACAGGTATTGATCCTGATGCTGCTTACATACGCAGAATCTCTGATCCTCTAGAGAGAGAAATGGAGACTGAGCGTGTAACAGCACTTAGAGACAAGCTACAAGCTGCTCTTGGTGATGTTGATCTAGGTCCTCGTTCTAGTTTCTGGAACTATGGAATGTCCACATCTACAAATGACACTTTGCACGTTCAGCCTGTAAAGCTGCTTGATGGAGACAACTTCTTTGATCTTTCTATTCCTCTTCAGGAAATAGCCTTCTCTTGGTTGCGTGTTCACCCCACAATTGCAAGCTCTTATCAAGCTTGGGAGCGTGGTGAATATCCTGCAGATACACAGTTTTATGTGGCTGATGAGGATATTGAAAACGCAGTGATGTTCAAGAAGAAGCAACTTATCAACAAGGCTATTGTCAAATTTGACACTATGACTCCTGAGAGAAAAAGAAAAGTGGCACGCTTGTTGGGATTACCTGTAACTGATGATACTAAGGAGGAAGCTGTTTACAACCTTGTAGACAATGTCCTCAAACAAACCGAGTTTAAGAACGGTAAGTATCAAGGGTTAAATCCTGTCGAAGTGTTCACACGCTTCGCAGATATGAAGGATAACTTACTCCATATCAAAGACTTAGTGAAACAAGCTCTCACACATTCAATCTATAGGGCAAGACCAAATGGTAAAATTTATGAGGGTGAGTTTGAAGTAGCTAAGGACGAAGATGATTTAATTAAATTGCTTGCTGACGATGATAATCAGGACTTGCTCCTCACTCTCGAAGGTAAGCTGAAATCTAAGAAATTAGCTGCAGTATGATACCAGTAGATAGTTTATTATACAAGATTGACCAAAAACTAAATAAACTATCGACCAACATACACCAGCAGATAAACTTAGAAGATAAAATTCTGGCTCTCAATGAGGCCCAGATTAAGCTGATAAAACAAAAGGTTGATGGTTTTAGTGTAGTGAGTGGGATGGGACTTGACGCTTTTAAGAAGCGTTACGAGGACCTCCAAAGCTTAGTGGTCACTTATAACCACCAACCTCTTGATCTCACTCTTAAGAACGCTGAACTAAATCAATGGTTTGCTAATATACATCTCCTTGTTCCAAAGTATATGTTCTATATTGATGCATATGTACTGGCTGACAAAGGGGTGTGTAAGGACAGAAAAATCTGGATTAACAGAGACTTGGCTAAACACGGTGACCTTCAGTTCATCCTGAATAACACTCACTACAAGCCTTCTTTTGAATATCAAGAGACTTTCAACTTCCTTTCGACAGATGAAATATCCATCTTCACAGATGGTACCTTCACTCCAAGTAAGATATATATGTCCTATATGCGTTACCCTGTATATATTAATAAGACAGGATATGTAATGCTAGATGGCCAACCATCATTTGATCAAGACTGCGAACTTGAACTATATCTGGAGGATGAACTGTTAGACTTAACAGTACAAAACCTTGCAATGTACACTGAGAATCAATCTGCTGTACAAAACTCGATATACAGAATTCAAACAAACGAATAGATTTTTTAATCACCTAAAATAAAACAAAATGGCTGATTTTTCATTAACTACGCTCTTCGTAGTACCAGTAGGGCAAACTGCGCTCCCTAGCTCTGGATCTACGCAAAACTTGAGCGCTGGTCAAGTGGGTATCTTCAGAAATGACTACACCCTTGCCACAGTTGGCAATATTGCCGCTGCTCCCTATTTCTATATTGCGCAGGGCCGTACTAATACTTATCTGCAAGGCTCTAAGCGTTCTGATAAGATTAAAGGTTGTCCTTCAGGATCTGGTTGCAACAGCAACGTAACTGAGTGGTACAAAGTGGTTGGATGTCCTACACCTGTAACTCAAATTACAGAAGTTGGACAGTGGAACGTACAGTGTGGTGATGTTATCACCGTAACTCTGCGTGCTCACTCTAGCTACCTGGATACCCTGTATTTCAATGGTTTCACTCGTTCAGTAACCGTACAAGCTCCTTGTTGCGAGTGTGGTGGTGATCCTTGTGATATTGTTGATGTACCTGCTTTGATTGATGACATCATCTATCATTTCTTGTTGCAAGCTCCTGGAAACAATCCTGACAACATCACATTCTCTGACTTCTATGAGTTCCAGAGAATTGGTAACAACCAAAACGCTGTTCTCCGTATCACTGGTAAGCCTCTTACCAAATATGGCCAGCCTTGTGATGTGGCAGCATTTCCTTTCGAGTATGACCGCATGTGGTTCCGTACGTTCATTATCAATGGACCTGCAACCACAGCTGACTTCATCGTAGCTGATGCTTGTAACATTTCAGCAGTTCCTGTAATCATTCAGCGTTCTTCTTACGCTGTTGGTACTTCTGCTGAGATTGCTCAACTGGAGAAGAACTTCTACAGCTATCAAGCTGGATATTTGAAGCACCTCTACAGAATGAATGGTTATAACGAGAACTTCGAGAGCTGGGTATCTGATGGTACTACCTACGATACTTATTACATCAAGTTCAACGAGTATAACAAGTCTGCTTACCAGTGGGGTGACTACATCATGGAAGATAGCACTGTAATCATTGCTACTCCTCAAACTCAAACTAATGGTTCTGCTAACCCTATTGGTGGATTGATTGAGGATGTTCTTGAGGCTGGTCTTGGTACTGTAACTGCTGATAACTCTTGTATCACCACTACATCTACTACCACTGCCACCCCAACTACCACTACTACTAGTACGACAACCAGAATCCCATAATAGTAGGGTAGAGATATAAACATTTATATTAACCTAAGCCAGAGGTGAGAGGATTAAAACTCAGATCCTCTGGCTTATTTATTTAAAACAACATGGCAGACTTGAAACTAGACATATTGGTGATTCCTACATACAATGTACAAACACTAGGAGTTGCTGATGCGTCTGTATATCCCACGGACCCACCTGTTGTTTCTGGAGCAACGATTGAGATTAATGTTCCTGGTTTTGGAGTGGTAGTTAAACCGTTCAGTGTTAACGACTTTAATGTATTCACAACATCAAACCTAGGACTGAGCCCTGTAGGAGTGGACCAACCACTACCTGACGGGGTTTATCGTTTGAGGTATTCTGTAGCCCCTGCATACATCAACTTTGTAGAGAAGTCTATTATGCGTGTGGAAAAGCTACAGGAGAAGTTTGACAATGCGTTCATGAAGCTTGATATGATGGAATGTGATAGAGCAATCAAAACACAAGCAAAGGTGGATCTCACTACCATCTATTTCTTTATACAGGGTTCTATAGCTGCTGCTAACAACTGTGCTGTAGATGAAGCTATGAAGTTGTACAATCAAGCTGACATGATGCTTAATAACTTCCTCAAAAACAATTGTGGATGTTCTGGAAATAACTACGTAATAAACTTCTACTAATATGGCTAAGTGCAGAAACTGCGGAGCTAACGTTGGATGTGGGTGTCAATTGATAAACGGTCTTTGTGGACTGTGTAATGCAGCTACTAAACAAGGACGAAAAATTATAACAAATGTTATCACCAAGGCTTACGCATTGTCCAGAATGTGCTAGTATTCCAGCACTTATTGCTGAAATAGATTGTAAGCTAGCCAATCTAGCAGGTAATCTATACAACAATATTGTTTACATTCTGAACCAACCTATACCTGGAGGAGCAATGTTAGACTTGCTCAACTACAGGAGAATACTTGTTTACAAACTTTGTAATCCAAATTATGCCGCTGCATTCACTGTAAACATGATTGCAAGCAGAGTTAAAATTCTAAAATCTAAATAAATGTCTTGTTCTAATTGTTTTAACGGATGCGCAGAGATTGTATCAGATCAATGCGTTAGATATACAGGAATAGATGTTCCCATTCTGGGAATCAAAAATGGTGACTCTCTATCTTATGTAGAGCAAGCACTGATTGAGTTTCTCACATCTACGCTTAACGGTACAGGGATTATCCTTGAGATTAACCCCACCATTATATGTAACATCGTAAATAAAAACCTAGTAGAGTGTCAGGACCTCTCACTTCCTAATGTAATTAGTGCTATTATTAAAGCTGTATGTGAGCTTGATGCAAGACTAGTTGTTGTAGAAAACAAATTTGTTGCTCTAGAAGGACCCTATACAATTGGATGTCTTACAGGCGTAACATCAACCTCTGGAACACATGCCATCCTTCAGGCAGTGATTACAAAGCTTTGTGCACACATTGTTGACTTCAACGCATTTGTATTAGATGTTCAAACCAACTATGTAAAGAAATCAGAGCTCTGTGCATTAGTGGCAGCTTGTACACCACCTGCTCCTCCTACTTCCTACAAGGATAGAATGGTGCCTTTCACTGTTGTTGAATACTATGGTACAATACCTGGTAATTTTGACAACACTGGTAAAGGTCTTGGAGCATGGGATAAAATCTATCTTTGTAATGGTTTAAATGGCACCCCTGATAAAAGAGGACGTGTGCCAGTTGGTGCTACAACAGGCATGGCTGGAGGACCCCTAAATCCTGCTGTTGATCCTACGATTGCTGGAAATCCTACTTATACATTACTAGGAACAGCTGGTTCTAACACAGTGATACTCACCACTGCTCAAATTCCTGCTCACACACATACGACAGATCCTAAAATTAGTGATCCTGGACACACGCATTTTACAACGCTTTCTGGTGGTCAGGTAACTCTTACACCAACTACTCCTTTAGCTCAAACTGCAACCTACGGAGGTAACACTAGTTACTCTTTAGCTGGTGCAGCGGGAACTGCTGATATTGGAATCACTAACTCTAAAACAACTGGCATCACCATTATTGATAAAGCAATTTCTTCTACAGGAGGAGGATTAGCTCACTCTAATTTCCAACCTGGTCTTGGTTGTTACTACATCATGTATATTCCTTAATAGCTTAAAATCATCATATAATGTATTACGTTCCTCAGAACCCTTGTTGTACGCCAGAGCCCATAGTAACCCCTTGTGGAGGAAACGATCCCTGCTCAGCACAACCTATTGGTAGTCAATCAGTTGTGTACAGTGGTCCCAATCTTTCTTGTACAGGAATTGCTACATGCAATAACCTATCAGTAGCTCTTCAGAAGGTAGATGAAAAGATTTGTGACCTACAAGATCAGATTGATAGTTTGTCAACTGCTTTAGGTATCTGTTGCACAACTACCACTTCTACATCTACAAGTTCAACTACCACCAGTACAACAACAATTCTTTGTCCTTCTTGTAATTTCTACTCCATCACTAACAACACTATCACTCCCGTAAACATTAATTACTATGCTTGTGGTGGTGCTTATAGAACTGCTGTAGTGAGTAGCTTTAGTACTATTTATGTTTGTGCTTGTACAGGTACATTGGTAGTTCCTCCTTTACCAGGAGTATCTTCTGCTAATATAGGAGCTTGTCCCACAACAACAACTACCACTACCACTCTACTGCCAACCACCACAACAACCACTACACTATTGTGATTGTAACAATAACATTAACGACAGCTGGAACTGATACAGGCCCATTCAACCTCTACTCAGATGTTGATGGGTTTGTATCAGCATTTGAAACAGGGGTGAGTAAAGCAGCTCTTCTGGCTGGCTACACTAGCACATTAGTTCCCAATGGCACCACTATTATAAGAGTGATGTCTGCTAATCCTCTGTGTACCAACTTTATAGATATTGTAATTGATAAGGAGTGTACAACCACTACCACTACGTCCAGCACATCTAGTACCACTAGCACCACTAGCACTACATCTAGTACGTCTACCACTACATCTACTAGTAGTAGCACCACTACAACAACAAGTACATCATCCACTACAACAACCAGCACCACTACAGAGGTTCCACCCACTACAACAACTACAACCACAGAGACTCCTTTAAACTGTACAGAATATAATGTGGTTGGTACCCCCTCTATTAGTATAGAATGGTTATCATGTGCTGGTGAACCCTTTACACAAACTGTAGGAGCAGGCGGTATATTTATATGTGCAGAAACTGGAACAGTTGTTCAAACTGGAGGAAGTGGAAGCATAACGCCTACAGGACCTTGCGGACTATAATGTATTAAAAAACCCTGTTTGTTGGTTTTCAGGGCTTTCTCCTGGGGGTTTCTACCCCTGGGAGTTTTTTATTTATAACTAACTTGGTTATCCACACTAACCTAAGTGGTTAAAATAATTTGGAAAATATCAAAAAGTTTCGTACCTTTATGGCAATTTTAACTAAACTAAATCATAAATGCCTGAAAATCAATCCCTTCTGCACCAGATGGAGCAAATGCTACACTGGAAAAAGAGCAAGAAGTTCTATGCAGAGAAACTAAACATTACAGAGGATGAGGTGGATACGTTGATGCGAGAACTCAGAAACGTAGAAACTGTGGAAAATGAGGCAGAGATTGGAAACTATATTGGAGAGCTAGAAGACACAATTGTTAGGTTTATTGAGGATGTGCAGAAAGGGACAGGTGAGATAGTGGTAAACACCAAGGAAGAGATTAAGAGTTTAGAGGACCTGATTGAAAAGTGTAAGATTGATACGGACAAGTGGGAGATAACTAAATACGTCCAAAACTACTGGGGAAATGTTGAACACCCTTATTACCAGGTGAAAGCCTGGTTGGGTAAGAAGAAGAATGAACAAGTTTTCCAAGACTCGTTCATTTCGTTTTTAGAGACCTACCAACCAGTATCTCCTGAGATAATTGGTCCTAGATTTGAGCTGTCTAAAGCAAATGCTTGTTTGGTAATTAATAAACAGGACTCCCACCTGAACAAGCTAGATATAGAAGGAAACAATGATATTTTGGAAAGATTTGCCACCTATATTCAAAAAGTGGAAACAATTCTTAACCAAGCCATTCTTTCTAACAACGTTACAGAAATTAAATACATAATTGGGTCTGACGAATTCAACAGTGAGTTCACAAACACCACTACAAAGGGTACACCTCAGCAGAACATCCTTTCCTATCACACTGCTTTTCAGGCAATATGTGATCATGAGGTGAATGTAATAAACCTACTTCTTCAAAGAGGTGGTGATGTGGAGGTGATATTTGTAGCTGGTAACCACGATGAGTTTGTAGGATGGCACTTGGCTAGCTGGTTAGAAATCTATTTCAGAAATGAAAACCGTGTGTCCTTTGACATCTCTCCTAGATATAGGAAGTATGTTAGCTACGGAAGCTCAGCCATGATGTTCAATCATGGGGATGCTTTGAAACCTGCCAAACTAGCTGGTCTATTTCCTATGGAATATAAAGAAGCATGGTCTGACCATGATAACTTCTACATCTTCACAGGAGATAAACACCACGAGGTGAGCTTGGATTTTAACGGTATTAAGTTCTTCCAGCTTCCTGCTTTCTCTACAGCCAAGAGTGGTTGGGATGATAAGAATGGCTACACAATAGCTAAAGGTGAAGTGACTGGATTCCTCATAGACTTTGATTATGGAATAACAAACATATTCAAACAGTATTTATAATGTCAACTTTTAGGAAATTAGTTTCAGATGTGCGCTCTATGCATAAGTTGCTGTCTACAGACAACTTGATCACGGATAGGGCTGTCATGTCTGAGATTAAGAACAATGCCTTCCTCCTTATCAAACGTGAGACTAATCTGAGGAAGCTTTGGGCTACTGATACAGTGTTCACGACCATTCCCTGTTTGGAGATGGTGGAAGTTCCTATTTCTGAATGTTGTGAATATTCTGATCCTTGTTCTGTAGCTAGAACTAAGTTCAAGCTTCCCCGCATCACAGAGGGTAACTATCAGTATGTTATCCAGGGTGTATACTCAATTAATGCAATGAGTGGTCAGGGAAAGAAGCTAAAAGAAATAACCATCAATAGATATATTAACTTGCTTAAGCTTCCTATCATCAAGAAGGAAGAATACTACTGGATTACTAATGGATATCTGTATGTGAATAACCCCCTTCTGAAAGCCATCAGACTTGTTGCTTTGTTCGAGGAGGATGTTCCTAATTCCATTATGTTCCCAGAGTGTGGCTGTGGTAGCCCAGAATATACAACAGAAGAGCTCTGCAAGAATCCTCTTGACAAAGAGTCCCCTGTTCCTGGTTACCTAGAGAAGCAAGTGCTAGAGTTAACTTCCCAGAAGTTACTATCCACCTACTTCAAATTGAAGACAGACATTACAAGTGATGGAGTTGATGGTCAAGCGCCCAACGTTCCAAACACTAGATAATGCGAGTAAAAATAGACTGGAGAAGCGCCAGTAAAGAAAACTACAATCATTTCTGTAAGAAAAATCCATCGGTTAAATTAACATTTGACGAGTGGAGAAACATCGTTTACACCTATAACGATGCTTTCAAAGAGTACATCCTAGAGACAGGTGAGAGAGCAAGACTTCCTTATGGGTTTGGTGAATTCTCCATAAACAAAAAGAAGCGTAGAAAGATGAAGGGGGTGGATGGTAAAGAGTTTGTCAATCTCCCTATAGACTGGAAAAAGACCAAAGAGAAGGGCAAGCGTATCTACAATTTCAACTTCCATACAGAGGGTTATTTCTTTGGGTGGGTGTGGTTCAAAGATACAGCTAGATTCAGACACTCAGCACTGTGGTATTTCAAACCCTCCAGAACAACATCCAGATTGTTGTCTCACTACATAAAAACCGACAACAGATATCAACATATTTATCACGAATGGAAAAAGTAAACTAGATGTCATACTACTACAAATATAACTTCATCTCTCCTGAGATTATCTATTCCACTGTAAAGGAAGAGTTTAAAAGCTATTTCGATACAGGGGCTATCGATGACCTCATGTTCCCCACTTACCTAGACAAGTGTCTATTGAAGTTGGGTAGAGCAACGTATGTTATTCAAGAGGAAGTGTTAAACATCTGTGACTATGAAGCTAGGCTCCCAGATAACTTTTATGCTGTTCGTGAAGCGTGGCTTTGTACAGCTATTAATGGCTTTCCCTATCAGACAGCCAACTCATTCTATTCCCAGGCTGCTACAGCCACCACTATACAGGTGAGTCCAATTGTTACAGACTGTCCTATTCCCAGTCCTTGTTGTGGTAATGTAGGATGTGATGGGTCTTGTATGCCTGAGATTATTCAGACAGTATACAAAACAAACAACCAAGCTCCTGTGCTATATCGTAGGGAATATCTACTCAAGCCTGGTAACATCTCTGCACAAAAGAACTGCGGTGTGGAATACACAAACAACTGGGAGTTCTATCAAGAGGCACCCCCTCTTCGTGAGTTTACCCCTGGTTCTGCTGGGTATGATTCATTTGACATTAGGGATAACAAGTTTGTCACCAACTTCCGTAATGGTATTGTACACCTGATTTTCTATGCCACAGAGTATGACGCTGGTGGTAATCAACTGATTCCCAACAACTTCCGTATCAGGGAATATATTGAGGCTTTCATCAAGTTTAAAATGATGGAAACCCTCACCAACCAGACCAATGATGAAACCTTTAACCAGCTCCAACAGAAGCTCGCATATTACAAGCAGCAATCTGAAGAAGCATTTATCATGGCTGATATTGAGATTAAGAAGCAAGATCCTTGGGCTAAGCAGCGTAGGATTAAAAATGACTTGAATAGATTTAATATGTACGAACTACCCAATCGTGTTGGTGGAATGTATGGTTGGAGACGCAATAACTAATACCAATGGCTGAGCAAGAACAAGGCAATATCAGACAGGAGTATAATAACGCTACCACTGGCTTAAACCTCGATCAGACCCTCAACCAGATTCCTAAGGGTAAGCTAACGTATGCGCTGAATGCTGCTGTAGAAAACTTTGATGCTAATTCTGTAAACTATCAGAATGAGCCAGGGAACGAACTTTGTGTTACGTTCCCTCCTGGCTTTGTATTAATAGGTACCCATTTCATCCAAGAGAGAAGTAAACATGTATTCTTTATCACCAACCCAGAAACAGGTGCTTCTGAGATTGGCTACATGGATAATAACGACTGTATCTATCGCACCTATGTAAGTGCTCCTTGTCTCAATTTCAACATTAATCATCCCATCCATAAGGCTGTCCACAGAATTACAGAGTGCACAACAGAGGTGTACTGGACAGATGGAATCAATCCTCGTAGATATATTGATCTCAACCCAGAAAACCTACCCTATGTTCTCATAGGAGGTACACCTGCGTGCGACCCTGTGTACAGCAATGAGATAGATTGCAACGGGTTAAATGTCCAGCCTGATTTTGTTATTCCTCAGCTGGATGTCACTAGAATAACCACAGGGGGTGACCTTCAAGCAGGTACATATCAGTTTGCTATTCAGTATTCCGATCCTGCTGGAAACCCTTTCACTTCCTACTACTCTGTTACCAATCCCACTCCTATTGCTGACCCCAGTATCACCACTGTTAATTTTAATTATCAGGTGGGTAAATCTATTGAGCTCACTGTCAGCAACTTAGATAATACAGGACTGTACGATTATTTTAATGTAGCAGTTATTAAAACTGTAAATGCCATTACCTCCGTTGAGTTGATAGGCACCTATTTTATTGATGGTCCTAGTCAGGTGATTACTTACACAGGTCAGAACAAAACCAATGTTCGTCTGACAATTAATGACATACTTGAGAAGTTTCCATATTACGAGATTGCTCAAGATATAACAGCTGTACGTGATATTCTGGTGTGGGACCAACTCACTTCTGTAGAAAGAATTAATTACCAGAAGATAGCTAACGGTATCGCTCTGCAGTGGGAAACCTATCGTATCCCTAATACAGAAACCTATGCTGATGCATTCAATGCCACCAACCTTAGAGGATATCTAAGGGATGAGGTGTATGCTTTTGAGATAGTGTTCTTGCTCACTAACGGTAAGCAAACTGACGGTTTCCACATTCCTGGTAGAATTGCAAATGTGTTAGACCTATCTCCTGTTTCTCCTACAAATGATGACTTTATAGGTGATCCAGATCCTGTAACAGGAACTAGCCCCTATTGGAAGATATATAATACAGCTGTAGTGACAGGGTTCTCTCCTGGCTATTCTCCAGCAACAGAGTACAAAGGACCCTACCAGTTTGGTGAGTTTTCTTATTGGGAGTCCACAGAAGAATATCCTTGCAATGAAGAACTATGGGGAGACTTGGCTGGTCAACCCATTAGACACCATAAGTTTCCAGATGTCCTGGTGAGTCCCATATTTGAGTCTGCCATCTTCGCAGGCCAAGACTCTATGGCTATCCAAAAGGACGCTATATTCCCACTAGGTGTTAAAATAGACGTACAACAGGTACAGTCTCTTATCAACTCTTCCAATCTTACAGCTGAACAAAAGAGTCAGATAGCTGGATTCAAGATTATCCGTGGTGACAGAAGCACAAACAAATCCATTGTAGCTAAGGGTATACTTAGAAATGTGGGTAAGTATGAGCGCGAAGGTCAAGAGTATTACTTCCCCAACTATCCTTACAACGATTTAAGACAAGACCCGTTCTTGTTAGAGAAAAGCAATGCTTTCACAATTCCTCTTGCTTCTAGAAGTACGTCCTCTGTATGTAGACAGTTCACTGTATATGCAACACAGCCTGGCACTATAAAGTATATTGATTGTTATTCAGGAGAAGCTGTTACAAAAACAATTGGTGTTAGTGGTGATTTTCCTCTGAATACATCATTTAATCTTTGCGCGTTAAGTTTTCCCTCTCCTATATTTGGTGGAGGAGCGCAAGGATCAATTATATCTAACACGTACAGTTGGTATAAAATTACAGTGGCACCTGGTGATCTTGCCACATTTAATTATTATCCACCTGTTCCTGGAGGAATATCTTGTGGAATAGATGCACTTACGGGATCTATATTACTTCCTCCTGTAGGATATGCTAACTGGGCAGAATATTGTGCTCAGAATCCGAGCAACGGATGTTGTAATGCTCCTCAAGCAGCTTTAGAACAAAGCACCTGGACAGTAGATGGATCTACGTTTGGTGGTGTTAGAACTATACCCTCTCTTAGTCCTCCCACTTATGCAAGTGGTGATGGTGGTTATAGTATTGAATTAGTAGACGAAATTGGATATGATCTGTGTGCTCCAGCTCAACTAAATGCGTTTGATGAGGAGGGTGCAAAGTACAGACATGTATTTAACTCTCCTGAAACATCCTTTGGACAACCGTTCTTAGGTGGTGTACTAAAACTAGAGAATGTAATATTTGGTGCTGGTAGAGCTCACTTTACACAAGTGAGAGATAACGCCATGTATAGACTAGTAAGTCTTGAGGCTCAACAGGATGCATTAGATAGCGCTAATCAAATAGCACTCATCACCACTGGTGCATACAACGCTAGCGCTCTGTTTGCTGCCTATCAAGCCTACCTCACCATCTATATAAATGGTATCACCAGACAAAACTACGCTTATTCCTACAACTCAATTGCTAGCTATGACTATAGTAATTCAATTGCTAATGGATTGGGAATAAAGCAACGTGAGCTTGATCTCAAACAATACCTGATTCCTGGTGTACAGGGTGTTAATGATAACAAGGATATAAACAACTGGAACAGAGAGAGTTCTGTATATCTAAAGACTAAAGAAACATATACAGGTGGTCCTAGATCTCCTCTACCATTCCCTAATCAAACCCCCACTATATCAGGCACTGTAAACGATAGGTCTAGAATGACTCTTAGTGAGGCGGGTGTTGATGGAAGTCTAGACAATTGTCCTGTTCCTGCTAAGGATGAATACATAAGTGTTGTCTCTTATTACGGATCTCTTAAGAACATATTTGTCAATCAGTATGGACAGATATACTCTTATGATACAGTGGATACAGGATTTCAAGTGGATATCACTCCTGCAACAACTACTACAGCTACGTTCTTTGGTGGTGATACGTTCATCAGCAAGTTTGCTTTCAAGACCAAACTGCCCTTCTTTATTGATAACAGGGTGAATGCTCCTGATGATAGTGATATATTCTATGATGAGATTGGTAATGTGGCCTACCCAGAATACTGGCACTCAGCACGTTCCATCCTTGTAGATGCGTCAATTGAGACAGCTGTATTAACAAACTTCTTCTCAATTAAGGCAAATAATCTTGATTGTCCTAATGAGCAAACTCCAATTACAAGTGCTGGTAGAACATTCTACGATGGTAAGATGTATCAGTTTGCTTATGGTATTCCTTATTTCTACTGTGAGAGTTCTTATAACGTAGATCTACGTCAAGCTTTTAACAACAGAGAGGGTGACTTCTGGCCACATGTAAGTACAAGTATTCCTGATGACTGGGTACAAGAAAGCTATGTCCCTATTGCTCAGGACAACACCTACTACTATAATGTAACTTTCTCTAAGCAAAACAGAGAGAATACATTCACTCACTTACCTTTTGATTGGAAGACAATATGTTATACACAGTATCCGTTTAGAACCATCTACTCAGATCCTCAAAACATAGATGCTGATAATAGGGTGAATAACTGGTTGGTTTACAGAGCCATATCTTACTTTGACTTCCCTCAAAACTTTGGAGACCTTATCTCTTTAGATGGAATTCAGAACAGAGCTATTCTGGCTAGATTTGAGAACAAGACGTTGATGTACAACAACTTGTTAACCATTGATACTAGCAACCCTCAGGCAGCATATGTTGGTAACCCATCGCTGTTTAGAGGAGCCCCTCCAATTGATTTTGCTGAAACTGACTTGGGATATGTAGGAACCCAGAACAAGATGCTCCTCAAGATACCACAAGGACAAGTGACTATAGATGCTAAGCGTGGTCAAGTGTTCCTCATCACTGGTACAGAAGCTGTTGATTTATCAGGATTTGGTTCAGGAATGAATAGGTTCTTTACAGACCATCTGGCATTTGAGATATTACGTTACTTCCCTAAGGTGGATGTGGATAATCACTTTAATGGTGTAGGACTGCATGGTGTATATGATAGCAAGTATGACAGGGTGATTATCACCAAGCTTGACTATGTTCCAAAGGTGGAAGGTATCATATATGATGATGTAGATAAGAAGTTCTACTTAGAGAAACCTGTAGACTGCTGTGGTGCAGAGAAGTTAACCAAGACAGAAGTGTTCCTTACAGACACAGACTACTTCTGTAACAAGAGCTGGACAGTGTCTTTTAACTTCAATACCAAGAGCTGGATAAGCTTTCATAGCTACATCCCTAACTGGTATATTGGTGAGAACAACTTCTTCTATTCAGGACTAAATGATTGCTGTGGTGACTTTGATGCTATTGTAGCTAATCCTATTCCAAACACTACAACTACTACTAGTACCAGCACAACAAGTACATCTACATCCACAACAACTAGTACAACAACAGATTATACAGGCTGTGATCTGGAGGGAGTGGCTTGTGAAATCACCACTACAACAACAACTAGCACTAGCACCACCACAACCACTACAACTGCATATCCTTGTGAGTGTTATGTTATTCATAACCCAACAGAGGAGGTTCATAATGTAGCTGGGTATGTATGTGGAAGCAAGAGCATATCATTCATTCCTGTAAATCCAGCATCCACTGTAAACTTGTGCTTTAGCACTGAAGCAGTGCCCTATTCTGATCCAGGAGTAATTATTGCTTTGTGCGGCACATCTTGTACAAGTGAGGATGATTGTTTAGAGTGTACAACAACTACAACCACTACCAGCAGTTCATCCACTACCACTACCACTACAACAGCTCCATTATAAAAAGATATAAATGCCTCAAAACGTATTCATAAAGCTAGTGAAAGCCTCTCCCAGGAGCGGGCCTTTTACCATTTCTGATAACCTCGGAAATGTAATAGCTACAGATGTACCCAAGAGTCAACTGATTGATGGAGTGGTGTATAGCGTGAATAGTGCTGCTAGTGTAATTACTATTACATCCACAGGTGGCTGCAAAAAGTCTATTAACTTCCCTATTTCTCAAGTGACACCTAATGAACAGGTGGCAGCCACCTACACGCAATCCTATAGTGCTTGTATCTGGAGGCACCTGAAGAACCCAGTGGTGTACAATTACTTCTACGGAAACATTGAGCCTTACATCATTGAGTATCCTTTTGCTTACCAATACAGAGATGAAATCCTTCAGAGTGTGCAAGATTACACTAAGGCATATAGATACTTCTCTGATCCAGATGGTGTGTCTGATGACAACCGTAAGGTGGAAACTGATGATGCTTGGTTCAATAAAGCTGTTTTGTATAACGGTCAGCAGTCTTCTGGTGTGCTTGAGCTGGTTCCCAAACCAATCAATAACCTGAAGGACTACTTGAAGTATCCAATATATAACACTGATAGTAAGACAATTACATTCACCAAGAGTGACAACTTCTACCAGTATAACACATTCTGGTCATTGGTTAAGCATAAGCAGGAACCATTATTCATACGTACATGTGAATCCCTATCTTTGGATAAGGTGGTAAACCAGGCTAATATGGACTATGGCAAGAGATCCTTCAAGAAAGAACCTCTGCGTGCTAAAGAGTTGAAGGTGAGACACATATTGGACAACCGCTATGATGCTCATCTAGTTAGCCAGTTTATCATTACACCATCTCAAATCTCTTACAAGTAATGGCAAAGAAACTCACATCCACAAAAGCAAGGAAAATCCTTCACGATAAGGAGGTGCATGGGCATCCCCTGACAGAACAACAACGTAAGTTCTTTGGAGCTATTGCTGGTGGCGCTAAGCCCTACAAAGCTGAATCTGGAGGATGGTTAGATAAGTATGACGCTCCCCAAGCACAGAATGGCATAGAAGGAACTATGGGAGGTCTAACGGATGTTGGATTCAACTACAACGGAGCATGGGGTGGAACAATGCAAATGGGTGGTGTTCTCCCTGGTGCTGTAGGATTCACCTACGCACGTACACAGAGTCCTGCTCCTTCTAACGGTCCCTATGCTAAGAAGACAAAGGCTAGTGCACAGAATGGACAGGAGATGAAATACTACCAAGCTGGACTAGACTTCAAACCTAAGACTATTAGTCAGAATGGTAGCGCTATTACAACAGATATAAATGATTACAGACGTTGGCAGGATAGCGTTAGAAACTACATAAGAGGACAGAAAGATCTTGCTAAAGCTAGAGCTGATGTAAAAAAGAACCTTAGTAACTTTTCTTTAATGAGCAGCTCTGGTCTAGTTGGTGCATTCAGTAATCTTATACATGGAGACTATCAAGGAAAAAGAAGATTTCTTCCTAAATACACAGAGCAATCTCTTCCTAGACAGTATTGGGGTCCATCCCAATATCCTCAGGTGCCTAAAGATGTTATAGTGGTTGGAGATCCTGGTTTTGATACATCTAGAAAAATTAAAGGGTTAACAGAAGCGTTAGAGGAAAATAAAAATTTAACAGAAACAAATGTTCTTCCTTATAGTGCTGCTGTAGAAATATATCATCCTCCTGTAAGAAAAAGTCTTAAGTATCAACCACCTGTAAAGAAACAACCACCTGTAAAGAAGCAACAAACTTCAAGAACAATTGGACCTTTTCCTCTTCCTGAAAGTAAGAAACTAGCAAAACCTATCCCTATTCCTAGAGAAGCAATAGACTTAGGATATGAGCTTCCTGTACCAAATGCGCCTAGTCCTCTCAAAGCTAGTCAGTTTGAAAACAAGCCAACTAAATACACCTTTACCTATCCTACAGGCAAATACAATGAGCAGAAGACTATGTACTTCCCTAGCAAAGCTGCTCTCAAGTCTTTTGTAGGAGGTATTAGAGATGCTACATACCAGGAGGGTGCTGACTATGCATCTGCTACAGGCACCCTACAAGATGGAGGGGACATACCTGTAGATCCTATGGGATATTGGAACCCTGAGAACGTGGGTGGGCCTGTCATCATCCCTTCAAATGTAATCACTATGGAGGGTGTAGATCAACCCCTCCTCGGAATATCTGACACAGGAGATGTCCAATACATGGAACCAGGAGAAGACTATGAGTTTGATGGAGAATATGTAACAGAATATCCTGTGGCTAAAGGTGGTGTGAGTGTAAACAATGCTGATGCTCAACCACTTAAGAAGTTAGATCAATTGCTTAACTTTACAAACTATAACAAACCAACCAAGGGTGGATGGTTAGATAAATATAACTAACATGAAAAAGAACATTCTAAAGATCGCTGGTGTTAAGTCTGAAAAGGAATTCTACAAGAAGTTTCCTACAGAAGAAGCATTCATGGCCAAGCATGGTAAAGAGCTTAAGAAGGCTCAGATAGGTACGTATATGACCAGTGAAGCACCCTCCACTATGTATCAGCCTGCTGATGTTCGTGGTATGTATGATGAGCTTGATTACCAGTTTACAGGTATGACCAGTGCTGACCGTGCTAAAATGGAAGCTATTCAACAAGCTGCAGCTCAAATAGCTCAGAGTGGTGGTGGTCAAGGTGGTGGAATGGACATGGGCCAGGTGGCACAGTTTGCAGAAATGGCTGGTGCCAAGAAAGGAAAGAAAGTTGCAAAATCTCAGGTAGGAAATGAGATTCCTGGACTAGGTCCTACTGGCCCTCAACTTACACCTAGTGCACAAAACCTTCAGCAACAACAGTTTAACTGGGGAACTGATTATAATGTTCCAGCTATGCCGTCCCCTAAAAAGAAGCCTAACTTAGCAAAAGGTATCCCTGTTATTGGTCAGGTGATTGGTGGTATTCAAAACATTAAGGCTCAAAGAGAAGCATATAGAGCAGCAAAACAGCAAACTGCTTTAACGGATGTAATGGGTCAGGCTGCTGCTAGTAGACCTGTACAAGAGCCTAGAAGACAATATCTTAGACCAGAAGATATGGCATTTCAACCAGAACAAATGTTCCCATCTTATGGCGTAGGTACAAATGTGCTTGCTGAGTTTGGAGCATCTGTAGGGGGTGGAGAAATCATGAACACCTATGCTCCTGGTACACTTTATGACAATCTTGGATATGAACCCTTGAATGATAGTGAGCGTTACAAGCAATTCTATCATGGTGGTAAGCTGCATAAGGCTGCTGGTGGTGGAGCATTTATGGATGCTTTGGGAAGTTCACAAGGTCAACAACTTGCTAACATTGCTGGAGGAGGTACAACTGGTGGATATAGTGAGGTGCTTGGTAGTGTTGGTAGTTTGTTTGGTGGACCCATCGGTTTTGCAACTAGGTTCATAGGGTCTGCAATTGATAGACTACAAGAGAAAAAGATTGAGAATCAACAAGATTTGTCTAGACAAAACATAAACAAAATTGTAGGACAAAACTTTGGAATAGGTGTTCAGCAACAGTTTGGTGCTAACATGGAAGATGGTGGAATGACATCTCCATACAAATGGGTAAGTCATACATGGCAACCACAGAAGATTGTATCCTTTGGAGGGCACAATGTAAAAGACCTTCTAAAGCCTCCTCATGATGCAGATATGCTCAGAGCTGGTGGTCACCTGAAAGCCTACACTCCTCCTAGTGCACGAGCTATGTCTACAGAAAGACCAGCTATGCAAATGGGTGGAGAGCTCCAGACACACTGGGGTGGATATGCAGAAACAATGTCTCAGAATCCCTATCTACCAGATGGTGGTGAAACTATCATGTTCAGAGGTCAATCCCACGATGAGTCTGATGGAAGAGGAAACACTGGTATTGGTATCACCTATGGTGAGAACCCTGTAGAGGTGGAAAGAGGTGAACCTGCTGTAAAGCTACAAGATGGCACAAGTGGTGATTCTAACCTTGTAGTGTTTGGTAATCTCAAGATACCTAAGTCTTATATTCCAATGCTTGGAGAAGAGGCTAAGGGTAAGAAGTTCAAAACCTATGTGGCTGATCTATCTAAGAAAGAGAACAAGCAGAACAAAAAGCTTGATAAAGCAACGCAGATGTTAGAAGACTTTGAGGTGAGCACGCCTATAGATAAAATGACACTCAACTCCTTGCAATACACTATGTTAGGAGCTAATCAAAAACTCAAAGAGCTTGCAGATAAGAAGATGACTGCTGCATCCTTGCAGAATGCCATCAATGATACAGCTGAAGAAATGGGATTGGTTGCTGATGATTTGGCTAGAGGTAAAGTGAAGATGGACAAGAAGGCTATAAAACAAAACGCTCAATTTGGAGGATTATTTGGACCTATATTGTCACCTGTTCTTGGAGTTTCAAGAACTGCACGACAAGTGGCTCCCGCAATGAAGATGATGCTTCCCTCAGGAGCAACTGGTCCTTTAGGAATTCCTATGTCAGTACCATCGCTTCCAAAAGCAACAGCTCAACAAATGCAACAAACAGCTCCTGCAGCAGCTCCTGCAAAAGCTACTGTTCCGTTCGCTCCTGTTGCAGCACCTATAGATTTTCCTGATACAGAAGAAGAAGTGATAACTCCAGCGGTAGTTCCATTGTCTACAAGAGCTGCTGCAGCACCTGTTGTAAATACTATTGCTGCAGATGTAGCTGATGCATCAGACTATCCAATTGCCACCACTGAAGAGGCAAAGGTGAGACAAATAATGGAGCTGTATGAAAAAGCTAAAGCAGCAAATGCTCAGAATCCAGGAAAGAAAAATCCATATATATTAGAGCTTCAAAAGAGATACCATGCGTATTTCCCTGACATTGCTAAGAAAATAATCTTGGATGCTGGCACTGTAACAGCAAGAGCTAAAGCAAAGGGTATCAATTCTTTAGATGACCTAAAGAAGCTTTCAACAGATGAGATTCTTGACACCAACTTAGATATGTTCTTTGGTCCTCGCACTGAACAATACATTGCTGCTCTACCAAAGAAAACTCCAACTAGTATTGCTTCAGGTGAGCTTAATGTTGAGAAGAAGACCACTGCTACCACTACAGATGATAAAACAACCGCACGTCCATCTGTCATTCCCATCACTCCTTATAAGAGAAATCCCTTATTGGATATAATCGGTCAGGTGCTTCCTTACGTTAGACCTACAGATACAGAAGAACTTGATCCAAGACAATTGATTGGTGAGATGTATGCCTTGGCTAATAACCAGTTAGAACCTGTACAGGCTCAAACACTCCAACCTCAGCTGTCTGTTCCTTATGATATATCCTATCAGGATATTTTGAATGAGAACGAAGCTGCCTTCAGATCACAACAAAGGATGCTGGGATATAACCCTGCTGCTCAGTCTATGCTAAACGCTCAAAAGTATGCAGCTAACCAAAAGGTGCTAGGTGAGCAGTTCAGAGCTAATCAGGCTATGAAGGATGCTGTATACAGAGAGAATAGAAACCTCTTGAATGAGTTCGGTCTGAAAAACCTAGAAATACTAGACAGACAGTACGTAAGACAAGAAACTGCCAAGTCTAAGACTAAAGCTATTACACAGTCTGCCTTGAGTTCTATTGGAGATAAGTTCATGCGTAACCAATTGGAAAACAGGAAGTTAGCCACATACGAGAATCTGTACAACTTCCGCTATGACCCACGCTTCAGAACCATCAATATGAACGCTCCTTTCCAACCTCAGATACCTACAGTGTATGTTGGTCCTGATGGAAAGCAGTACCAAGTAATGGCTCCTGGTACTACTGCCACACCTCCAATTGTTTCACAAGGAAAAGTTCCAGCAGCAGCTCCTTCAGCACCTGCAGTTCAAGCCCCTGCCCCAATCACTGAACAAGAGCTTGATGATCAAATGTTTACAGCGGAGGAGATAGAAGAACAATACAAAAGAGGTGGGAGAAAAGGAATAAGTGTGAGCAAAAAGAAGAGCCTAAATAGCTCAGTGGTCAAAGCTTTCAAAAATCTCTAACTGATTCAGTTATAGCGATTTACCAAAACTCGTTATAGCTCTTGGAAATTATAATTATTCATATTACATTTGCTAACTTAATGTGTCATGGCTTCATTTACCGATATAATACCCCAGTTTAACCCGTATGTGCAACAATTGCCCGTAGAGGCAATGGTGCAGGTGGGCATGGAGAAACAGAAGCGCTATGATGAGGGCATCCAAAAGATTCAGTCTCAGATAGATACTGTTGCTGGACTGGATATTTCTAAGCCCCTACATAAGATGTATTTGCAGTCTAAACTCAATGAGCTTGGAAACAACCTCAAAACTGTAGCTGCTGGGGACTTCTCTAACTTCCAATTAGTCAACTCTGTTGGTGGAATGGTGAACCAAATTATCAAGGACCCCACCATCCAGAACGCTGTACTTTCTACACAAAGGATTAAGAATCAAGATGCTATCCTAGACAAGGCTAAACAAGAAGGTAAGTCATCTGTTCAAAACGAAGACTATTATCTAGAACAGAAAAACAGTTGGTTGAATGATGGGAACGTTAATAGCCTATTTACAGGTGAGTATGTTTCCTATACAAACATGGATGAGAAGTTAAGAAAGGTTTATGAAAAGCTTAAAGAGGAAAAGAGTTCTGCCGATATTCCCTGGAAGACAGATGATAAAGGTAATGTCTTATTCTTCAAGAAGGATGCTCAAGGTAGAGTGATAAGTGCTTCCACTGACCCATCTGGTGGTGGACAGAAAGAACTTGATCTAACCATGCAACGTATCAAAACCTCTGGCATTACAGCCCAGAGGATTTTGAACAACTTCATGAGCAGCCTTACAGAGAATGACAAGCGTCAACTAATGATTGATGCAAGATATCATTATAAGGGTGTTACAAAACAAAGCCTTATAAATGATTTGTATACCACTGTTAGCAGTCAGAAGAAACTGCTTCATGACAATGTTGTAGACATGTCTGTTGAGCTTGAAAAGAATGACAAGCTCACTGCTGATCAAGTGGCACAATACGAGGCTGCCATAGCAACGGGAAATGCTAAGCTAACAGATGGGTCATTTGAAAAGATGTATACACAGGGTGCTACAGCAATAGAAAATGTAGCAGACCTAAATGACTATAAGTATAAAGTGTATACAGAGAAAACCCTTACCAACCTATCTCAAGACTTACAGATAGTTAATCGTGAGGAACAAATTGTAAGCAATCCTATTTGGAGAGCCCTTTTTGATAAGAAGAAGTTTGAGTTTAGTGCTAGTATGCAACAAGCAAGACTAGGTCTTGCACAAAGAGCACAAAATCTTGCAGAACAAAAATGGGCTGTTGAACTCACTGAAAAGAAACAAGAGCTTTTAGATGAGGCAGAGAAAGATAATCCTGCAACCTATCCGCTTCCTTTAGATCCTAAAGATGTTAGGTTTACATCTGATGAGATTAAGACAGACGCTAGGCAACAAATGCTCTTAGGTGTTGGATCATTAAATAATGATTATGGAGCTAGAATATTCCCCAACTTAAAAGGTAATGCTAGGAAGGATGCCTTAGATGTATTATACATGGACTATCTAGCAAACCCAACACAGCTTAAAAACAGTGACGCTCTCAACTACATCAAAGCTAGAAAAAACATTGAAAGTCAATACGATAACATAAGTAATCTTGGAAACTCAGCTACAACTTGGGCTCAAAGAGAAGTTGAAAAACTTGGACCTCTTAGTGCTGCTGAAGCTGCAGAAAAACAAGTGAATTTTGAGGCTGACTATATTGCACAAAGACTTGCTGTACAACGTGGTGGTCAGTATGCTGGCTTAAACCCAGAAGGAAAAGCCACAGAAAAAGCGCTTAGGAATATACTATCTAATAAACTTCAACAGTTGAGATTGGGAACTTTGGGAACAGATGCTACAGCTAGCGAGGCCGCTTTAACAGTAGCAGCAGAGGATGTTAAGAAAACTGTACCTGTATTACAAAAGAATGCTGACGGTTCTGGAGTGCTCACTGTAAATGTTGTTAGTGGTGAAGGGTCTAAGAAAACAGTAACAAAACAAGTACTTCCTTTATCTGCCCAAGAGATGATGATGCACTTCCCTAGGTTTTCTTACACCAACCCTATTGGTGAGATAAAAAGAGAAGTTCTTCAATCAGATACAAAAACAACAAATTCCTTTGGAGATAGAAACCCTGCAGGAGCTAGAATGTTTGGATTTGAAATCCCAGGTCTTGTAGGAACAGGTTTTGATGTTACAACAAGGATTGATATAGAAGGATCTAAAGATAATAACGGTGGACCCTTTGATAGATTCAAGGTGATAATGTACAGTTTGCAAAATGGTAACTGGAAGAAAGGAGAACTTTCTGACTATGTTAATGAGGATGTTTTAGGCACCGTTCTACAACAAATCGGTCCTAGAACTGTACAGGCTTTTAATCAGAAAAACAACTAAGACATGCCTCTTTTTGATGAAGAATTATTGCGTGATCTCCGTCAACCTGGAAATCTTCCTAGGATAAATTCCTATTTAAGTTCTCCCTACTCTTCGGATATTAACATACCAGGTCCATCTAAATTTGGTGGGTATGCTGATCCTAATCCTGCAAGAGGTGGGATATCTTTAGAAGAGATTAAACAGCTATCTAGTATTCCAAAGCGTGACTTTGGATTTGGATCTCCTAGTCAATTTGTTTTTCAATCAGAACTGAACGATGCTTCCAGACGATACAATGTGTATGACAGAGGTATTGATCTGGAGGATTTACATGCACAGAACCAAGGTCCTCTTGATAAACTTACAAATGGTGTTGTAAAAGGACTTGGAACAATGGGCGGAACCTTCTTGCAAGGTTTTGCTAGCATTCCTCATGGAATAGATGCAATTAGAAAAGGATCATATGATGAGGTTTCCAAACAATACGGATGGGAAAAAGACATCAGTGAGAACCTAAGACAATTTGAGGATCTTCTTCCAAACTATATTGATAAGTATGAACGTGAGAATCCAATGGCTGGTGTTATACCATTCACGAGAGGTTCTGCAAACTTCTGGGGAGATGGTGTAATCAAGAACTTATTCTTTGGAGTGGGTGCAATTGGTAATGCTATTGTAACAGATCTTGCTATTACAGCAGCCACTGGAGGAGCTGCAACACTTCCAGTGATAGGAGCTCAGCTTGCTAGACTTGGAGCTGGTGTAACCAGTGCTCTTGGTAAAACTTCTGTCTACCTTAGCAAACTTGCTACAGGTACATCTAAAATAGATGATGCCCTTAATGCAGCTAGACTGGCTGGTGCCAACCCTAATCAACTAATTACACTACAAGGATTGGCCTATGCTGCCCAAGGAGCTAAGGTGACAAGTGGTGCTAAGTGGGGATTAGGTTTATTTAATTCTGCTAGAACAGAAGCTGCTATTGAAGCTGCTGATGGAGAACATACAATTACAGAAGCTTTAATTAACGATTATAAAGCTAAAAATAACGGTGAGTCTCCAGGAGGAGCTGATCTGGAAGAAATAAAACAAACAGCAGCTGATGCTAGGAATGTAAGATTTGGAATTAACATGGCGCTTCTGACAGTTTCAAACGCTGTTCAGTATGGAAGCCTACTTAGAGCATTCACTGCTCCTGCTGCTGCAAGAGCTGCTGCAAGAGGCATAGCTGTTGGACCTGGTGGTGTAAGACTTGCTGAAGGATCACTGGATGTGTTTGAAAGACAAGTGGCAAAGACCGCTACAGGTAAAGTTTGGGACTATGTAAAACCCACCCTAAAGAATGTTCTTACAGAGGGTGTATATGAAGAGGGTGGACAGTTTGCTGCTGAGAAGGGTACATTTGACTACTACACAAGAAAGTATAAGAACCTCAAAGATGAAGGGAATCTAGACAACTGGAGAACCACTAATGAGGTTATGGCTGCTACAATAGAGGGACTGTCAGAACAATTCACTAGTTCAGAAGGCTTGAAGAACATGGTGATTGGGGGTATCTCTTCTGTTATCATGGGTGGCATGTCAAATAGAGTTCAACGTGCTATGGGTGTTCCTACAGATAACGAGCGTTTACAAAGTGCTGTTAATCTGTTGAATAGATATGGTATAACAGGAATGTTGCAAGATCAATACTCTGATACACTCAATGCTAAGGGTATTGCTCAAGAGATGCAAGATGCTGTAGATTCTGGTAATGTATTCAAATACAAGAATCTGAAGCACGACATGTTCTTCAATCTTGTTAACTCTCGCTCAAGAAACGGGATGCATGATGTAACCGTTGAGCAGCTAAAGATGTTAAAAGATTTGAATGAGGCTGAGTTCACCAAGACCTTTGGAATGGACTTCAGTGAGACAAATAAGAAGACTGTTTCAAGTTATGTAGATAGCCTGATTGAGAAGGCTAACGAAATGAACAGTACAATCACCTCTATTAACGAGTCATTTAGAAATCCATTTGTATCTTACGACGATCCTAAAACTGAAGAGGAAGCTATTGAGAACTTCAAGCATGACACTGTAAATGAATGGAAGACTAACCTAGCCTACTATTCCACTGTAGCTTCTGATGTTGATGGTAGATTGAAAAACATTGAGCAAGACTTAGTGGCAATCAATCCCCTCCTTAATAATAACACAGCATCTTCCCTCACTAATAGAACTGGCCTGAAGGAACTTTCTTCCATATACGAACAGAAGGCTAAAATGTTAGGAGAAACCATTACTGAGTTCACAAGCCCTGCAGATAAAAAGTCTATTAGGAATCAAATTAAAACTCTACGCACACTTTCTGAGCGTATCAACCTTGCCCTTAATAACAACAATCTTGACCTCAAAACCTTTGGAACACTGCTTAACTTTGAGCTAAGTGGACAGCAAAGTATTGAGGATCAACAAGTTCCTTCAGATAAGATTGAACAAATATACAAACTAGGGGCTGATATAAATGGACTCTTACAGCATAAGAAAGATGCTCAAGCGTCTGTTGATGCTTTGTCCACCGAGGGAGGGTTTAACAAATTCTTTGAGCAGGCTGAAAAGATGAGTGAAGAACAAGAGGCTGCTGTAGAAGAACAAGAAGTGAAAGAGGAAGAAGAAGCAGTTGAGGAAAAACCTTTAGAGTTTGTAAATAAAGCAGGTCTTAAAGAGATTCCTCAAACAGATAGAGAATATCAGTTGGACGGTCTCAAACTGGCCAAGGTGACAAAGATTGCAGATGATCGCTATGAGGTGGTGTCCCCACTCGGTGAGAGCACATTCTATGGTAATAAAGAGGATGCTGATCAAGCTGCAGAGGATATGAATGAGAACATCCAAGACCTACAGAAGGTTAAGGTGTTGGCTATCAATGAGGATGGTACAATAAAGGTGGAAGACCTTGCTGGTAACATACAAAATATCAAGCCTACACAAATGGCTGGGTATGAAAGAATCCAAACTGCTCAGGAGAAACTGATTGAGAAGAAAGAAGAACTTACACGTCAGCAAGATGAGATTGAGAAAAACTCTGGTGGTGTCACCACTATTGACTCCTCTCAAGAGTTTGGTGAAAGAGAACCTGCTAAAAGAGAGGTGTCTATTCTATTCACTGGTGGTATTACAGAATCAGAAACTTATAACGATCCTGCTAAGTCAGCTCCCCATGTTATACGTTCTAGAAGGTTCCTGAACAATGTGAAGAATAACAAGAACAGGGCTAATGTTAAAGCCATCCTTGTTACACCTAATCAGGAAGCTGGTCTAGGACTTACAGGACTGGCTGCTCTGTCATACAAGGTGGACACCACCAAGATGACTGAGGCTGAACTGAAAGAGTTCAATGCAACAATTAGAAAGCCTGACACAGGATTTATAGCCCAAGTGTTTGTTGTCCAAAAGGGCAACAAGCTATTCTTTGCAGATGAGGCTGGTAATCCTATGAACGAGGTGGGAACACAAGTGGACCTGAACAAGGTGGTGTTCCAAACAATGCCCACTCCTGAGCTCAATGATAGCAAGGGCAACCCTCGTTACAGAGCTGGTCAAGAGGCTGAGGCTAAGGCTTATTCAGAAGCTTGGGCTAAATACAGAGAGCAACTTATGGGTGCTCCTGCTACAGCATTCACCATCTATGACTTCCGTATATCTCGTGGTATTCCAATTGTAAATGATGTTCCTCTCCTAGATGAGAACGGTAGTCCTGTTCGTAATGCTGAGGGTAAACCTATATTAACCTTTGAGAGAAACCATGTAGGTGAGGTGTTAGTTCCTGAAGATAAGGTGGGTAACAAGGGTTTGATTTTAATATCAATCACTGGTGAGATTATACATAACGGGTTGCCTGTCAATGTGTTAAGAGGTACACCTGTCCTGCAATATGGTGACACCCTACAGGTACTAAACAATAGGGCGTTCAACAAAGCTGAGGCTAAAACAATCTTCCGTCTACTCAGTGAGCTATCCAAAGGATTTGCATTAAACAGTAATCTAGAAGAGTCTTACGTAAACTTCCTACAGAACGTTCTGCACTGGAAACAAGGAAAGAGTCCTTCCAAGAATCAGGTGTACATCAACCCTGACACCATGGAACTCCGCATCGCAGGTAAGGATATACCCCTATCTGAGGTGGCTGATAGAGAAGCAGAGATAATGGAAGAACTCCAAAAGACCTTCTCTAATGTAAACAACAAGACTATCTTCAGTGACTATGCGTTCACTGAATACTTCATAGATCAGAACGATCAAATTGCTTCCAGAGAATGGCCTAGCTACAACTCATATCTGTTGTCTGCTAGCTATCCTGATGGTAGTAAACGTTCTGTAAAAGAGACTCCCCTATTCACATCTGTATCTAAACCCACAGCATCTATTCCTTATTCCTACATGCAGAAATATGCTGTGTTGGAAGGACTAGAGTTGGATGTACAATACACAGCTCCTGCTCAACAAGCTGCTGCTCAGGGTGTTCCTACAGTGGATGGTTATGTACTAGACGGTAAAACCACTGGTATATATTCTCTCAGAAAAGAGTTTGGAGATGTTGAATTTACAGCAAGCGTTGAACCTAATGGTTCTGTAACAGTGGAACTGGTTGATAGTCAACTCACTAAAGATACACTAGCCAGGATTGCAAAGAATAAAGACCTCATCAATAATCAAATAGTTCCACAGCTTAAGGAACTTGGTATATACGATCCTGTAAGAGATGTTGAAAAAACAGATGAGGAGATTGCTGGTGATTATGTTTCCCTTGTTGCTGCTACATCATTAGGGCAGAAGCTAAAGGAAAAGCCTGCTGCAGCTCCTGTAGCTCCAACAGCAGCTCCTGTTTCTAATACAGATCTTTCTAATATAGAAAGCTTTGAAACTTCTAAAGGAAGTGTTTATACAGTGTTACCTGATGGAAAAGTTGAAAGATTTAAAACAGCTGCAAATGAAAAACATGAGCCTGCTGAACTAATCGTCTTTGTTAAATTTGATAATTCTGATCAAGAGGAAGACTTTTTATCTGCTCAGAATAGACAAGGAGGAATGAAACTATATGTTATTGATGCTGAAGGTAATATCTATAATAAAAACTCTGAAGTTGCAGGAAAAAATGTAAAGCTTGCAATTATAAAAGACGATAAAGTACTTGCTGCTATCGATGCCTCTACAGAACCAAAAATTGGTTATAATACATTTGACCAAAGAAGGTTTGAAAAAGATGGAGAAAAATATAGAAGCACACATTTGGGAAATGATGTAACTAAAATAAACTACAAATCTCCAGCAGCTCCTGTTTCTGATAAGAAAGCTGAAATAGAAGAAAGAAAAAAACAAGATTTAGCTAAACTTGATACATTAAAAAAAGAAATAGGAGATGCTTTTTCAGGACATTCATCTACTAATGATTTATTACAAGCAATAGGTAAGTTTTTTGTAAATAATTTTGGATGGAAGTTTGAAGGAAATAGAGGATATAGTATATATGTTTCAAAAGAAAGAAATAGAACAGAGCTTGATATAAATGGATTAGAAGTAAATTTACCTGAAGGATCTACTGTTGGAATAATGGGTGGAAGTCACTATGCAAGATTTACTCCTCAAGAGATAATAGAAGCTAAATATGATGCAGAACTAGCTGCTTTAGAAGGAGCTAAACCTGGTCAACCTTATAACAATAAGGGTACAACAGGGCCTAGCACAGACTTCCGTGTAATTGCTAAGGGTGAGAAGAAAGAAGATAAGATAGACAACCTAGACTTAGCTGAGTTTAGGAAATGGCATGCTGCTAATGTTCCTGGTATTCCTTTTGAGATATTAGAAAACATCATCCGCAGAAACCCAGACATTACAGCTTGGGGTGTGTTCGAGAATGGTGTGGCTAAGTTCTACAGAAGTGCTACACGCGGTACAGAATACCATGAAATCTTTGAGGGTATATGGAAAGGATTCCTGTCTCCTGGTGAAAGACAAGATCTTCTAAATGAATTTAAGGGTCAGTCTGGCACCTTTAGAGATAGAGCTAGTGGACGTGATATTGAGTATGCTGCTGCTACAGATAAAGAAGCTAAGGAAAGAATAGCTGATGACTTTGCTGATTTCAGACTGGGTAAGCTTCCTGCTAGAAGTCTTAAGGAACTAATGCTCAGATTCTTTAGGTCCATCATGAACTTCTTTAAGAACTTCAACGCTAAGCCTACACTCAAGCAACAATTGTTTGAGGCAATTGATATGGGTAAGTTCAAGGAGAGTGTTCTCCCTGACACTGTAAAGAATGAGGCTGCTGAGTATAAGGAGATTGAAGGACTGTCTGAGCAACAGGCCCAGAAGTTTGTTGAGGATATGACAGCCAGGGTTGCTGGTCTAGTCTTCCTCAAGGCAAAGAAGTTTTTGTATAGCCCACAGAAACTCACTGGTAAACAAATCTTTGGAGAGGTAGAAGAGATGTATCTGAGGGAAGGTGAAACTCCAGGATGGACTGGTGTAAACAAACGCACCAAGCTTGGAGATGCTCGTTGGAACGCGCTTGTACAAAGAACAAAAGAGAAGCTTCGCACCATGGGTGTGAACTTTGATATAGAAGATAGACCGAGTCTTAATAACGAGGAAACTAATAAGAATGACTACGCTCCAGAACCATTCACTGTGGATGTTAAAAAGAGCTCTTCATTTGATGTTAAGTTCACTCTTGCCACTCTGTTCAAAGCTAAGGCTATGGACCAGAGCAACTCTCTCACCCTAGAAATGCCTGAGGCTCAGATTGATCCAGAGGTACTGGGATATAAGCTACTCAACTTCAGTACAGCATTTGCCACCCTTCTTGAGAGATTGTCTAACACCAGTGGGGTGAATAATACAATGGATAAGCTTATAGAGCTTGCTGCTAATGATAGTGATTATGTTCGCATGTTCACACGTCTAGGTGGTAAGAAAGATAAGTCTGTTCCATACGGTAACTTCAAAGCTGAAGATTGGAGATTCTTCATCAACTTCATACAAACCTTCACTAGACAGAGACCTGATGCTATGGTGCAGCGTGTTGCTGGAGGTCAAACCTTCACCACCTCTGCAAACATACAAACTGCTGCTAGACAACAAGTTGACACATGGGTGACCAACATGAAGGTGTTGGCTAGAACAGATAAAGGTGCTGTTTTCTATAATGCTAAGACTGAGACATATAAAGCAAGTGTTGATAAGATTAAGGAGATGACCATTGAGTCTCCTAAAAAGATGATAGAGTTTCTAAATCAGATTGGTGTCACCTTTGATATGGACACCTACAAGAAACTAAAAACTTATGGCGGTGACAAGAGTCAGAAAAGTCAGTTTGCTAATGCTGTAAAAGACATTCGTGCCTTCCTACAGAAAGCAAACGATCTGGTTAGCATAAGTGGCCAGACACTAGGTATCACCACACAACTCAACACCCTGGGTAGGTTGTATGTAAATGCAAACAATCCCAACCAGGACATCACCTATTTTGGTATTGAGAGAAAGAGAATGCAGGCTTACATTGATAACAACACTTCATCAGTGTTTGAAAATGAATTCAATGAGTCTGCTACACTTGATGAACTTCTTGAAAAACGTCCTGAGCTAAAAGATATCTTCTCTACCAATTCTCAAATACTGAAAAAGGGTGGACTCTACTTTGACAAAGAGGGTAATAGAATCAGAGAGATCAAGGTGATGACCATCCAAGGGGTAGATGATAGTGATGCTGGTGATAGTAAATCTATTTCCAAACTTGGACTTGGAGAGGGACTGTCTCTTGAAATAAACCAGAACCTAAATGGTAACTATTATATCCTCATCCCTGCAGATAGCTCTACAGAATGGATGATGAATGTGGGTAACCAAGTTAGTTATCAAGAGTTTGTAGACGGTAAGGCTTGGAACAAGATCTACAAAATCTACAAGGGTTATCTGATGGATGACATTGCTCTAGCCCGTGACTTCAAGAACCGTGGCAAGCTGAAAAATGTTAAAGAAAGAGCTAAAGAACTGCGCTTTTTTAATGACATCCTCCGTCCTAAAACACTGAACGAACTAAACAGCATGATAGCTGATAAGTCAGTTTCTATGGATGAGATTACAAAGTATGTAAACGAGAACCAAGAATCAATCAATCAAGATGTAGCTGCATTTATAGATGGTATAGCTACAAAAACAATGAACCTGTTAAGAAGTAACAGTCAGATTTCATATGTTGAAGGTGGTGTGTTTTGGGAGAGTTTAGATAATGGGTTTGCTCGCGAGAATAAGATTGATAAAAACAAACCTATTATAGAGGATGTAGCAAAGCAAATTCTGTTGTTCAGAACTGCCAATTACACTATTAGTAACATTGAGTATCACAAGATGCTCTTTGGTGATCCCCTACAGTTCTCTACAGAGGATGGTAAATTTGACGAAACTAAGCGTATCAAGAGCTTCCTGTCTCCACGTAAGACTACGTTTGACATGGCTGAGTTTGATAACTTCTTGAATGACAATATGAACGAGGTGGCTGGTATTATGCTCCAGCCTGGTGATCCTGGTTACTATAATCACAAAGCTTATACAAGAACTGTTACTCTTGTAGATCCTAAGATAGCTAGCGTATTAGCTAACACTATTCCTGCGTATGTAGGTATTAAGGAAGCTGATGCTGCCTCTTGGTTAATGGATAACACCTTCAGAGAGATTAAGCTGAAGAATGGTCAGTGGTCTGATGAGGCTGAGAACTTCCACCAGTGGCAAATGGCTTACACTAGAAAGAAGCTAGCTGCCAAGGGTAAGTATACATATCGTAGTCCTGAACTAAAGGCTTACGATGAGAAGCTTACATCTACACCTTCTCCTAAATATACACTAGAGGTGCTGAAGCCTATTGTATCTGGTGTTAAATACAACGCAAACAATATCAATCTGGTATTGGACAAGTTCTCTCAGATGCCCATCTACTATAGTATGGTGGAAGGAAAGAGTTTGGAGAAGTTCTACATACAAATGTTGGAGCAAGGATATGGATATGCTATCGTAGAATCAGGAAGAAAGGTCGGAGCTGAAGGCTTGCACAATCTATACAATCCTAATGGTACATTTAACGAGGAAGTATTTAACAACTTTGTTGATGTTCCTTGGAAAGCTTATGGTATTCAGGTGGAGAACATCTATGATGAGGGTAAAGAACAAACCCGTGGTTCTCAGCCCACTAAGCTTGTTAGCATTGACTTGTTTGCTAACGGTCAGGTGTTTGCAGCTACAGGTCAGCGTGCTGAATATATCAAGGAGCTCTACAAACGCAATGTTAGAGACCTAGATAGAATGCATGTGAATGCCTACAATCGTTTGCTTAAGAAGCTGGGTATTATAGATAACGGTCAGGGATTCACTCTTGAAGATAAACAAGCTCTATCTGAACTGTTGGTATATGAGATGTTCCGTAGAGAGCTCTCTGAGAATGCCAAAGATACAGTGAGACTTAATGAGGAAGATGAATTTAACATTCCTTTTGAAGCTTCTCCTTCTTACGTACAGATTAGAAATATCATCTACTCGATGATTAACAAGGCTATTCTTTCTCCATCAATGGGTGGTAAACCTTTGGTTCAGGCTCCTGTAACTATGTGGGAGAATGCTGAGAAAGGAAGAAGCCTGGTTCAAAAGACTGATGAAGGGTGGAAGAAGATATCTAGAGAAGCGTATGAGGCACTAGATGATAGTAAGAAGAAGAAGGTGCGTATGACAAGTGACACCCTCAAGTTCTATACAAAGGATCAGCCTTACATGGAGGTGTTACTTCCTCACTGGTTTAAAGATAAGCTGGCTGCTAAGAAGTTCAAAACTGAAGAGGAACTCCTTAACTACATTAATAACAGTCCTGATGGTGCCAAGATACTTAGAGGTATTGGATTCCGTATTCCTACACAGTCTTTGTCTTCCATAGACTCATTCAAGGTGGTAGGGTTCCTCCCTCAATACATGGGTGATACAGTGATTGTACCAACAGAGCTGGTTACCAAGGCAGGATCTGACTTTGACATAGATAAACTCAACACCTACCTGAGAAACGTATATGTAGATGCTACAGGTAACCTTAGACTGGTTAAATACAAAGGGTCTGAGGAAGCTACAAAAGAGTTCTTTACAAAGGTGTATGAGGATACCATCCAAACTGAAATTGACAGAATAGAAAAATTTGAAGAGTTTAGAGACAAGCTCTATGATGTGTTGTTTAAGATGGAAGGTTTACAAGACTACTCTTCAGAAAGTATCACTGCAGTGTTGGATGAGCAAGAAATTGATTTCTTCCGTAATCATAAAAACCTGTTTAAAGAAATTGTAAAACAGGCTGCTGATGCTAATGTGGATGCTAGTGAATACGTTGCACAACAGGTTGAGAATCTGGCAGATAAGAAAACTAAGCTTACAAAGAAAATCCTTAACGATAAACTTAAGACAGAGTTTGTAGAGGATATGTACAAGCGTTCCCTTGAGAATGAATACTATGACTCTTTTGAGGAGCTGCTTACACTTCCTGAGAACCGCCAGCGTTTGCTGTCTCCTGTAGGAGATGGTGGTCTGAAAGAAATTGCTTTAGAGATTGAAGATCTTACTAATGATAGAGAAGCAGATGTAAAGAATAAGATTCTTGATCCTAACTACATGGCCACTCTTAGACATGCGTTCTTAACTGCTAAGCGCTGGGTGGGTATTGGTGCTGTAAATATCACCAATCAGTCTTTGTCACAGAAGGTTACAGTGATCATGGACCCTGAGAGAATAAAAGACTCTCCTGCATTTGACCAGAAGTTTCTGGGTGATGGTACTCTTCTGTTACCTCATAACAAGGTGACTATCAATGGAAAAGAGTACATATCTATGTCTGGTGTAATGGATGCAGACAACAAGCTCTACATCTCTGATGGTCTATCTGGATACATCACATCCTTTGTGGACGTGGCTAAGGACCCCTACATCATGAAGATTATCAGAAGTGATAAGGCTGTAGGTACGTTCATGCTCATGCAAAGAATTGGTGTTCCTATTCGTACAGCAGCTCTGTTCATGAACCAGCCCATTATTAAGCAATACCTAGAGCTAGTAGAAGGAACAGGATCTCGTGGATTGTTCCGTGCTGCTAACATGAAGAACATCAGAAACAGATTCCCTGTTAAAGATAAAGATCAACAAACTGTAGAGGTGGCTAAAACCATTGATACAGAAGCACTTGCAGAAAACATTCGTGAGTTTGCAAACAACGGTAAGCTTAGCACCCTTAAGAAGAATGCTGAGCAGCAGTTGATATTTGACCAGTTCTTGAGACTGGCTATGATGGCCAAGTATAATTTCAGCTTTACACAGGCCATCAACTTTGACACTACTAAGTTCAAGAGTTCTGATGCTTTGGGTAGAAAGATTATGAAGAGTGACATCGCTAAGGAGACTAACATCTTTACATCTCCTGAAGAGGTGCTCAACAACTCCCACATCGGACTACAGAAGAGAATCCTTGATATGTCTGACGATGCTGTTGGTTCCATCTTTGTATTAGACCAAGATAGGTTCAGAGGTATTACAGACAAGATTCTTGATCAGTACAAGAGAAAAGAGTATATGTCTGAGGATGACTATGCTCGTACAGCTAATAAAATAAGAGCATCCTTCTTAGACTACATCATTCAAACCAAAACAGGTCTGAACGCTGCAATCAAACCTTTGCTTATTGATGCTAACACATCTGTAGCTACACGTCTGGCTGAAGCTAAAACGTTGTATGCCAATGAGTTACCAATCCTCAGACAACTTGAGGTGAGGTTTAATAGAGACAATGGTATTCATACAGTGATGCTAATGGCTAACGTAAAGGATGCTGCTAGTGAGAACATGTACATTGGTATGATGAGAGAACTTAGAAACAACCCTAAGACCAATCAGCTTTACAAAGATCTGATTACACTCTCCATCCTTCAGGGTACATACCAGACAGGGGTGTCTATTAAGAACATCATTCCTATTGAAGACTACAGTGCTATTGTAGCTCCTGTAATAGGAGGCCTACAAGTGACAGAAGATATGGATGCATTTGCTGATGGAATGTTCCAGCGTAACAACTGGGATGATAATAATGTATTCTATCCCGTAAGAGAGGTGTTCTTTAAAACCACTGCAGATAGACCTACCTTCTCAGACATTGCTGGTGAGGAAGTGTATGAATATTACTCCCCTGTTTTCCCTAATAATGAAGCACTTAAGATTAAGTCAAGCGACAGAAAAATCTTATATTTGGACGAGAACTACGACAATGAGGCTATCAATAGTGGTGACTACGTAAAAATAAGAAGGATAGTGGCTAACAAAAATGGAGGAGAACTTGTGGATGTTCTAAAGGGTGTGGGTGTTTCTGGTAAAGCATATGCCTTTATGAAAAAAGCTGGTAATCCCATACTTACACAAGTCCTTGGTTACCAGAAGGTTACCTATCCAGATGGCACACCTGTAACAATTGGCGTAAAGAACTACAAGAACGAGATAGAGAACAAGTATGTATACAAGCTCATCAACCTGTATGGTGAGGGAGCCTTTGGATCAGAATACTACACAGACTTCAAGCCTTCTGTGGTGGATAATAACACGCTCAGAATCAAGAACGAGATTCCTAATGCTGACATCATTGCTGCTCTGTCTCAGAACATTAAGGTGGATGATATTGTACAACAGTCTCCTACACCTACAACAGCCACTAAAATTACCACACCTTCTGGTAAACTGAAACTTAAAGATGGTAAAGAATATCTAATAAGCGATATCAATGCTGATCTTCTTGAGAAGATAGGATATAAACCAAAAGAAATCGGTAAACTATTAAAATCAATCTGTTAATGGCAACTTGTCCAAATATCAATCTTGACTCCTGGAAAAATCTTGTAGCTGCTAGAGGCGAGGATGTTGCTTACTATCTATGGGATAAATTTGATGGAAATGTTCCTGATAGTGAGAGCAGACAGTCTGTTGTAAAATCTGGAATAAAGGCTACAAACATTCTTCAGTCTCCAAAAGCTGTTCAGCTTTTCTCCACTCTTGAGAGAAACAAGGTGACAGGGGATGCTTTCTGGAATAAGGTGCAAGCTGATCTGCAGATACCTAAAGAGCAGATTGATATTCTCAAGCAATACAACACCACAGATCGTGAGGAATTGGTTACCAATATGTTAGCTGATTATAGCTTTGCTATTGAGATTAATATTTCTGAGGAAGAAATGATACCTGACATAGGAGGAGCAAGAGTTACTCCTGGAGCATTTCCTAATTTAGAAAGAATATACATACCTAGTCGATACTATTCCAATCTAACAGTACCAGGTGGTACTAACTATACAGAGAATGAGATAGCTACACCAGCCATCACACCTGCTATCAGAGGACATGCTCAGTTTGCTACAGATCAGGGTATAGGATGGTTTAGAAGTGATGATGCTTCTTTTATTAAACAAGCTATGAGTGTTCAAAATAAAGAAAAAGATTTTGAATATGCAGGTAATAAATATACACAAGAGTATTCTCTAAGCAAAGGATTTATACATAAAAAGAATGGAGAAATCATATCAGAAGAAGAATATAGAAAAGCTAAATATGCCACACCTAAAACTCGTAGAATACTAGAAGTACAATCTGATTTGTTTCAGAAGGGTAGAGATAAAGATGTATTAGCAGGAAAAAGACAATTTGACCATTCTCAAGGACGTGTTGTAGAAGGATTACAACAAGGAAATAAAGAAAACCAATTCCTCCAACTCTTAAACAAAGGAAACAATTGGGTAAGCTTCTTCATCAGATCTATTGTTCAAGACTCAGCTAAAAAAGGATATGAGAAGGTACTATTTCCTAAAGGAAATACAGCTAGTAAGGTGGAAGGACATTCAACATTAGAAGAATTTAAAAGACAGAAAGAAGAGAGGATCAAAGAACTTGAGGATCAAATCAAAATAAACGATAATCTTGAAGCGGTTGAAGTTGAAGACTCTACTGGAAAGTATTATAGACTTCAAACTAAAGATACAAAAGAACAAATGCGTGGTTCTTATAGAACTCTAGAAAGTGCTAATGTTGCAATAAATAAAGAACTTCCTAAAAAAGAAATAGCTGTTTTAAAACAAGAACTTGAAAGAGTTGAGAGAGAAGGATTTGGAGCTCTTAAACCCATCTTCAACTTCTATGAGAACACTGTAACCAACACTCTTAAAAAGATTTATGGTGCCCAGAATGTAAAAGAGATTACAGATGAATATGGGAATAAGTGGAACGAGATAGATATAGTTCCTGAAAGAGAACAACAGCCTATTCTTTTGCAGAAGAAAGGAACAGAACTATCAACAGCATCCCCTAGAACCATTGCAATGATTAAGGACTTCCTTAAGCGCATTGGTGTTAGCACACAGAATGTTGACAGCATCATTGTTAATGGTGTTCAGATGGATGCTAACGCTGCAGCCATTGTAACACAGAAGCTCATCCAGGTGGTGAACGGTATGGAGGCTAGAGCTCTTCCTGAGGAGGCTATGCACTTTGTTGTAGAAATCATCAAGCAAACCAATCCCAAGCTCTACCAAAAACTACTTAGCGAGATTAATAGCTATCAGATATTGAAGGATACATTTGCTGAGTATAGCAACAATCCTCTCTATCAAACCAAAGATGGTAAGCCTAACGTATTGAAAATCAAGGACGAGGCTATTGGTAAGGTGCTTTCTGAAACTATCATCTACCAGAATGAAAATAATAAAGAAAGCGCTGAGAAGCTAGCTAAGGTGCAAAGCTGGTGGGCCCAGATATTGGAATGGCTCAAAGGGCTGTTCTCAAGAAGTGGGTTTGACCAGGCAGCTATGGACATCATCTCTGGTAAAGATATTGGTACAGCTGATGACATTCGTGCTAATGAGAACGAGGTGTTCTTGCAGCAATCTAAACAGCAGCAGATATTTGACACCATTAAGAGGGGCTCCATGGCTGTTGAAAAACGTGGAGACGGATATTATGTAAATGGTAAGAAGGTTCCAAAACGTGTAACAGACCTAGTGAATGATTGGTATCAGCGCAGGTTTACAGAGAAGAAGCTGACAGACTCAGAGTTCCAGAAGGCTATTGATTCTATGAAAGCTGACAAGGGTACAGCTGGACACATTGATTTAGAAGAAGCATTCAAGGTGTATGTTGATCCTAAGACAGGGTTAATGAGACGTGTGCCTTTGGATGACAGTGCTTATGTATCTCAGTTAAATGATAAAGATCGTAAGTATTACACCATCCTTAGAGACAATCTAAAGAAGCGTCTAGATTCGTTTGGTCCCAACACAATGTTCCTTGCTGAAACTGTTATATATGATGCTAAAAGACAGGGAGGTGGTATTGCTGGTACAGTGGACTTTATGGCTATTACAGAAGATGGCAAAGTGAACATACTTGACTGGAAGTTTATCAACCTCAATACAAACAAGTATGAGGATGTTCCTTGGTATAAGGTGAACGCGTGGCGTACGCAAATGAACCAGTACAAGTTAATCCTAAAGTCAGCATATAATATTAAAGAAGAGCAGTTTGACCAAACTAGGATGATTCCTATTCAGGCTATATATACAGAGGCTGACTATAAAAAGGAAATCTTACCACGTCTTTCTAGTATTAGAATTGGAGATGTGGATATAAAGAATATTCAGGAAGACTACCTATTGCCTGTTGGTCTAGAGGAAGAAGCCACAGGACAAGAAGAACTAGACGAACTGTTAGTAAAGCTTAATAAGATATACAAAAAGATATCTGAAAAACAGGTGACCCCTGGTGAGAAACTCACCAAGGCTGAACAGCTTAACTCTCTGTTTAAGGCTATACGTCACTTGCAAATGAGAAGAGATGCTAAGTCTCTTGTGTATCAGGCTCGTGTAATCAATAAACAGATTAAAGATCTATTCACTAAGTTTGATGAGAAGTTCAAGGGTAAAGACCCAATGAGTTTTACAGAAGACGATCGTAGTGAATTTACAAAAGAAATAGGAGATGGACTAGAAGCATTAGACACGTATGCTGATTTATCCACAGATCTTGACTTCTTGTTTACAGGTGAGCTTAGTAAGGATGCTGAAAACACTAGAGACGAAATTTCTAAGGTTAGTGCTGAGGCTGCTAAATTAAGAGCTCAATTGTTGCGTCTTGATAAAAACTTTACCAATGACTTTATTGCAGTGTCTGAAAAGGTGAAGGGAATTAAAGAAGGAGAAAAGCCTGTAACATTACTAAGTAAATGGTTTGGTACTACAGCCACCCTACAGCTTAAATCTGCTAGTGTTCTATTTAGAAAAGCTGACCGTGCATTTACTTATGCAGGTCAGGACACAGCTGCAGAAAGCAGAAAGCTTTTTGAGATAAAAAGAAGATATGATGCTTGGGCTAAAGGAAAAGGACTCACCTCCAAGAACTACTTTGACATCATTAGAAAGAAAGCTGATTCATATCAGAAGGAAGCTGATGCTCGTAAGAAGATTGAGATGGATGAGCTCAACAAAATGAAACCTGAGCTTAGTGAAGAGTCATACAAACAGGAGGTGGCTAAGATTGAGGAACGTTATCAACGTGCTATCAAGGATAAGAACGAACTAATTGATGAGTTTGATCCTCAGTTTTATTCTAAACTTAGACGAGCTGTAGATGAAAAGAACTATGCTTGGATTAGAGATAATGTAGATAAGGCTGCTTACGCTGAACACTTACGCAATAAACTAAGTGAGGAAGAGACACGCATATTTGATAAGCCTCGTATTGGTACGGAGGAAGAGATTGCTAATCAGATTAAAAATGAACTGAAGAAAGCAAAAGAACTTTATAACGTTAGCACAGAGCAGTCTGTAGGATGGTTGTTGTACGATGATGTAAAGCTGTTCCCAAAAAGAGAAAACTGGGAATCCAAAGAATGGAAAGAGCTTACAAAAAAGGATGCTTCTGGTAAGTTTATCAACCAGCCAGCTATTGATTTCTACAACTACATCCGTGAGAGAAACGAATTGTACAGAGACCTTGGGTACATTAATGCAAAACAGTCTAGGGTGTTTCTACCCTGGGTGAGAAAAGGACTCACAGAACAACTGGTCTTGGGGGGTAAAATAAGTATAGGACAACAGTTCCTTAGAGATATATCCATTGATGAGGGTGATGTGGGATATGGACAGCGTGACCCTATTAGTGGTGAACTGATAGACAAGGTGCCCATTTACTTTACTAAGGAGCTAGAAGATGATATTAGTACAGACTTGTTCCGTACAATGGCTTTGTACAATGAGTTTGCTCTTAGATATAAATACCTATCTCAGATTGAAGATCAGGTGGCTGCGTTAAACAGACTTGAAAAAAACAAGAGATCTATTGCTACTACCTACTGGGGAAAGACAGAATACAAGAATGGAGAAATCCAATATAACCCCAACAACAATGAGAATGCTCAAATCATAGAAAGCATGACCAAGGCAATCATCTATCAACAGAAGTATATTCAAAGTGATACATTTGATGCTGTTCTTGGTAACGTTGGTACGGTGGTAGAAAAGATAAATAAAACATTAGGTTTCAAGCTTATACCTGGAGAAGGACTTATTGGAAGACAGTTTAGTATGAACAAGGCTATTGACACCTTGAATACCAACTTCCAACTACAAGCGTTGGGCTTCAACTTTACATCCTCCATGTCCAACTTATTTGGTGGTACCACCCAGTCTTTGATTAATTCAGGTAGGTATTTTACCAAAACAGACTTTGTAAAAGCTGAAGCTAGCTTACTATGGAATAAGCTAGGGGGAGAGGATGCTAAGAAGTTTATAGCAGCTAAGAATTTCTTTATGCCTTTCATAGAAAACTACAACAGAGATTTGGCCAAGAGTTTGTCTATGAGTAGAATAAGTCAGGAGAGTATACAGGACTGGCTTATGATATTAATGAGACAATCTGATCGTGCTGTACAAGCTGTTAACTTCTATGCCTTCCTTAATAATAGCATAGTGGTTGATAATCAGATAGTTAACGTTAGAGAATACCTCAGACAACAGCCTGAATACCTTAACAAGATGTACGAGGGAACCAGAGAGGAGAGAAAAGCTAGAGCTGATAAGTTTGAGCAGGATGTAAAAAAGCTTGTTAAAGAGAAGGGGGTAATGAAGCTTGGTAAAATTGAAGGAGAGCAATTTGTAATTCCTGGTGTAGACCAAAAGTCTGAGAGCGTTGTAGAGTTTAGAAGAAAAGTGCAACAGGTTACAGCTGATGCTTTAGGTAATATGTCTGAAGCTAATAAACGTCTCATCAACTTAAACATATACGGTAACTCAGTGATGGTGTTTAAGAACTGGATTCCCCGTCTGGTGGATGTGCGTTTTGGTAACCTTAAATACAACTCTGCCTCAGATGCTTATGAATGGGGTAGAATGAGAATGCTGTTTAGATTCATAACTACAGATTTTCTTGGTGCTGTAGACAGCTTAAAAAGCGCTCTTCTTGGAAACGATGATAAGTTTGTTCAACAGATACGTAAGCTTTATGAAGCAAAGAAGAGAGATTATGAGCAGGACACTGGCAAAGAGCTGGAAATGACTGAGGATCAATTTGTTGACTTAGTGAGGATGAATGTAAAGAACCAGCTTTTAGACGTACTTATATTCATAGGACTACTGTCCATCTACTTTGGACTTAAGGCAAACATGCCTGATGAAGACGAAGATCCACTCGTAAGAAACAGATGGAAGTATATGCTCAGAATAACTGACAAACTTTCTGATGAGATTGCCTACTTCTATAATCCCACTAACATACTTGACCTGGTAGGTCAGGGTGTATTCCCATCTATAAGCCTATTAGACAACTACAAGAAAACCCTGTTCAACTTCTCAAAGGAGATGTATGGAATGAGTATAGGAGATGAGGAACTAGTAGAAGAGAACTACGTAATCAAGTATTTGATGAAGTCTTTTCCTATCACCAGCCAGGGAGCACAGCTTCTTCCTCTTGGATCTCCTGACCTAGCTAAGGACCTTGGTATTAGAATGCCTTCCCAGTCAGGAATAAGATAGATGTGATTGCTATATTATGCTGTATTTTTATTTTAACTCATTGAATATTAATAACTAATAACTAATTTCGCTCGCTATGAGAACCGCTGCAATTTGCCCAACCTGTGCCACATTTGAGAACGCTTTGTGCGTGCTCTATAATGGCCCCTATCTTACCAATATTGACGTCAATCCCCTTGATTCTCTGGAGGTTGCGTTAGGTAAGGTGAATGACAACCTCGTTCCTGTAACAGGAAGTGGGGCTCCCACAGCTGCTGCCATCTATTTAGGACAGCTTTTTGTAAGAACCACTGCACCCAGAACCCTTTATTATGCCCAAACAACAGGCACAGGTGCTCTGGATTGGAGGATTGTGCTTTCTGTTCCTTATACAGGAGCCCCCCAATACACTGATAATGCTGCTGCTATTGCTGGTGGTTTGCTTGCTGGTCAGGTTTACCGCACAGGAGATGTTCTGAAAATCGTACATTAATTTAAGACATGAACGTACTACCTTCTATACTAGGTTATGGAAGCTCTGGTTCCTCTGGAACTTCAGGGCAATCTACGCCTGCTATATTCATTCATAATCCTAAGAGTGCACCTAGGGTGACAGCACCTGCCCCTAAGTCTTCAGAAGAACCTAGTACAGAAAAGGTACCGTTTTTAAAGAAGCTAATGTCTGCCAAGGGTTCAGAAACCCCTTCTACATTTACAATGGCTCCTAGAGTGATTATGACTGAGTCCTCAGGAACTTCTAATGAAGGAATTCCCTTTGTGCAGAAACTTGTTTCTAATAACAGTCAAATTAGTAATTTCCTAGGGAACTGTAATTCTCCTGTTATTTGTGGAGCCAATCCTTGTCCTATTATATTGAACGCCACCTGTGTGTTCTATGAAGGACCCAACCTGGTCTACACAAAGATTAATACAAATGACAACCTTCAGATAGCTCTTGAGAAGATAGAGGCAGCCCTTGCTGGTGACCTATCAGGTAGCTCTGGAACCTCTGGTACAAGTGGTACCAGCGGGACCAGTGGAACCACAGGAACATCAGGTACCACAGGTACTTCTGGCACTACTGGTACCTCTGGAACTAGTGGTACGTCAGGCACGTCAGGCACCACTGGAACTTCAGGTACCACGGGGACATCTGGAACATCAGGAACAGATGGTTCAGGGGGTACATCAGGAACCAGCGGTACTAGTGGGACCTCTGGTACGTCTGGAACTACAGGTACAAGTGGAACCTCTGGAACTACGGGAACCTCTGGTACAACAGGAACAAGTGGTTCTTCTGGATCAAGTGGGACAGCAGGAACAAGTGGCACATCAGGCACTACGGGTACTTCTGGTACATCTGCAACAGATGGTACTGGTGGTACAAGTGGAACTTCTGGCACATCAGGCACAACAGGAACATCAGGTACGTCAGGAACCTCTGCCACCAGTGGTACTACGGGAACTTCAGGAACCAGTGCAACATCTGGGACTAGCGGTACTACGGGCACATCTGGTACCTCAGGTTCTACAGGCACTTCTGGCACCAGTGGTACGTCTGGAACATCAGCCACTGATGGTACTGGTGGAACATCAGGTACATCGGGTACATCAGCTACAAGTGGTACATCAGGTACTAGCGCTACAGACGGAACAGGAGGTACATCTGGTACTTCTGGTACGTCAGCAACTAGTGGAACAAGTGGCACTACAGGGACCAGTGGGTCTAGTGGAACCAGTGGAACATCTGGTAGCTCTGGAACTGATGGATCTGGAGGTACAAGCGGTACATCTGGAACGTCAGGAAGTAGTGGAACTAGTGCAACGTCAGGAACTTCAGGTACAACAGGTACCTCAGGAACCTCTGCAACTAGTGGAACCTCAGGCACTTCTGGAACATCTGGTACAGATGGAACAGGGGGAACGAGTGGAACATCAGGTACTTCTGCCACTTCAGGTACATCAGGCTCAAGCGGTACTGATGGATCTGGAGGAACATCAGGCACAAGTGGAACAAGTGCAACAAGTGGATCGTCTGGAAGCTCAGGATCTTCTGGAACAAGTGGAACCTCTGGTTCTAGTGGTACGGATGGTTCTGGAGGAACCAGTGGTACATCTGGAACAAGTGGTACTAGCGGAAGCTCTGGAAGCTCTGGAAGTTCTGGGTCCAGTGGAACTAGTGGTTCTTCAGGAACAACTGGTACTTCAGGCACATCTGGAACATCGGGCTCCTCAGGTCAAAACGGTGTATCTGGAGGACTTGTATACTATCTAAACCAATCATTAAACACTAGTAGTGCAATAGGCACTCCTACATATAAGCAATGGTCTGGTACACCTACAGGTGGTGCAGAACAAACAGTGGTGACAAGTGTTGCTGGTAGCACCAGAACACTAATTGCTACATTTGCCACTGACTCAAATGTTCCAGGCGTAATAAGTTTACCTTCAGGACTTTGGGCATGGGTTACACACTTCTCAATAAATGCTAATGTTAGCATGAAGGTGGATGTGGAGCTTTACAAATGTGACTCCACAGGTGGAAGCGTGGTTTCCTTAGGAACCACCAACCTTGACACTGAGGTGATGACCACCAATACCATCAAGGAGTTCTTTACAGACCTGTTCCTACCTCAAACAGCAATGCTCACTACAGACAGGCTCTATTGCCAAATCTATGCTGAGCACACAGGAGGCGGAAGTCAAAACATTACATTCTATACAGAAGGAACAAGTAACTACTCATACGCACAAACCACATTCACCCCTCCTTCAGGTACATCAGGAACTAGTGGTAGTTCAGGGTCCTCTGGATCATCTTCTACATCAGGTACATCTGGTACGACAGGTACATCAGGTTCATCTGGAACCTCTGGTGTTAGTGGATCAAGTGGTACAAGTGGCACTGCAGGAACTAGTGGAACTACAGGTACCTCTGGAACCACAGGTACGTCTGGTACCTCTGGTACAAGTGCAACCTCTGGAAGCTCAGGCACCAGTGGTAGCTCTGGTTCATCAGGCACGTCTGGCACATCAGGTACAGACGGTAGTGGTGGTACAAGTGGCTCAAGTGGAAGTTCTGGATCTTCAGGATCTTCTGGCACTAGTGGTACAGCAGGTAGTCCAGGTACATCTGGAACCTCTGGGTCTAGCGGTACAGCAGGAAGTAGTGGTACAACAGGAACTAGTGGCACCAGCGGTACAACAGGTACGTCTGGAACTAGTGGCACCTCTGGTAGCAGTGGTACAAGTGGTATAAACGGTACTAATGGTACGTCAGGCACTTCTGGATCATCAGGAACTAGCGGTAGCTCAGGCACAGCTGGTAGCAGTGGAACAAGTGGAACAGCAGGTTCAAGTGGTACTAACGGATCTCCAGGAACTAGTGGCACTAGTGGGTCTAGTGGCACCTCTGGGTCATCAGGTACATCTGGGACCAGTGGTGTAAACGGTACATCAGGCACCTCAGGAACAACAGGGACTAGTGGTACAACAGGTACCTCTGGTACAGCTGGATCTTCAGGTACATCAGGCACTAGTGGATCAAGTGGTACATCTGGAACGTCAGGTACCAGTGGCACTAGTGGTATAAATGTAGGTTCTTCTGCTGTTATTATTCTTGGTGGAGGAACATGTTCTTCGGTTAGGTGTGGTGTAGGTAATGCTTCAGCAGGTAGTTACAGTGCAGCTTTAGGAGGGCAAAGTAATAGTGCAAGCGGATATAGAAGTACAGCAGTTGGTGGTTTTACTAACTTAGCAGGTGGACAAGGTTCATTTGCAGGAGGTGGTCAATATTTAAGTGCTTGTGGAAACTTTTCAGCAATAGTTGGCGGAAGCCTGCAATCTGCAAGTGGATATATTTCTTTCATTGGAGGTGGATATGGAAACACTGCTTCAGGTTCTATATCTGTACTTGGAGGAGGTAATGTAAATACAGCCTCAGGTGGACAATCTTTTATTGGAGCAGGTCAAACCAACACTGCATCAGGCTACCGCTCTGTTATAGGCGGTGGTGTTGTAAACGTTGCATCAGGTCCACACGATGTTGTTGTAGGTGGATGTTATAACCGAGCAACTTCTTCTGCTGAATCATTTATAGGTGGAGGGTGTTTTAACTACATCTCAACAGGTGTTTGGCAAACACTAGTAGGTGGTATCTGCAACTGCATTACATCAGGAGGATACAATTTCATCGGTGGTGGATATAGAAACTGTTTGATCACAAGTGCCTCAGAATCCGCGATTGTGGTGGGAGGAAACAACAGTGTGAGCAACTCGTACTCAGCCATCCTTGCAGGTAGTAATAACGTAGTCTCTGGAAAATGCGCTTCATTAGCAGGCGGTAGAACTAACACTGCTAGCGGAGCATTTAGCTTTGTTGGAGCTGGGTGCAACAACTTGGCCTCAGGAACAACAGCAGGTGTTTTAAGTGGTAGGGGTAACCTATCAAGCGGTAGTTGGTCGTCAATAAGTGGTGGTTATAACAACACAGCAGGAGGTAATGAATCTCATGTTGGTGGGGGTAATGCTAACTCTGCTTCAGGATGTATGGCTTTTATTGGAGCAGGTTTTGCTAATGGTGCATCAGGTCTTAGGTCAGGAGTAGGAAGTGGTCAATGTAATACTGCTTCAGGAAATTGTAGCTTTATAGGTGGTGGTCAAGCAAACACAGCCTCAGCAGGATATGCTTTTGTAGGTGGTGGTATCGTTAACACAGCGAGTGGAGCATTTGCGACAGTGGCAGGAGGTAATGCAGGAGGTGCTTCAGGAACTGCTTCAACAGTTGCAGGAGGAATTAGTAATACAGCATCAGGTAACTGTTCGTTTGTAGGAGGTGGTCAAGGTAATACAGCATCAGGAGGACATTCAACAATTGGTGGTGGATGCTGTAATATTGCTTCTTGCTTTGTTTCAACAGTCAGTGGAGGTAGAGCAAATAGTTCATCAGGAGGATATTCATTTGTAGGTGGTGGGTTATTGAATTGTGCAACTGCTAACGGAGGTTCTACTGTTTCAGGTGGATATCTTAATTTAGTAGATGGAACAGGCGCAGCCATGGTTGGAGGTTGCGCAAATAGAGTAAATGCAATAAATGGATTTATAGGTGGTGGTAATTGCAATCGTGCAATTAATTCTACATCAGGATGTTTAGCTTTTGGTGCAGTTGTAGTAGGTGGAGTAGGAAATAATACAACAGGTGGTTCTTGGTCTTTGGCTTCATGTGCGTTCACTGTTGCTCCTACTGTATGTAACGCAGGTCAATACTCTTTCATAGGAGGAGGATTTCAGAATAGAGCTACGGGGAATTTTTCATCAGTTGGGGGTGGACAAAGTAATACAGCGTCAGGCACAAGAGGAACGATAGCAGGTGGTGAATCAAATCTTGCCACAAATAATTTTTCAGTTGTAGCAGGTGGACAAAACAATACAGCATCAGGAGTATATTCAGTAGCAGGAGGTGGATATTTTAACACAGTAAGTGGTACTTATGCATTCTTAGGAGCAGGTAGTATCAATGGAGTGGCAGGTAACTGTGCTGCATTAGTAGGTGGAAAAGCAAACGCAGCAAGTGGTAATATATCATTTGTAGGTGGTGGATGCACGAACACAGCTTCGGGTGCAAATTCAAGCGTTGTTGGTGGTTGTAATAATACAGCATCAGGAAATACATCAACTGTTTTAGGAGGAAGAGGCAACTCTACATCAACTGCTTGCAATAGTATAAGTGGCGGCTATGGTAATATCATTGTAGCTTCTACAGGTCGTTCTTCAATTGTTGGGGGTAGTGCAAACTGCATAGCAGGCTCAGGTCTTGCATTTATTGGTGGTGGATATAATAACACTGTATCATGCAATTACTATGGAACTATAGTAGGTGGTGTATCAAATACTACATCAGCTTGGGCTAACTTTATAGGAGCAGGTCAAGGAAATAGTGTTTCAGGAGGTTGTGCGGCTGTTGTAGGTGGATTTGGTAACGTAGCATCAGGAGGTGCATCTGCGGTGGGGGGAGGTAGAACTAACACAGCTTCAAGCACTTATTCTACTGTAGCAGGTGGTTTGACTAATACAGCATCAGGTTACATCACAACTGTAAGCGGTGGGTGTTCTAATACAGCATCAGGGTCAAGAGCAACAGTCACAGGAGGACAAGCTAATACTGCATCAGGAAATTACGCAACAGTAGGAGGAAGAAGTAATACAGGTAGTGCAAGTTTTACTACAGTATTTGGTGTTAATAGCACAGCCTCAGGGTATATTTCCACTATTTCAGGTGGTAATGCAAACCAAACAACTTGTTGTTACGCAACAGTTGGAGGTGGTCTTCTTAACTGCGCTACTCATGGATATTCAACCGTCTCAGGTGGTTATAATAGTAGAGCCGTAGGATGTTTTTCATTTGTTGGTGGTGGTTATAACAATTGTGCATCAGGATTTAGAGCGGCAGTAGTTGGCGGTTCTGGAAACACAGCTTCAAGTTCAGGATGGAGTTTTGTTGGTGGTGGTTCAAGTAACACAGCAAGTGGAGGTTATTTCCCAACTGTAGCAGGTGGTGCCTCAAACACAGCTTCAGGTGGAAGGTCAATAGTGGGTGGTGGTGATAGCAATACATCATCGGGTTATCGTGCTGCTGTGCTTGGTGGTCAATCAAATACAGCATCAGGTAACTGTTCAATTGTCGTTGGTGGATATAGCAATCTTTCTTCTTCAGGATATGCTGCAATTGTTGGAGGTGTAGGAATCTGCTCTACTGCTTCGGGAACATTTGTTGGTGGTGGTTATTATAACGCAGCTACCTGTGGATACTCAGCAGTGGCTGGGGGTCAGCAAAACACAGCTAGTGGTAGATACTCATTTGTGGGTGCAGGTTTATGCAACAACGCAAGTGGGGATATGTCTGTTGTTGGTGGTGGTTCATGGAATAAGATATGTAGCCCAACAGCAACTTGTTGCGTAACAGGAGCGACAATAGCAGGTGGTATTGGTAATAACACTACGGGTGGAACATGGAATGCTTATGGAGTGCCAACTGTGAACCCAACGGTCTGTACAGCAGGTATTTATAGTACAATAGGTGGAGGTTTTCAGAATAGAGCAGCAGGTGATCGCTCTACAGTAACAGGTGGTAATAGTAATGTAGCATCAGGATTATTTTCAACAGTAGCAGGTGGTAATAGTAACGTAGCCTCAGGAGTAACAAGTGCAATAGGTGGAGGTGGAGATAACGTAGCAAGTGGAGGTTATTATGCAACTATTGGTGGTGGATATAATAGTACAGCATCAGGAACAAACTCAACTATTTCAGGTGGTTATCAAAATACCGCTTCAGGTGCTACTTCGGTAGTTTCAGGAGGAAGAGCAAACATTGCTTCAGGTGCTTGTTCATTTGTAGGTGGTGGTTGTCTTAATACTGCTAGTGGAAGTTATGTTTCAACTGTTGTTGGTGGAACAGGAAATCAGGCAAGTAATGGATATTCTTTTGTAGGGGGTGGTTATTACAACTGTGCTCCAGGATATGTAGGTGCTGTAGTAGGTGGTGATAATAATAAAGCCTTAGGTGCGTATTCATTTGTGGGAGGTGGTAGAAACCACACAAGTAGTGGATATGGTTCTACTGTTGGAGGTGGTGTAGCAAACACTGCAAGTGGAACTTCATCTACTGTCGCAGGAGGGGAATCAAACACTGTTTCAAATAATTTTGCTGTAATTGCAGGTGGTCAAACTAATACTGCAACAGGAGGATATGAATTTATAGGTAGTGGTAGTAATAACTATTCTACAGCAGGTGTAAGAAATGTAATTGGTGGAGGGCAACAAAATAGAATTTGTGGAACATCCTCAGGATGTAATGTCATTGGTGGTGGATTTCAAAACTGTATTACCACAGGATTCGTAAACTCAATTGGTGGTGGTTATAACAATAGAATCGTAGGTGGTTCTTATCATGTCATAGCAGGTGGTTATAGTAACCAAATATCATCAGCTACAGAAGGAGGCATTTTAACAGGTGGTGCTAATACTGTTAGTGGTAACTACTCGGTGGTAGTTGGTGGTCAATCTAACACAGCTTCAAGTATATGTGCTGCTGTAGTGGGCGGTAGAAGTAACACAGCGTCAGGCGGATGGTCTTTTGTTGGAGGCGGACAAAGTAACACTGCATCAAGTTCAAGGGCTTCTGTTGTGGGTGGTATTAATAACACTTCATCAGGAGGCTGTTCATTTATAGGTGGTGGTGAAAGTAATTTATCTTCAGGTTCTCGTTCATTCGTAGGTGGAGGAACGGGAAACACTGCAAGCGGTAATTATGCAACTGTTGTTGGAGGCGGTGCATCGAATGTTTCTTCGGGGGTTTATACTTTTATAGGAGGTGGTGATAGTAACACATCTAACAGCGGAAGAAGTGTCGTAGCAGGAGGTTATAATAGCACAGCATCGGGAGCCTACGCATTTATAGGAGGTGGTTATCAAAACATAGCTTCAGGAGGTTACGGAACAATATCAGGTGGGTATAGGAACGAAGCCACAGGAAACAATGGCTCCACGGTTGGGGGAGGAATACTTAACTGCTCAACAGCAGCGAGGTCAACTGTTGGGGGTGGACAACAGAATGTTGCTTCAGGTGCTTGCTCAACAGTTTCAGGTGGTAAATTCAACAAATCATTAGGAAGCGATTCATTTGTCGGAGGAGGTAGTGCAAACTGTGCAAGTGCAGACCAAACAACTGTTGCAGGAGGTATAAACAACTGCGCCACAGTTAGAAGAGCCACTGTTGGGGGAGGAACAACAAACACAGCCTCAAACTATTATGCAACTGTAGCAGGAGGATATGTAAACTCTGCAATAGGCTATGCATCATCAATTAGTGGGGGTTACAGAAATGTCGTGCAAGGTAATAATGCAACAATAGGTGGAGGTATATGTAATATCCTTTGCTCTACTGTTTGTTCTCTTTGCACAGCGGGAGCGACAGTGGCAGGCGGGGTTGGAAACAACACAGTTGGGGGGACTTGGAATGCAGCGGGAGGAACATATAGTGTTGCAGCAACTTGTTTTGTCGCAGCAGGATGTCTTTCATTTATAGGAGGCGGCTGTCAAAACAGAGCCACAGGGGCTTGTTCAACAATTGGAGGTGGTATTCTGAATCTCGGCTCAGGAATACAATCAGTTATTGGCGGTGGTGCTGCAAACACAGCTTCAGGACTCGGAAGTACAATATCAGGGGGTGCCTTAAATACCACTTCAAGTTATTGCTCTACAGTGGGCGGAGGCTCTTATAACACTGCCTCAGCAATAGCATCAGGTGTATTTAGTGGATGCGCAAACACAGCTTCAGGTGGATGTTCTTCAGTCCTTGGTGGATGTGGAAACACTATATCAGGAACAGCGGGAGGTGGTGGAGGCTGCAACATATCAGGCTCTTGCGGATGCACCTTCTATTGGAATAACTTCTGTGCTACATCCTGTATGTGGGCAGTAGCCTATTTTGAAACCTCTGATGAACGCCTCAAAAATGTACATTGTCGTGTTTCTTCTTCTGACTGTGTAAGTCCTATTTATTACAACTGGAAAGAGGGTGATCCTAGTGTTATCAACATAGGCTACTCTGCACAAAATATCAAAGAGGTGCTACCAAATGCTGTAAAAACAGACGAACGTGGCTACTATAATGTTGATTATCACCAAGTTCACATCTATAAGATGACTAAACTTGAAGAAAGGATTGCTCAACTTGAAGATATTATTAAAAAGCTTACACCATGAGTTGGGCAGGTTTAGCAAATAACCAAACTGTATCATTTAACAACCTTCAGAACGCTGTAAACACTGGTGTTTTCACAGCCCTTACCACTATTCCTGTTAGCAGTGAACAGATAACTAAGTCAGACGCAAGCACTTATGTGAGTATTGACACTTCTTATGCTCCTTATGCAGCAAAGGCTTCTAATCAGTTGGTTGTTAAATCTGATCTAGTTGCTTCTGGTACGACAACTACCACTACTACCACATCTGCACCAACAAGTATTACATTACATGGTAGTGGAAGAAATAAAGCTATTACAAACGGCTGGACCTCTTCCACTGATGCTTGTAATAATGGAGCAACAGCAGCTACAGCAGTGTACTCTTATACAGGAACTCTTACAACAAATACCATCTTGACAATCAATGGTTTCTATCAATTGAGCACAACAACTTCTTGGTACTGGTATTCACCTAATAATGCTGTTGAGGTGGGATATAATGGAACTGATTGGTATGTAGTTAGCTTCCCTGTAACTTGCTAAGATAACTTTGGAATAATCATAAATATTTATTAATTTTGTAAAAACTAGTAACATGGCGCAAACTTGGAACACCCTCCACATCTTTGGATTTGGAACTGTACAAGCAATCTCTGACACACAGAATGTACAGGCTCCCATATCAGCTTTTCAGGCTCAGGTGGATGCTGTAGTGGATGATGTATGGGCTAACAGACCTGAAGGATATGCAGGTCCTAAAAGCTTCCATGCGATCAACAACTTTAACACCCTTTTCTCAGACTGGTTACCTAACCAACCTAATGCTGAATCCTTCAGAGTGCAAGCAGAAGATCTGGATCAGGAGTTGTTGAACGATCTTGCTGAGGCAGTGTTGGCTTATAGTCCAACTACCACTACCACCACCACCACTGAAGAATAATTTGGAATTATCATAGGTAGGAACTATCTTTGTAGAAAACCTACGTATGAACATAATATTCTCAATTAACGGTGGTATAGGTAAGTGTGTTATAGCTACAGCTGTATGTAGAGCTATTAAGAAACAACATCCTGAGGATCAACTCATTGTTGTAAGTGGATACCCTGAGGTTTTTCTCAACAATCCTTATGTAGATAGAGCGTTTGCCTTTGGCAATATGAGCTATTTCTATCAGGATTTTATTGAGGACAAAGCCTTCAGGGTATTTGTGCATGATCCCTACGTGGAAACAGACTATCTAAAGCAAGATGAACACCTATCTAAGACATGGTGCAGAATGTTTGGAATAGAGCATGATGGCACAGAACCTGAAATATTCCTTACAGAAAGAGAAAATACATTCTTTGCTAGCAAGTTTAGTTCTGACAAACCCATCCTACTACTTCAAACAAACGGAGGAGCTCCTAACCAAGATCTTAAATACTCTTGGGCTAGAGACATTCCTTCTGTTGTTGTGTCTGATGTTATACGAGCTTATGAAAGTGAATACAACATTGTGCACATAAGACGTGAGGATCAAATAGCATATAATGGCACCACGTCTGTAACAGATAACTTTAGAGCTCTGTGTGTTCTTATATCTCTTAGTGAGAAACGTCTACTCATGGATAGCTTTGGACACCATGCTGCAGCAGCTTTAAACAAGCCTTCTACAGTGCTGTGGATAGCAAACACTCCTGTAGTGTTTGGTCATGAGGTGCACAATAACATTGTGTCCAACCCATTCACTAAGAAACCTGAGCTTAGAAATGCATATCTACAGAAGTTTGACATAGCAGGAAACCTATTAGAGTTTCCTTACAATAACGAAACTGAGATATTTAACATTCAACAGATTATTGATTCTCTGAAATAAACCAACATGGAGAAGATATTCTATCAATCCTCCCTGCCAAGAGCAGGATCTACACTGTTACAAAACATCCTAGCCCAGAACCCAGACATCTATGCCACTCCTACTAGTGGTGTGTTAGAACTTGTGTTTGCAGCCAGGACTAATTATACAGACAGCCCTGAGTTCCAGGCTCAAGACCCTGAGGTGATGAAGAAAGCCTTCCAAGCTTTCTGTAAACACGGTATGGATGCGTATTACAATGCTATTACAGACAAGAAATATGTTGTTGACAAGTCTAGAGGATGGGGTATACACTATGACTTTTTGAATTTCATACAGCCTGATCCAAAGATTATATGCATGGTGAGAGACCTGCGTGATGTGTTTGCTTCTATGGAGAACAATTATAGAAAGCATCCTGACAAAGCAAATGCTATTCTCAACTGGGCACAGATGACTGGTACAACAGTTCCTAAACGTATAGACATCTGGGCACAGAGTCAACCTGTTGGTCTTGCTATCGAAAGGTTGAGTGAACTCTTTAGACTAGGATATGCAGACAAGATGCTATTTGTCAAGTTTGAAGACCTCTGTCTCTATCCTAAATCAGAGATGATTAGGATATACCAATACCTTGACATACCCTATTATGATCATGACTTTGATAACATTGAGCAGGTAACTAAGGAGGATGATGAGGTGTATGGTCAGTTTGGTGACCATGTGATTAGAAAGAAGCTTGAGCCTGTACAGTCTAAGGCTAAACAGCTCCTTGGTAAGGATGTGACAGATTGGATTTACACAAACTACAAATGGTTCTTTGATCAATTCAGATATAGCAAATGATAATCGTACTCTTTGGACAGCCTCACAGTGGTAAGTCCACCATCGCTAATGAGATAATAAAGCAGACATCCACATTTGTAAACATAGATGGGGACAAGCTTAGAGAGCTGTTTGCAAACAAGGACTATTCTAAGGAGGGTAGGATTAAGAACCTGAATAGGGCTAGTGACATAGCTCACTTCCTCAACTCTACAAGAAGCAATGTTGTTGTATCATTGGTCTATCCCTACAAAGAAGCTAGAGACTATCTCAATAACCTCACCAATAATGTGGTGTGGGTGTATTTACATTACACAGATGAGAGAGGAAGAGAGTCATTTCATGTTCCTGATTTTGAAATGCCTACAAATGATGAGAAGGTGCTGAGCCTAAGTACAACGGATCTTTCAATAAAAAGATGTCTATCCTTAATCAATGACTATGTTAACCAACGTTCACGAATGTTCTGAATGTAAAATAGCTAAGGGTTGGGGACATGAGCTCATCATCCACAACTCTGAGAAGTATTGTGGGAAGATACTGGTGTTTAAAGCTGGATGTAAGTTCTCTATGCATTACCATCTGATAAAACAGGAAACATGGTATGTAAACAAAGGGACATTCATCTACCGCTGGATAGATACAACAGAAGGAATAGAACATTCTACACAATTAAAGCCTGGAGATGTGGTGACACAATACCCAGGACAGCCACATCAGCTTGAGGCTCTAGAGGATGGTGAGATATTTGAGGTGAGTACACAGCACTTTGATACAGACAGCTACAGAATATGGAAAGGAGACTAAAAATATATGTAGACATTGACAACACTATTTGTCAAACACAAGGATCTGACTATGAAAACTGTGTTCCTATTCCTGAACACATAGCCAAGATAAACAAGCTCTATGATGAGGGACACGAGATAGTGTATTACACAGCTAGAGGTCAACAGTCTAGACATGATTATAAAATGCTGACAATCAAACAGTTACATGATTGGAACTGTAAATACACCCATCTGATTATGAACCACAAGCCTGCATACGACCTAATGATATGTGATAAAACTAAACGTATAGAAGAGATATGAGAATATGGGTGAACGGAGCTTTTGACATCCTACATATAGGACACATAAAGCTCTTAAAATATGCAGCAGCTATGGGCTATTTGAGAGTGGGAATAGACACAGATGATAGAATAAAAGAGCTAAAGGGTCCCACAAGGCCCTTTAATTGTTTTAAAGACAGAAAGGAAATGCTAGAGTCTCTACGCTTTGTAGATGAAGTGGTGGGGTTTGGTAGTGAGCAGGAGCTTATTGATCAGATCAAACTCTATCAACCAGACATAATGATAGTGGGTTCTGACTATAGGGATAAACGTGTAATTGGAGCAGAACATTCTAAGAATGTTAGGTACTTTGAGAGGATAGCGGAAATTTCAACAACTACAATACTGAGCTATGAAAAAGATACTAGTAATAGGTGAGAGTTGTATAGATGTATTCACTTATGGAGATGTTAAAAGACTATCTCCAGAAGCTCCTGTCCCTGTGTTGTCTAACATCACCAGAACATTAAACCATGGGATGGCTGGGAATGTTAGAAAGAACCTAGAAGCGCTCACGGATGAATATCAAATCGAATGCATCTGTCAGTCTGAGGTGATTGTTAAGTGCAGATATATTGACAGGAAAACCAACCACATGTTCCTCAGAGTGGATGAGGGTGAGAATGGAGCTATGGTGCCCTTCAGGTTTACAGAGGATGTTATACAAAAGATTAAAGAAGCAGATGCTGTAATTGTAAGTGATTACAATAAGGGCTTTCTAACAGAAGAGATGCTCCAAGAAATAGCAGAACTTGCAAAACTTTCATTTCTTGATACTAAGAAGAAGCTGCATCCAGATACCATCTTGCTCTACAACTTTGTAAAACTCAATGAGTTAGAGTGGGAATACAATAGAACAGATGACAGACAACTGCTCCTCAGGATGATTATTACACTAGGTGGTAAGGGAGCTAAATATATGGGCACTCTCTATCCTACAGAACCCAAAGAAACAATAGATGTGTCAGGGGCTGGTGATACATTCCTGGCTGCTTTTGCTATCAAGTATTTACAGGTGCAAGATGTTGATGTTTCTATTACCTTTGCTAATAAGATGAGCTCTATTGTTGTATCTAAAAGAGGGGTGAATACACCATGAAGGTATTAATCACAGGGACTAAAGGGTTTATAGGGGGCAATTTAAAGAAGTATTTTGACAGCCCTCTTGAGCTTAATGAAGACACACCTGTCACTACAGAGTGGTTAGATGAGAACAAGCCAGAGGCTGTGTTTCATGTAGGAGCTTGTTCTAACACCCTGGAGACAGACGTTAATTACATAATGCTTACTAACTATGAATCAACAAGAATTATTTCAGACTGGTGTCACAATAACAACGTTCCCCTCATTTACTCCTCCTCAGCAGCATGTTATGGGAACAATGGTGTATGTCCATCAAACCTCTACGGGTGGTCCAAATATGTGGGTGAGCAGTATGTTCTTAGTAGAGGAGGAATAGCGCTTAGATATTACAATGTCTATGGACCAGGAGAAGAACATAAGGGTAAGATGGCTTCTATGGCTTTCCAGATGTTAAAAGCTGGAAGCACAAAGCTGTTTCCTGGTGAGCCCAAGCGTGACTTTATATATGTGGATGATGTAATACTAGCTAATCTACGTGCTCTAGCACATTACGATGTGCTATCAGGAAAGAAATATGATGTAGGACTTGGAGAGGCACACAGCTTTGAGTATATTGCAGACGTATTGGATATACCATACACCTATCATGACCAATTAGCTATACCAGAAGGATACCAGTTCTACACATGTAGCAATCCTAGATACTGGATGCCTGGTTGGGCACCACGATATTCATTAAACGAAGGATTAACATTATGCAAAACGTACTGGCAAAAGCTGCTCACAAATCAGGAGAGTGGGCAATGTTTATTGGAAGATGGCAACCCTGGCATGCAGGACACAGATGGCTTATTGATCAAGCTCTGAACGAGGATAAGAAGGTGCTTCTCTGCATAAGAGATGTGCCTGTGGATGAAAAGAATCCCTGGACCGCACAGGAAATACTGATGAATCTATCTAGTGAACTTAAAGAACTACTTGAGACTGGTAGGCTGAGCATCATAAAGATTCCTAATATTGAGTCCATCAACATTGGTAGAGGTGTGGGCTATGATGTTATTGAGCACATTCCTCCTGCAGATATACATGACATATCTGCCACAAAAATACGTGAGCAAATGAAAGCGGAGGGTAAGCTGTGACTGTATTAAAGAAACGACATATAGCTAAGACTATTAGCTACCGTCTGATAAGCACACTGATTGGGTTTGCTACAATGCTTGTAGTGACAGGATCTTTAAAAGCAGGTGCTGCCTTTGGTATTGCTGAGCTCCTATGGAAGCCTGTACAATACTACTTCCACGAACGCATCTGGTATAGGTGGATTAAATATGGTTTAAAAGAGCAAAAACAACCTGACTAGCAGATATCTTCTGGTGACATTCAAACTGTCTGTCTGTACCTTTGTGCTCTGGGCACCAGTCCCAATCTCCTGCATCAAATCTGTATTCAGCCTTATTCCAACAGCCATGACACACATCTGTCTTGGTAATTCTGATGCAGCTAAACTCATGATCTGAGTCTGTAAAGTTGGATATCATCACCACCTTCTTATTCATAGCCCAGGCTAACCAACTAAGTCCACTAGATAGTCCAATAAATAGATGGCTATGATGGATGACATTCATAGTGTTTTCCATGGACACATCCTCTATCTGCTCACAGTTGTCAAAAGGATTCTTTTCTTTGGACACATTTACTACCTTATATCCTTTCTCGTGCAGGAAGTTAATCACTTGCTGCCAGCCTTCTTTGGTCCAGAACTTACAGCCTGCTGTTGAGTTGGTGGCTATTGTAACATATTTACCATATAAATTGTCACCAGGAGTGAAGGCTATTCTGGGTCTAATCTCTTGAAACTCAAGACCTAAGATGTTAGTGGCTGCCTCTTGGAGCTTTACGATGTTACACAAAGCTGGTTCTTTGTCTGAATTGTAAAACCAACCAATACAATACTGAGCATATATGTTGGAAGCAGGTTGTCCTGGTTCAATAAACTCAAGCTCTGGATAAACGACATCAAACAGAAAGTTCTTGAATGTACTCACTATCACATGGCAGTTGTGCTTCTTCTTAAACTCAAGAGCGTAGGGCATCCAGGCTATTGTGTCTCCCAAGGATTTACTATCAAAGGCTATATACACGCGTTTGCCTGTATAGTCTAGGGTGTATTCATAATAGGGCTCATCGTCTTTCCATATCTTAATGGTCCACTTGGTATACCACCTCCTGTTGAGCTTCACCCAGTTGTTAACACCTATTGTGTTTCTGTAATGACACACGCCCTGCTCATCTAGATATTCCACCCTGAACTTACTCTTAGACCTACCCTTGATTTCAAGGAAGGGTTGTAACACAAAGTTGTGATCGATGGTTATGGTTTCATTAGACTGTATGGGACTATGTGTCACCTTCTGATAGATGGCAAGATGAGACAGGGCAAACTCTAACTCTTCGTTCTCAGGAACATCATACTTCTTTGGATTGTCAAGCTGTTCATACACCTGTTCCTTGAGCCTCTTTGGGTCTAGGTCAGTGATGTATTTAGTGAACATGTCTCCATATTGTGGGAGGTTGCGAGCTATGATGGGTTTACCAAATCCTATGGCTTCTCTAATCACCAGAGGATTACACTCAAACGTACTGTTAAAAAGGAAGACATCACACCCCTTCATAAAACTACCTACATCATTACGCTCTCCCCACACATGCACATTAGAAGGAACATCTTTCATTAGAGGTTCCCAGTAGTGCTGGAAGTTACCTGCTTGATTCCCTACAAAGTGGAAGTGCACATCTGGCATTTGTCTAGCTAGCTCTACAGCTTCTCCTTGATTCTTGCCAGGAGTCCATAGTCCTACATTAAGTACATGCTTTCCTGGTCCTAGGTCTAGCTTTACAGCATTCTTCTTTTCTATGGGGTATTCCACCACGTATTTAGGAGAAGGCATGTTTACAAATGTCTTCAGGTGGTGGGGAGTGCAGAACATGTAGCTGTCTGGATGGAAGCGCTTCTCAATGTCTGGCTTGAACACAATGTTATGACAGGTTTCCACCATCCTCCATGTCCTATCAGAAGCATAGAGAGCTTCCCTTAAACTCTCTGGCCAGTTGTTCCAGCCATCTTCCACCATCTCCTCTACGTGTACAATATCTATAAAGTTCTGTTGTATGATATTTATAAGTTCGTGCTTATCTTCTCCCAGGGTGTAGAAGTGTTTCACTAGCTGTTTTATCTGATCTTTCTGCACAACATAGTGATCACTGTGATTGGCATATTCCACCACATAGATGTCTACGTTTGTGTGCGCCTGCAGAGCTTGTATTCTTCTCAAGAGGAAGGCAGGCATACCACCTGTAGACAGGTGAGGAGCTACAAACAGCACTCTTAGACGGTTTATACGTTCTATCATTCTGTACATGGTGACAGCATCTTTCTCTCCGTGATAGAAAAGCAGTTGGTTCTCAGAAGCAGGGCTGGCTACAAAATGACTAGTGTGTTTCTTGTAACCAGTGAATTCTACATTGTTCACCATATCTAGTGAACCGTTTATGTATAGATAGGGCAGTCCCTTGTTCACCCTCCACTTCCACAGAAGCACATTGGCTATGGTTTCCTCGTGATAGGGAGCGTAATATTGTGGGTTCTTAAGGATGGCTGGATGGTTACACATCCACACCCATTCATCTAGAAAGTTTTCACACCACTGACCAGTTACAAAATAGCCTGTCTGTCTGTAGGTGGTTCTAAAATACTGATCCACCTTGAACAAGTAACAAGCTGGGTGTTCTAGGGTGGTGGATAGGTCATCATAAGACATTGCTCCACCCCTACCATTTAGCACCATCCAGTCATATATACCCTCTACAAAATAGGGATGGGTATTCTTAACTGGGAAATAGTCAAAGATGGTATCTATATATCTTGTAGCTACACTATCGCTATCTATATAAGCCACCGTCTTAGCATATCTAAGCGCATCTTTTACAATAGCTGGACGTTGTATAAGTATCTTATATATGTCACTGCTAGCTCTATTGATGTATTTGTCCTGCTTAGGATTGTCAACATTGCATTCCCACTTGATGGTGACAGCTCCCTTTATATCAACATCTGAATTAAGCATGTAGACAATAATGGGAATCTCACTCACCATCTTGATGCTGTCCACACAGGCTTGTACAGTGTCCTTGTAGCTTTCTGTGGCATAGAGTACATAGGCCTTTTCCCACTTGCTATCCTCCATTACGTAATATCCATACCACTGATTATCATACAGTTTTACCAAACTGGGATATCTATCCATCATCACCTGTGGTGTGAGGTCTGGCTGTAAATGGGTTTCATGTTCATTTCCATATTCTGCCCCCTCTTGAGGCATCATGTAGGGAATGGCCACAAGACACCCCATCTCTGAAAATAATATCTTGTCTATTAGACGCTTGGCATCCTCTGTAGACAGATGTTCTAGGACATCTCCCAGTATGATGAAGTCATAATCGCTTATATCAAACTCACGGATGTCTGCTATGTAGACATTGTCATATTTAGCCCTCAATCCAAACTGATCTACGTAAGGAGCCCAGATTTCTACAGCATCTATTCTATACCCATGATCTCTAAGCAGGTCAGAATATGTACCCTGTCCAGGACCTACATCTAGGATGCGTTTACTGGTGGGAACATTATCTAGAAACCACTGCTTGATTTCAGGTTTAAAATATGTGTAACTGTTTGGCATATAAGCCCAAAGGTAGAAAAAAAATTTGGTAGTTTCAAAACAATTTCTTAGATTTGTGCCTAGAGACCTACTCTGTCAAGTTATTGCTATATTATGCCCTGACCTGGGCGCTATTTTACTAAACTCCATGACGTTCCTTTTCTCTTTTCGGATGAGACGGGGAACGTTATTTTTATTTACCAATGAAATTCGTTAAAGACAACCTGATAGCCATTATTGTTTCTATTCTTCTCGTCTTAGTATTTTTACAAAGATGCGAACAGCCCATCATAGAGGCTCCCAGGATTGTTAGAGACACCGTTCTAGTTGTCAAGGAATCCTTTACAACTACCAAGCCCCAGGTGGTTAAAACAATAGCGATAGAATCACATGATACTATCATCACCCAGCAATACATCCCAGATACTAACTATGCAAAGCTTGTGTTGCAGTATCAAGAGGTTGTGAATCAACTACTTGCAAAGAACATCATGCAAGATAGTGTGGCTATAGACAGTGTGGGATATGTTAAAATCACTGACACTGTCCAGAAAAACCTTGTTATAGGTAGAAGCGTACAGAGTAAAATCTCCTACCCAATTATTAGGGAAACCATCACCCTGCCAGCAAAAAAGACCAACCAGCTGTATGTAGGGGGGGCTATCTTAGGCGATCCTGCTCCAAACGGAATAATGGCATCTGCTCTTCTGAAAACCAGGAATGAAAAACTGTTTGGAGGGTCACTAAGTATAAACACTTATGGCGATGTTCAGTATGGAATTCACTCTTATTGGAAGATAAAACTTAAGAAATGAACCTAGATAAACTAAAAGGACACATCCCAGACAGCGTAATATCTCAGATTCCTGACACTATGCAGAAGTTTGAGCTCAATACACCCTTACGACTAGCTCACTTCTTAGCTCAAACAGGGCATGAGAGTGGTGGGTTCAAAGCTACAACCGAAAACCTGAACTATGGGGCAAAAGGCCTTCTAGGTATATTTAAGAAATACTTCCCTACAGAAGCCAAGGCTAAGGAATACGAGCGTAAGCCTGAAAAGATAGCCAATTTGGTATATGGAGGAAGAATGGGCAATGGTCCTGAAGCCTCTGGTGAAGGATTTAAGTTCCGTGGAAGAGGCTACATCCAGCTTACAGGAAAGGATAACTACAAAGCATTTGATGCTGTAGTTCCTGAGGACATCCTAGCTAACCCAGACTTGGTGGCTAGCAAATATCCCCTCCTTTCTGCAGCATGGTTTTTCCATAAAAATGGATTACACAAAATAGCTGACAAGGGTGCTACAGACGCTGTAGTCACTGAGGTGACTAAGCGTGTAAATGGTGGTACAATTGGTCTGGCTGATCGTATCAAACATTTTAAAGAATACCATAATCTACTAGCATGAAAAAGTTCTTAAGCGATCTCTTCAATGATGAGAATTCCATCAACGAGAAAGCAGTGATTGGATTTGCTGCCTTTATCATGATGACAATATTTGCTGTGGCAGATATTGTTACAGGAGCTATGAACAAGCCTCTGTTGGTTAACGAGTTCATATTTGACTCTTTTAAAATACTTACTATTGCTTGCTTCGGTATAGCATCTGTAGATAAATTTATTAACAAAACAAAAGGAAACAACAATGAGCAAGAAGGAATTGAAAGTTAACGCTCTCCCCATCAGCTTTGCTGAGTTTGCAAAAGAGCCTGTAAAAGGGCTTATGTTCATCTGTCTGGTGGCTGTAGGCTACCTGTATGTAGATGGTAAGATGAACTACAATAAGCAAATTGAAATGCAGGGGAAAAAGATTGAGTCACTGGAAGCTAAAATAGACGACCTGAGCTCTAAGCTCAAAAGGTCCGACAGCCTCCTAGCTGCCTCTTTGGCTAAGTTAACCACTCTTCAAGAATTAGGACAAATCAAATGAAAAGGTTTATCATAATTTCAATCCTAGTGCTCGGATGCACAAGCGAAGCTCAGCAAACCACTAGAAATCAAGAAGTTGACACTGTTTTTCTAAAAAGTGACAGCCTTGCAAAAGAAGCGATGGTGTTACTTCCTAAGACAGATGAGCAAGTTCACACGATAGTGGAAAAAATGGATGCCCAGATGGACAATCTGAAGGCTGAGATAGCAAAAGCAAAGAACACTAAAACCATCATAAGAGACACTATTTACATTACAGAGAAGAAGAACTTCTGGGGTAAGAAAAAGACCACAGTGGACAGCTCTGGATCTGTAGTGGTAGATTCTCTTGAAAACTAAAAACCATGGCAAAATCAAAAGCACTGGGTGATTCCCGTAAAATCACCTTTGGAAAACGCAAAGGCGGAAAAGCTGCTAAGAGCAAAGGTCCTAAAGACAGAAAGACCTCTAAATACAGAGGTCAAGGTAGATAACGAAAACCCCCTGTATGGACGGTGATCATGTACAAACAATTGAAAAAGAAGCAATTACGAAGCTTACGAGATGGCTCTCTAATGCTGGCAATGTTCTTTTTGCCCTTTGGATACGACTTTCTTTTCAAGCTTATCATGCAGGCAACTGGCTCATATTGGGTGGCAGATCTTATTTTCTATGGAATCTCAGGCTGCTTTTTCTTGTCATATATCTTGCTATCCAAATATTTAAACAAATTTAGTTAGAGCTGTTTAACTAATTTAGTTAACGTAATTTGTTGATGCTCATTGTTTTTTGTTAATTTCACCATAGATTTGTAACTTATGCCAATACCCTCAAGACAGATAGGCTGGAGCACACAGGATAACCTGCTGTGGCAGATTGCTAAACAGATGGAGCAAGCTAGCTGTCAGCTCTGTACGCTCAATGATAACATTGGAATCATCACTGGTACAAGCGGTACCTCTGGCACCTCTGGAACATCGGGCATATCTGGGACAGCTGGAACATCGGGAACTTCAGGAAGTGCTGGACAACCTGGAGATAGATATCAAACTACGTCATCCAGCACATTTACATTAGGAACTGGTGGAACTATCACTATAGGTACTGGGCTAGCATATACAACAGCTCAGGACGTACTGATAGCATACGATATTAATAATCATCAGGTTTCAACGGTCACTTCATATAATCCCCTTACAGGGGTTTTGGTATTTGGTACACCTTCTCAATTGACGGGATCAGGCACTTATAGCTCTTGGGGTGTTAACCTCAATGGAGCTGCTGGTGGTAATGGTACAAACGGTACCTCTGGTACTGCTGGTACTAGTGGTACGAGCGCAACTAGCGGTACAAGTGGATCAACTGGAACCTCGGGTACCTCAGGCACTAGTGGGTCTACTGGTACTAGTGGCACTTCAGGTACCAGTGGAACTTCTGCAACACTACCAACATCAGTGAATTATGGACTTTTTGCTCAGACAGCAAACAGCACTATAATCACTAACACCACTACAGAAACCAGTTTAATTAACGGTGGTGTGGGTACACTATCTGTACCAGCTAATGGGTTCTCTGTAGGAGATAGCTTTAGAGCTGTGTTTGGTGGACTTTTAACTGCTACAAATAACCAAACTATAAGAGTTAGAGTGAAAACAGGATCTGTTATCCTACTTGACAGTGGAGCACAGAACATCACAAATATTACAAACAATGTGTTTAATTTGAATATAGATTTCACCATTAGACAACTAGGAGCTGCTGGTGTAGCATCAATTGTCACTTTAGGTGGATTCCACTACACTAAAACGGTGAATGGTGTTGTTGAGGGTTTTGCGTTTAACACAGTCAATAGTACAACATTTGATACAACAATCAGTAATACATTAGATGTCACTATTCAATGGGGTGCTGCTAGCACAGGAAACAGTATATATAGTGATATTTTCATACTGAACAAAACTTATTAAAATGCCAATACCTAGCAGACAAATAGGGTGGGGTACCACAGAGAACTTGTTGTGGCAGATTGCAAAGCAACTGGAGGGAATATCCTGCCAGCTTTGTGAGCTTAATGACAATTTCACCACTACCACTACATCCACTACGCAACCAACGTAGTTCAATAACAAACCAACAAACTACATATGAAGGATCTTAAGTATGTCTGTGTTCAACCAGACGATCAGTATTACACATGGCAAGTGCACATGTGGCTGGAAAGTTTAAAGAACAGAGGAGAGGCAGATAAAGCAGTTGTGCTCATCTTCACTCCTAAAGACAGAGAGGTGAACAAGAAATGGAAACAGGTAACAGACCTCTATCCAGAAGCTGAGTTTCACTTCTACAAAGATGAACATGATGTGAGTCAACTATTAGGGATATACATCCCAGTGCTGAGACCTTACACCCTTTGGAGACACTGGAAAGAACACCCAGAGCTCAGTGATAAGGCAATCTTCTACTGCGATTCAGACGTGCTCTTTACAGAAGCGTTTGACGTTCAAAAGTATATAGATGATGACGTGTGCTATCTATCTGATACACAGAGTTATATAGGCGCTGCTTACTTTGACAGCAAGGTAAGAGATGTGCTTCCTGATAAGCTGGAAGAATACAAAACACGAGACATCCTAGCTGAGATTGGAAGTGTAGTTGGGATTAGTCGTGAGGAAGCTGAACAAAAAGATAAAGATTCAGGTGGTGCACAATACCTTCTGAAGAACATAGATGCAGCTTTCTGGAGCAAGGTGATGAACGATTGCATCCTGATTAGAAGCTACCTTCAGAGAATAAACAAAGAGTTCTTTGAGAACGAAAACAAGGGATTCCAGAGCTGGTGCGCTGATATGTGGGCTGTGCTTTGGAACCTATGGGTGAGAGAAAAAGAGGTGAAGGTGATAGATGAAATGGGCTTTTCATGGGCCCCTGATCCCATCACCAAACTAGAAACCCACCCCATCTTTCATAACGCAGGGATAGTATCTACACAAATGGATGGATATGCCTGCTTTTACAAAGCTAAATATCACACGGGTGGAGATCCCACAAAAGATCCTCATCTAGATGTGGTGTTAAATGATGAAAAGAGTAAACCACGTTGTACATGGTATTACGCAAACGAGCTTAAAAAATTATCTAATAAATACAATCTTAATTATTAATCATGGCCACAATTGACAAACGCCCGCTCAAAGCCTATGTACGCTTTGATGGTACTGGGAGAATCGTCCCCAGCAGCCTGATCCTCAGGAGAAAGAAGCCCAAGGTGGGTAAATGGGTGGAGATTCCAGCATATGAGTGCTGTGAACCTACCACTACAACCACATCTTCAACAACGGTACCTCCTACCACTACAACCACTACTAGTAGTACAACTGCTAGATAAAACTCCTAACCTATGGCAACTAATAATAAATTAAAAGCATACGTTCGTTTCGATGGAACAGGACGTGTAATCGCTGGTAGTTTGATTCTTCAGCGCAATAAACCTAAGGTGGGTAACTGGAAAGAGATTGATGCTAATGAGTGTTGTATTCCTACAACCACCACTACCACTACAGCTCCTCCAACTACTACCACTACTAGTAGCACTACAGCAGCACCTACCACAACAACAACAACTAGTAGCACAACAACCATCTAATCATGGCAAAATCATTATTCCCTTCAGACATGCTGAAGAGTGGGACTGGTGAAATGACCCTGGAAAATATTGCAGGGAAGCTCACCTATTTCCATGAACAATTACATCTATTGCATTGGACTACAACTAGTTATGCAGAACACCAAGCTCTTGGTGGATTGTATGACTATGTACATGATTTTAAGGATGGGGTGATTGAGAAGCTCATGGGCTATATGGGCAAGCGTCCCAAAGCACCCAAGATGGAACCTCTATCAGATACAGCAAGTGCTAGTATTGTGGTGAGCGAGCTTATGAGTTTCGCCTCCAGCCTTAAGAGTTTTGCTGAGAGCAACAGCTTTCATGACATTGCAAACCTAGCTGATGCCTTAAGTGGTGAAGCTGCAAAGACCAAATATCTCCTAACTCTATCGTAATGACCGTAAGTAAGAGGTTCTTCTCTGAGGTGATGCCAGATAACGAACAAGCTTATTTTGCACACCTGGAGGGAGTGATTAACTCAGTGGATGAATTATCCACCCTCGAGATAACCAAGAACCCCCACTCATATCACTTTAGACTGGCTGCTAGCCTACCTAAATATAATGAATTACTCTTAGAGGAGATACTAAAACTGCACAACATCTTCCAAATCAAGCTCAACCTGTCTAAGTCTATTAAAGCCTCTGCAACCATTGTGTTTGAAATAAATTTGGATAATTAATTCAATTCCCCTTATATTTGTACTCTAAACCAAATACTTATAAACTATGGCAACTTACGATCCTAACAAACGTTACACCTGGACCCCTACAGACAAGTTTGAACTCAGTGGTGCTGAATTTGGCTTAATCCTAAATGCCTTCCGTGCTCTTCTTGCAACAGAAGAAGCTGGACGTGTACTCTTAGCTAGTCAAGCTAATGAAGCTGTAGAGCGTGCTCTTGCAGCAGCTGTTGAAGCTGATGTTGTTAAAGAGGCTCCAGAAACACCACAACAAGCAAATCTATAAAAATGAGAAAGACTATTAAGAAGTATCAAAGAGGTGGTGATGTTATTGATACCACTTTATTTAGGAAATATGATCCTAAAAGTGATTCTGTTTTAAACAAGAATTATCCTGGAAAAACTCCTAAGTCATTAGATCCTTCCAAAAAAACTCCTTCCAAGAAAGCAGCTCCTAAACGTCCTGCATTGGAAAGTGAAATGATCAAGGAGCTTAATAAGAAGGGAGCTATGCCTCCTTCCAAAACAAACATTGGTCGCAGAGGTATTAAGGTGGGTAGAGCTAAAGGTGGCAAGCAAATGATGAAGCGTGCTGATGGATCTGTTTCACAACGTGGTTTGTGGGATAACATCCGTGCTGCTGCAAAGCGTAACAAAGCTGCTGGTAAGCCTGGTAAAAAGCCTACAGCTGCTATGCTCAAACAAGAACGCAAGATCAAAGCTAAATCTAAGAAATAATGGGAAAGATGAAGAAAGCCCAAGCTGGCTTAAATGCTTCTAATAAACGTGTTGGACCAGTTGATCCTAAGGGTGCTTGGACAAAGGTGCAGGAAATGAACCTGCCTCCTCGTAATGTAAAAACCAAGGTGAGTCTTACAAAAGACAAGCAACAGGGTGCTACATCTATGGCCAAGGGTGGCAAGTGGATTCAAAAGGCTATCAAAAAGCCTGGAGCTCTGCGTGCTCAACTTGGTGCTAAACCTGGTAAACCAATTCCTGCTGCTAAGCTAGCTAAAGCTGCTAAGTCAAAAGGAAAGCTTGGTCAGCGTGCACGTCTTGCTCAGACTCTGAAGAAGATGCGTAAGAAGTAAAATGAACTCTATAAAGAAACTCCTCAAGAGCGCTCCTAGAATGCGCAACACGTTGCCCCAGAACATCACTAGGGGCAATGGTGTTAGGAACCCACAGAAAGCTTCTGCTTATGTAGGAAAGGGGGTTCTTAAAAATGGAGACAGTGTTACATCTATAAAAGGTTCTATCAGTCCCGTCCCAAACGGTCCCTTGATTAAAAGAAAGGGGATTGTGAGGGGCGTCTCTGTAAAGGGATCTACACTAAAAACTGGTGGTAAGGTGAAGGTGATGGCTGGTGGTGAGAAACATGTAGTTTATAAAGCTGCCAAAAATTATACTAAGGGTACAAAAGGAGACATAATGGTAAACCATCCCACTAAAGACAAGGGTAAATGGGACACCATCAACCTCACCAGAAAAGGTAAAGCCAAAACTGTTAAACAGGGAGTGGCTGCTACCAAGAAATGGCACAGAGACAATCCTAATTATAAGTACAAGGGCAAAAAGAAATAACATGGCTAGGATTAAAAAGGCTCAATTTGGTGAGCGCGTTGGTAGATCTGGAGGGAGATCTTGTGGTATTGAAAAACAAATACGCAAGGATGAACGTCAGGCTGCTAGAGAAAACCGTCAAGCTGATAGACAAGCTAGACGTGAAGAGCGTCAAGATGCTCGTAAAGCTCCTAAATGGGCTCAGCCTAAATTACGTAGTGGTGGTAGCACACCTGCTTGGCAAAGAAAGGAAGGAAAGAATCCTTCTGGTGGATTGAATGCTAAGGGTGTTGCATCGTACAGACGTGCTAATCCTGGAAGTAAGCTTAAGACAGCTGTTACCACTAAGCCCTCAAAATTAAAGGCTGGAAGCAAAGCTGCTAACAGACGTAAGAGCTTCTGTGCTCGTATGTCTGGCATGAAGAAGCGTCTTACATCAGCAAAAACTGCTAACGATCCAAACAGCAGAATCAACAAATCGTTGAGAAAATGGAATTGCTAACAATTAAAATCTAATATAACAATGGGAACAATGAAAAAATATCAAAACGGTGGTAAATCTGCCCTTGGTATGAAATCTGTAAAAGCTGGGTTTGATAAGAATCCTGGTGTAACACGTGCTGATATCATCGTAGCTGCTAAAAAAGAAGCTAAAGGTGGTGTTAAACTAAAGAAGCAAGCTGCTACAGCTATTGCTATGAAGAAAGCTGGTAAGAAACCTAAGAAAGCTCGTGGTGGTGCATCTCTTTCTCCCACAGTTTCTAGTGTATCTAAGCGCCTTGGTTCTAGCAAAAAGCTAAAAGTTGGTGGTACACTTTCTCCTAGTAAATCATCTACATCTAGACGTCTTTCTTCAGCTCATACAAGAAAAGCTATGGGCGGAGCTAAGATGATGAAATTGGGTGGTAAATGCAGAGGAGGTTGCTACTAATATGAAATCAGGTAGACCCAAAAAGGCTCCAAAGGTGCCCAATCCCAGGCCTAATTCTAATTATATGAAGGAACCTGACACAAAGCTTCGTTTAAAGAGTAAGATGTGGCCTATGAAGGTGAAACGCCTATCAAAATAGTTGTTGTTTTATAGTTGTTTGTTTAATAAGAAAGCCCCTT